ACTAATACGCCTACAACAACTGCTGAGGTGACATCCACTCCAACGGTTACTCCTACTAATACTCCTACTCAGACTGCGGAAGTTACAACTACTCCGACAGAAACTCCTACTAATACTCCTACTCAAACTGCTGAAGTAACATCAACACCAACAGTTACACCTACTAATACTCCAACTAATACATTGACTTCTACCCCAACGGGTACACCGGGAACCACACCTACTAACACGCCAACTCAGACTGCAGAAATAACATCTACTCCAACGGTTACTCCAACTAATACTCCAACTGTTACCGCTGAAGTTACTCTAACACCAACTGAAACGCCTACTAATACTCCGACAGGAACTGCTGAGGTTACATCAACTCCTACTGTAACTCCAACAAATACCCCTACAAATACTTTGACCAACACTCCTACAGGTACACCAGGAACTACACCAACAAATACACCTACAACAACTGCAGAAATTACGTCAACACCAACGGTTACTCCAACTAATACTCCAACTGTTACCGCTGAAGTTACTCTAACCCCAACTGAAACACCAACTAATACTCCAACGCAAACTGCGGAAGTAACGAGTACACCTACTGTCACACCGACTAATACTCCTACTAATACTTTGACTAATACTCCTACGAGTACGCCAGGAACTACACCAACAAATACACCTACAGTAACTGCTGAGGTAACGAGTACACCAACTGTTACGGTAACTAACACTCCTAGTGGTACGGCTCAGGTTTCTAGTACCCCTACAGTGACTCCAACAAATACTCCAACATTAACTCCGACTATTACTCCTACTGATACTCCAGGGGCAAGTGTTACACCAACACCAACAATAACTGATACTCCAACAGAAACACCGACCAACACACCAACACAAACATTAACACCATCACCAACGCCACCAGAACCTTCTTCAGGATGTACTGCAGTTATAACAACAGGTACAACTACTACATCAACACCGACACCTACTCCAACATTAACACCAACACCACAGCCAGGTACACCTGTTGGTGGTGAAGTTACATTTATAATTGATGAGGGTTATTTTGATTGTGGTGAAGTTGCAAAATTAATTAACTGTAACCCCAATGAAAAAGACCAAGAATTTTATGTAACACTTCCAATAAGTTATAGTGGGGGTACAATAACTTCAGGTACTACATTTAATGGTACTATTGATACTATTGAAAGGTGTTTAACATTTGTGGAGGAAATTGAAGGTTCATCTACCCATATATTAACCTCAGTTAATAGTGTTGATGCGGATTGTAATGATTGTCAGACACCTGACCCAACGCCAACACCTAATATAATAAGTGTTTTTGAAAAATGTGGAGAGATTGGTTGTGTTGAAAATGATATAACATTTGGTGAACTAACTAACCCAGAAGATATTGTGAATAATTGGACACGATTCTCATATTTTGCAAGTCATATATTCCCTGGTACAAATCAAGAAAGTGGGTTACAACCTAACGGAACTATAATCACTAATGACCCACAGTATTATTTCTATACGGGAGTAACTAATACAAAATATTTAGGTGTTTATAATACAAACATGGTAGAAGGACAAAATACTGGACCTGCCGGATTAGCAGCCCCATTCGGATGTACAGGATGTAATGCAGGGGGTGATAATGGTAAATTTTATTTTAACACAACGATAAATAAGTTTGTGGTTTGGTGGAATGTTGGTCAACCAGGGTGGGCTTGGACAACATTTAATCCAACAGTTAATTTAGGTCAGGCTTTGGGTAACCCAACAGCCTCACAATTATTAACCACGTCAACTAATTGGAATGTACCACTTTTAACTAGTGGAGTAGGACAAACTAAATATACTGTTTCAGGTTCTTCAAATACAGTAGTCGGGGCTATTGCCAAAATAACTAACGCTGGAGGTGTCCCTAAGATGATTGAGTGTTCACAAAACAGTGGGTTAAACAATGGATTTTATTCAACATGTGGATTTAGTAATTATACTCATGAGGTTACAGTCGGAAGTACCGCAAACGATAATGATAATATTGGAATTGTTTTATCAACTATAAAAGATGATGAAGGTTTATATGGCCCTTCAGGTTCTACACAATCATTATTATTAAACTTTAATTCACAATATGATAGAGCGACTATAACCTATAATAGTAATGATAAAACATTGGCGTTTACTGATGGTACTGACTTTTCTTCATCAGTATGGCAAGGAACATCACCTTTCTCAGGTGACTCAAATAATTTAGGAACCCCAACGTACAATTTTTATTCAAAACAAGGTGATGTAAGAGTTAAGATTATTAAAACGGGAACAACAATAACTATATTTACCACTAAAATGATGGGTGATACTAGTACTATATTACCTCAGTGTACTGATTGTGTGGAGCCTGGAGACCCTAACCCATATACTCAGTTAGTTTCTATAGACCTAAATGATGTAAATACTTGGACCGCGGCACCTGCTTACGCCACAGGTAATGAATTAATTAAATTTGCGAATAAAGGTAAGATTGGATATCATACATATTCTCAACCAAAAACCCAATTTTATGATATTATATTCTCAGGTTCACAATTAACAAATACAGATACATTATACGGAATAAATGTTAATAATCCTGGAGCTAATAACGTATCTACATTTAATGAGGTACCGGGATGTTGGGAATATATACAAGATATCACGGGATACACTGGTAGTACATATTCATTAACATTAGATACGGGTTATCCAACATGTACTCAATGTCCAACAGATAATCAACCTTTACCTTCACCAACACCACAACCTTCACCAACACCAACAGTACAGTATTCTTCATTGGGTACTTTCTTTGGTCTTCATGGGGGTGGTTCATCACAACCATGTGGAGCATTTAATGGTGGAAATGTACCATCTACAGAATATTTTACAGATGTAACCCCAGTCGCATTTTCAGGATGTCCGACAGGTAATTCTGTATATACTTATAATAGTTTTTCAGGAAATTATCAGTTAATTGGTAATGGAGCCTTTGTTTCAAGTGCGGGATGTGCATATAATGTTAGTGGAGGTGTCGTTACATCATTCTCGCCATGTACGAATGGTGATTGTGGTCCGACAAGTTGTTAAAATTTAAACTAAAATGAATAAAAAAAGAAAGATACTTATAATAAAATAACATGTTCACTTAACAATCGGAGTGATTATAATATATAAAATATGACAAATGTAACAATAAATACGGCATCAGGAACACCACCATTTAATATATGGATGGCAAATGATTGTACCCCTAATGCGACTACATTATTTGTTGATACAGTTACTGTATTTCCATATACTTTTACTGTACCTACACCGTATCAAAATGTACCATTTTGTGTTAAGTTAATTGATAGTGATAATTGTGAGGTTTGTGAATGTTTTGGTTTTGGTCCAACTCCAACACCATCAGTTACTGCTACTGTTACTCCTACAAACACTAACACTCCTACACCTACACCAACTGTTACACCGTCAGGTCCATGTCCTACTCCGACCTATTATTACGGTTCATTTACAGGAAACGGATTTACAGATAGTGCGACATATACCTTATCTACTATATTACATAACGGAAGAGCTCAATGGGTGTCACCTAATAATGGGTCTATACAATGGACGGGAAATAGATGGGAAGTAACAGGATGGAATTTGGCTACATTAATATTTTATAATCTTAACCCCACTCCTAATTCACCCGATACGGTTAATTGGAACTATCAAGGATGTTTCCGAGGATTCACATGTGCAGTATCATTTACCTCAAGTGGATGTGGTTACCCAACACCAACACCAACATCTACTGCCACAGAGACGCCGACAGTTACACCTACTATAACTGATACTCCTTCTATTACTCCAACTAATACCCCTACTATTACTCAAACTGCAACACCAACTAACACTGCAGGTGTAAGTGCAACTCCAACTCCAACTAATACTTTAACACCAACAGTAACAGCTGAGGTTACTCCTACCATAACTTCAACTATTACTGCAACACCGACTCAGACTCCTGAATCTACCCCTGGTACCACACCTACTAACACTCCTACAGTAACGGCTGAAGTTACGTCTACACCAACAGAAACACCTACTAATACTCCTACTCAAACTCCTGAATCTACTCCAGGTGTTACACCTACTAATACACCAACGGTAACTGCTGAGGTAACGTTGACACCGACTCAAACTCCTGATGTTACACCTACTAATACTCCTACAGTAACTGCTGAAATAACACGAACACCAACAGAAACACCTACAAATACACCAACAAGAACCCCTAAAGAAACTCTTACACCTACTCCGACTCCTGAGTCTACACCAAATCCTACAGATACGCCAACTAATACACCAGAGGTGACACCGACTAATACTCAAACACAAACGCCTGAAGTCACTTCAACACCTACTAATACACCTGTAGTAACCCCTACAAGTACTCAAACTCCTACACCTACTAATGCCACTATATCGACATATATTGCATGTGCAGCAGACGCTACACCTAGTACAGGTGATTTAATGGTTGCACCAACATCTTTCAATACTACAGTAACTGATGCTGATTTTGTCGAGTTTGAATTTACAATTACAAATGTTCAAAACCAAACATTTACTATTACCGAATGTTACAAAAAAATTGATTATGATGAATCACAATCAATACTCAATCCAACTATAAGTGCTATTAATAGTGACTGTAGTAATGGTACTAAATGTGAAGTAGTACATGTATTGGCTGAAGGTTGTACTGGTGGAAAAAATATAATAGTACAAATGGGAACGGCTTACGCAGCCACATTAGTGAGTGGTGATACTTTAAGTGCGGCTAGATTAGCGGGAATTGCATCAGTCGCGACTCCGATTATACAGACTCAAGGTACTAATACTTGTTATACTTTAGGTGGTAAGACTAGTGTTATAACTACTAGTCAAAATAATAATTCTACGGGTGTTGATTGGACTGATACATCAAATAGAACAGCAGTCGTGACTAATTGTTCAGACAATTATTGCGGTTGTAAAACAGGATTTACAGTTCTAAATTCTAGTAGTTCACCAATAACACTAAACGCTAAAGTTTGTGCGGGTGACACAATTCAATTAACTATTCCAGCTTCAGGTGAATTAACTGTTAATGATTGTATAAACATGAATGCTTTTTGGGTGGCAGTATTAAGTAGTGGTAGTACATCGTTTATCACTATTGGACCCGGAACTTATAACGACTGTTAATTAAAAAATAAATAAAATGGCAACACTATCAGGAAATAATTGTACAATAATAACCATCATACCGATGGAGGTTGAATGTAAAATAACAGATGCGTCCTCACCGACAGCGACAGATGGTATTGCAGAAGTTCAAATATTAGGAGGTACTGCTCCATATACTATTCAATGGAGTAATGGTGGACAAGGTACTACTATAACAAATTTATCACCTGGAACTTATTCTGCAACAGTTACAGATTATTATGGTGATTACGTTGTAACAACTTCTTGTGTCGTAGGTTCATCTACAAGTATTTTTTATCAATTTGATGAATGTGATGGAGGTCCGACCGTTTATGTTTCAGGAAGCACATATGACCCTCCATTTCCTAATTTTAAACCAATTATTAAATTTAATGAAATTTCAGGTTGTTTTGAATTTATAGGGCCTATTTCGAGTGCGGGACTACCTTACTCAGATTTAACAATATCTAATTCTTATACAACTTGTGATGCATGTAATCCGCCAACTCCAACACCATTACCACAAGGAGACCTATGTTTATTTAGTCCTCAACTTGGTGTACAATATGATTTTGAAGCAAACGGTACTGATAATAACGGAAACTTCCAATGGATTAATACAGCTAATGGTTTAGTTATGAGTTATAATGTCACTAATGGTTGGTGGGAAGTTACCCCATGGAGTAATGTGGGTACAGGTACTATGAATTTAATACAGAGTCCACCAAATACTCTACCTATTGGTAGTGATTGGGAAAACATGGGAGGTAACCCTAAGTTTACTTGGCAAGTTCAAACGGGACTTTGTGGTTCCTTACCTCTTTCATTAAACTTAAGTGTATCTCAACCTAATTGTGAAGGGGAAAACGGTAGTGTTATAATGACTGCTTCAGAAGGTGTACCACCATATCAATATAAGATAGATGGAATTACGCCGTATCAAGGTTCAGGAGTGTTTAATAATGTGGCGCCAGGTTCCTACACTGCAACAGTTCAAGATAGTGATACACCTCCAAGTACTACAAGTGTGAATTTTGTGATTGATACTGGAGAGTCAGCAACAATATATGATGTAATATTAACTAAAACTCCTACAATTACAACGGTTAATGAACCTCAAAATTCTGTTACTATAAGTTATGACTACGCAGTAACTGTTAGTCCTACTACATTACCTGCAGGAGTTGAAATTAGTCTAAATTTAAGATTTAATCATACAGAAGAAAGAAAGGCACCGATAGATAGTACTTCAGCTATCTTTACGACATTTATAGTGGGTAATGCGGATGGGTTCCCTATGACATTTACGCAAAGTGCTCAAGATGTAAATCCTGGAGAAAATTGTCAAGACATTTATATTGGGGATATTACAACATATACTAGTACGTCAAATACAATATCAATCACTCAGGGTTCTACAGTAACGGGTACTGTTACACAGGCAGTTGATTTAAATACAGTATCCCCTAATTGTTATTGTCCGACCGTTGGTATTAATCAAGTTAGCTTTAATGCTGAGAACTTAGTTCTGGCGGGAAGTAACTGTGGTACTTTAGGTAATATTAAAAGTAACACCATAACAGAATCAGTCACAAGAAGTGGATGTGGAGGTCAACCATCAGGTGAGTCACCGATATTTGTTTCACAGGGTACTACGATATGTAATATTTTCTGTAGTCAAAATTTCTTAGTTAATAGTCAGAAAACTTGTGATGGAGACCCATTACAACCTACATTTATATATGGTATTTCGAATGGTATAGAGGGAGGATATTACGCTTATTGGAGTTCATCAACAGAGACACCTAACGGACAATTTAGAATTGCAAAATTACAAACTGCGACATCAGGTCCAAATGTGGGATTATTTGGTCAAGTGATAGCTCTGTATGGTGGTCAATGTAGTTCAACTACCGGTGAATGTATACCACTATAATAAAATGAATAAAATTAATAAAATTTAATAATAAAACTATTTATAAAACATGGGATATATAATTAAAGATACAGCAGCGTTAATTAACAGTAAGTTGACTGATGCTGGAAGGAAAAAAATATCTGAAGGAGCATTTAATGTTTCTTACTTCCAAGTCGGAGACAGTGAGGTATGTTATGACTGTATACCTAGTTCTAATTTATCAACAGGTATGGTTTTGGATGCGGAATATAACGCACAAAATCTATCACCATTACCTGAGAAGAATAAAGCAAATGTTAAATATCCGTTACTAGTTACTACACAATCTACTAATACATATGGTATTCCTATTCCTGAACCTCAGATTGATAACATTTATAATACTGCAGCCACGTTAGGGTTTTTTACAGGGGAAACATCATTTTCTTTTAGTAACATTAAAGACCATAGTTTCACCGCATTTACATCAAGTGCTTATACGATAAACCCTAATTATGTAATACCGATGGGTACTTTAAATTCAGGTAATACAGTTAGTTTAAATGCGTCTATAATTAATAGTGGAGTAACAGGAACTGTTATTTCTAATCATATAATGACAGTTTACTTCTCAGATAATAGTACACAACCAATAAGTAATAACTATCCTGTATTAACATATAAAGTTATAGATATAACAGGTACAACATCAGGGAATACAGGACCAATAACAGTAAAAGTAGATAGACAATTACCCGACTTACAAAGTATGGGATATGTAGGAGATGCTAGAGTTATATTTTATCCAACAGGGATGACAGAAATATACGATACCTATACTCCTGAATTTTATTGGAATCAAGACGCAATTAACTTTGAAAGTAATTGTGATATATCTAATTTTTATGTAAAAGTGTGGAATATGAATATTCCGTGGACAGAAAATCCTGCAGGTTTATTCTCTAACACTTATCAAGGATATGAACAATTTGGTTCTACAGGATATACGGGTACAAAAGAATATTTAGGTTATAATTCAAATACGGGTCAAACTGATACTGATTCAACTTATTATTATAATTCATTTTCTGAAAAAGTTATTTTATCACCTTCGGACCAAAAATCTATAGCGATTGTACATTATACTAATCAATCAATAGATAATTTTTATGGTGAAAAATTTGCCTTAACTTATACTGATACTAATTTTGATATATCAGGACAAACAGGACCCGCAAGACGATTCAGAGTTAATGTACCAACATTGATGTGGCATAAATCTAGTGGAGGTACAATGGGACAAACCTTCTATGTTGACCCTGATGGATTTGAAAAAGAAAATTTATTTCAACCACACTATATAGAATCCAACGTTAATACGGATATGAATAATCCTGGTATTAGATATTATCATTTATGGGACACTAACCCTAATACAAATGGTTTTCCTAATAGGGTTGGTAAGGTATGGCCTGATTTTAAAATGATAACATTCGATGATGATGAGATTATAGCGTCACTAAGTTACAAGTCTAATAGAAACTGGACATTACCCGCACCTAAATTAGGATTAATTGTACCTAACACATTTAATGGTACTACGGGTAGTGATACAGGATTACTATCAGGTACCACAGAGTGTCTTTGGTTAACATATAGATTTAATCACTCAGCATTTACAGAATCTTTACACTGTAACTATTATACTCAGATATGTGGAACTGACCCTGATTGTCCACCTGACACTGCAGACGTAACTATTAGGTTTGGTAATGAGTTTCCGTTTTTAGTTAGCGATGGTAGTCAATCAGGATTCTCTGCTAATGATATTATAATTTTAGCTCAAAAAGTTGTTAATGGTGAAAAACCTGACCCTACAGAATGGTATGAAATCGATATGACAAGTCAATTAAGTGGAACATCTGTTAGTGGAAACATTACAGTTTCTGGTCTAACAGGTAGTACATTAGTACTTAATAAAACTATGTATGATGATGCAGTTTCTAATGGAGACCAATATGATTTATCAAATTATATTGACCTTCCTACAAATAATGAACCTGAACCAACTTTAAACTTTGGAGATGAATATTATTTTTATGGTAATATTTCATCAGATATACAAGCCACAATTTATGTGATGAATTATAAATGTAATTTAGGACCTACTCAATTCTTAACTTCTCAAAATCCAACATGGTCTACTGCTGATTCACCATATATTACTGAAGTTGGACTTTACGATTCTAATAAAGAACTTATGATTATATCTAAGATACAATCCCCTGAAAAAAGACAGGGTATACAACAGTATAGTATAAAGTTAGATTTTTAAAATAATCATATGTCAAAACAAGAATTAAATAACACCCCTAAGGTATTAGGGTTGGATATATCTACAAAAACAATCGGATGGGCATTGTTTGATAATAACACTCAAAAATTATTAGAGTTAACACATTTTTCACCTATTATTAAACCTAAACCTGAAGAAAAAATAGAAGAATTACTTCTTAAAGTGGATGGTTTTAAGGAGAAGATTGAAGGTTACAAAGATTTAAATATTGAAAGAGTTGTAATTGAAGAACCACTTTTAAACTCAAATAATATATGGACTGTAGGTACGTTATTGAGATATAATTCAATGATTTCAAGAGTAATATATGAAGTATTAGGTATTATACCTAATTACATATCTACATATAATTCACGTAAATTTGCATGGCCTGACTTAGTTAATGATAATGGTAAGGGTAAAAAAGTATTATTTGGAGGACTTCCTAAAACTATCGATAAAAAAGAAATAGTTTGGAAAAAAGTTGCAGATGCGGAACCACAAATTGTTTGGTTGTATACTCGAAATAATACTTTAAAGAAAGAATGTTTTGACCAGGCGGACGCTTACACATGTGTCCAAGGTTATATGAAACAACAAGGTCTTTGGTAATTTGATTTTTATTTTCTTTTAAACTATACTTAGTCCTGTATGGACAATCAAGATGATTTATTGGTAGTTGATTTGTTAGTCAACATATTTGGTAACTCCCATTTACATAATGAAATGAGGGGACAAATATCTTTTGATTGCCCTGTATGTTCACACGATATTAAAGGGTTAGATAAAGGTGATGGTAAAGGTAATTTAGAAATAAACTACTCACAACATGTTTATAAATGTTGGGCTTGTGCGGAAACTCATGGTACCCATGGACATTTAGGTAGACTTATAGATAAATATGGTACCAAAAAAGACAAACAATTCTATACTTTAGTAAGACCCGATGAGTTTGTTAGGGATAGTAGAAAGTATAAGGTACTAAAGTTACCAAAAGAATACCAAAGATTTGATGAAGTAAATCCTATATATCCTCCAAGAGCACAAGCATATAATTATTTAAAAAGAAGAGGAATTACGGATAGTATCATTAAAAAGTATGATATTGGTTTCGCAAATGGCGGAGATTATTCAGGGAGGATTATTGTTCCATCTTTTGACCAAGATGGGATACTTAACTATTTTGTTGCACGTAGTTGGAATAAATATTCTAAACTAAAATACAAAAATCCTGAAGCTCCCAAAGAACTGTTAATCTTTAACGAGAGTCGAATTAATTGGGAGGAAGATATATGGATTGTTGAAGGTGTGTTTGATAGTTTTTTTGTACCTAATTCTATTCCTCTATTAGGTAAATTTATTTCTGAAAAGTTATGGGAGACTCTTTATGATAAATCTAAAGGGAGAATAAAAATATGTTTAGACCCTGATGCTTGGGAGGATGCTAAAGGTTTATATTATAAATTAAGTGGGGGTAAATTATATGGTAAAATAGATATAATTAAACTACCCGATGGTAAAGACTTAGGTGACTTAAGAGGGGTTATACCTGATGGGTGTTATATAAAATTAGAAAAATGATAGAAAATATAGAAAAAGTATCTCAAGAGATTAGAAATATAATTGAGGATAAGAAAAAAGAATTAGAACTTTCTTTTATTGAAGAAGACCATATATACTTTATGAAAGATAGAAATGGTAAAGTAAGAAATAATTTCCCTTCAGTATCTAAAGTTTTAAAACATTTTTATGAACCATTTCCTGCTGAGGATATTGCATATAAAAAAGCTAAAGGGGATAGAGTAGAGATGGAAAGATTGTTAGATGAGTGGGCTGCGGCAGGTTCATACGCAACTAATATGGGTTCACGTACACACTTTATATTAGAGAAGAAGACTATTGATGATTATGGTGGTTATAAAGATGTGAGAGAACCTCTTTTCGAGTGTGATTTAGAGCAAGAAATGAGAAGTAATTCTATGATTAAAGGGGGTGAAAAGTTTCTTAAATTGATGAAAGAAAGAGGAGCGTATCTATTAGATACTGAGATGGTCTTAGGTCATCCCGACTTAGGTTATACTGGTCAGCCTGATAAAGTTTGGTTAATTATGAATAGAGAAAAAACAGGATTTGGTTTGGTTATAACTGATTGGAAAACAAACAAAGAAAAAAATTTTAAGACTAATCAATGGACTAAACCAATGAAAGAACCCTTTCAAGATTTACCAGATAATGCCTTAGGCCATTATAAATTACAATTACCTTTTTATGGTAGATTAATTTTAAAAATGTTGGAGGGTACAAAGTACGAAAACATTTCACTTTTAGGATGTGTTATCGTATTATTAAAAGACAATACAGAGTTTGAAGAATTCAAAGTACCTTCTTCAGTTATTAATAAAGTTATGAGTTTGAAATTATCAGATTATGGAATTTAAAGAAAGATTTCCTGATTTATTCAATAGTGAAAATATTGATGAATGGAAAAAAAAGAATATTAGAAAAGAATTTTTATCTTACGAATGGGATATGATGGTTCAAGAAGTTGCACCTGATGTTTTTGAATTTCCATTATTTAATAAAGAATTTTGTGACAACTTCGTCAAAGTTTTAAATAGTATTAATTGGGACCAAATAAATAGATGGGGAACACCCGTCTACTCAACTAATTTAAGAAAGTTTGATATTGACAAAGTTATGACTCATATCATACATGAGTATATCTTTAGCATAATTCAGAAAGAATGGAAATTAGAGGGTAAAAAATGGAAATTAGTACAACCTGATAATAATATATTTAAACTCGAAGAGGGTCAAGAAATAAGACTTCATCATGACTACGTACATATATCATTATATTGTAAATTAGACGGAGACAGTGAAGGTGGGGAGATAGTTTTTGATAAGTACGGTAAAACTATAACCCCTAAACAGGGCTATGTTTATATGTACCCTGGTCAAATTACCCATAGATATGGGATAAAAAGAATAAATAAAGGTGACAGATATTTTTTAATGTCATATTGTATAAGTGATTAGAGTATCGAATAACATATTATTAATTTTAGGTGTAACATTTTTTCTAATTGGTAGGGAAATTGGAGGAATATTTCCTTCATTTATGTTTGGTTTATGTTTTGGAATGATATATCTAAATTACAGAGAAGATAAAAAAAATAGTAATGGAAAATAAACACAGTAATTATATTCATCCTGAATTATACACTTATTTTGATAATCCTGATGAGTGGGAAAAAAGATTCCTTAAAAATGAAGTTAAATCTAAAAATTGGGAATTATATGTACAAGAAGAATTATTGAACATATATACAATACCTGTATTTACTGATGAGTTTTGTGATTTTATTATAGAAGAGGCCGAATCTTGCAATTGTTGGACTGTAGATAGACACGAAAGTTATCCCACTACAGATATGGTTTTAAACACTATAGGTTTAGGTGAAACTTATCATGCTATATTAAAAAAATATATATGGCCTTTAAGTAAAAAATTATTTAAATTGGAAGAAGAGTCATGGTTAGATATGAGAAGTGAAAACTTTATTGCTAGATATCATCCATATGCTCAGTATCATTTATCACTTCATCATGATGCAAGTCAAATAACTACTGTAATTACTTTAAACGAAGATTTTGAAGGGGGAGGTACTTATTTCCCTAATCAAAACGCAAAACTAAAAGGTAAAAAGGGGGATATGTCTATTCATCCTGGTCAAATAACACATTGGCATGGGGGGTTACCCGTTGAGGCAGGTCAAAGATATATTATAGTCTCTTTTTGTTCATTAAAACGATAACGTATGGATATAGGAAATCAAAATCAAATGAGGGTAAATCCATTAGATTTACCAAATGTAAAATGTGAAGAATGTGAAAATATTTTTTATAAAAAAGTGACAATTATAAAAAAAGTTAGTAAGTTACTAACAGGTTCAGCGACAGACGAGTTAATTCCAATGGAAACCTACATATGTACTGAATGTTCACATATAAATAAAGATTTTAATATTATTGGAGATGAAAAGTAGAGATTTTGTAATATGGATTGATGGATTCATACAGGGTAAAATTAATTTAAGTGTTGATGATATTAGACATATTAAAAATAAGATTGAAGAAGTTAATTTAGATTCAGAAGAAAAAATAATCATCAGAAGAGAAGGACCACCCACTCAACCTATTATTATTCAAGAACCTAATCAAAATGAAGAAGGATTAGATTTTCCTGGTAAACCACCTAATGTGTATATGTAACATGAAAAATGAAAAAGAAAATGATTTCTACTTTTGGGATGAAATGTGGAATATTCCTGAAGAAAAAACTAAAAAAAATAAAAATGAGAAAATTACTACAAAAAATAGCTTGGAAAACGAACAAGTGGACGACAAAGATAAGTCTATTTAATATATATTTAGGTGGAGACAATCATAAGTTCGGTTTTCAAATACTTAATATTGATAAGGGATTTATATGGTCAGGTTCACTTTTTGAAATTACTTGGTATTTCCCAACAGTTACACATGCCGGAGAACTAACAATTGATATTTTATACTTATTTGAAAAATGGGACAATTGGTGTATAGATATGACTGATAGAGTTATGTGGGGTTCAGGACTTAGTCGATGGGAGAGAATAAATAGATTTATTCATACTAAATTCAAATCAATAAGATAATGATAAAAAAAATAGTACATTTTTCTGATTTACATTTAAGATTATTTAAAGACCACGATTTATATAGACGTATTGTTCAAGATATGTTAGATAAATTTAAAGAAATAAATCCTGACCGTATTGTCTTTACAGGTGATTTAGTCCATAGTAAAAATCAAATGACACCAGAATTAATTGAAATTGTTGCGTGGGTTTTAACTGAGTGTACTAAAATTTGTAAAACTATTCTTATACCAGGTAATCATGATTTTCTAAATAATAATCTTAATCGATTGGATGCACTTACACCCATAATCGACTCTTTACAAAATAGTGAAATTGTATATTACAGAGATAGAGGAGTGTATGAGGACAAAAATATTAGTTGGTGTGTCTACTCACAATTTCAAGGAAATATACCACCTGAAATATCAACAGCTAAAGGGTATAAAATAGGTTTATTCCATGACCCAATACAAGGTTTAGTTACGGATACAGGATATGGTTTTGGGGACCACGCATATGATATAAAGAAATTTAAAGGGTTAGATGTCTTATTATGTGGTGATATACATAAAAGACAAGTTATCGATATACCTAATAAGAAAAAGGCATATATGGTTGGCTCAACCATTCAACAGAATTTTGGAGAAAGTGTAACAAAACATGGATTTGGTATTTATAGTATAAAAGAAGATACGTATGAGTTTGTCGATTTAATTAATCCTAGGCCATTCCTATCTTTTAAAATAACAGATATTGAAGATTTAGAAAAAGGACATGAACAACTCACCAATTATTAATTTTACAACAAAAGAGATAAAAGACATTAAAAGTTTTTGTAAACTAAACGAATTAGATTTTGAAGAGTTTATTAAAATATGTTTTAGTAAGGGGTATCAAATTGAAAAATACGGACTACTAACTACTGATGATGGTGAACAAATAGTTTTTGAAGAAAAAATAGTTGAAAAAATAATTGAAAAAGAAATAATTAAAGAAATACCAGTAGAAAAGATAGTCGAAAAAGAGGTACCTGTAGAAGTAATTAAAGAAGTACCTATTGAAGTTATTAGGGAGGTAGAAAAAGAAGTTATTGTCGAGGTAGAGAAGATTGTAGAAGTTGAAAAACCTAAAGAAGTTATAGTAGAGAAAGAAATTTATATTACAGACGATGAACAAGTGAAAGAACTTGGAGGTAAAATTGCCGAGTTAAAAAAAGAAAAAAAGGAAAGTGATACGAAAATATCCGATTATATGAGAACAATAGAAGAAAGTAAAAATGAGAAGAATAAATTGGAAAGAAGGGTATCTGAGTTGGAAATTCTCTTGGAGGAGAAACCCAAAGAAATCATCAAGGAGATTGAGGTGGAAAAAATAGTTAAAGAAGAAATTAAAGTTGAGGATAAAGAAAAACTTAAAAAACTACAAAAAACAATTTCTCATATGACTGATGAGATACGAAAAAAAGATGAAAAGATTTTACAAATAGAAAAAAATGTTGTAGAATTAGAAAAGATAAAAGGACCTATTAAAGGAAAATTTATGGGGTCAACAAATTTAAATGATAATTTATATAGATAATGGAATTAATAATTTGGTTAATAGCTGCGTATGGAATGAGTCAAATATTAGTATATGGCTCAATTTTTAATGGTTTAAGAGACGGTATACATAGATGGGGTGAAAACCCATTAGCTCCACTTAATTTTATGGGAGTATTTTTATCAGGACTAATATCTTGTATGATGTGTACCTCAACATGGGTTGGTTTTGTAATGAGTTTTGTGTGGTCACCATTTAACAATGTATTAGAGGTACATCAGGCGGTTTCAGTTTTTTTTGATGGAATGTTAGCGTCAGGTGGAGTATGGTTTATTAATACAATCGTGGAATGGTTTGAAGAAACTAAAGGAAATAATGGATGACGAAATAAAAGAAGTTAGGTATTATCTAATACCCGGTGATTGGAGAATGGCGTTTAAGGTTATTGCAATTCTTGTTAGTTGGTATTTTAATAAATCTTTATTATGGGTAGTTATACACTATCTATTTGGATGGATATATTTAGTATATGTAGCTTTTATGGGTGGATTTTCAAATGGGGGACTTACCGATATTATAAATTATTATTTCAGTTAGAACCATTTATTTTTCTTAAAATAATAAAACATACCGACCACAGTTATTACAGTTAATACTAAGAAAATCCAAAATCCGTGGTCACCTGTCAGTAGAGGAACATCATCAAAGTTCATTCCCCACATTCCAGTATAAAAAGATAAAGGTAAAAATATCGTAGACCAAACAGTTAACAAATTTAACTTATGGTTCATCTTTTCACTTTGGTCTTTATCAAAAGCGACATCTAAATTATCCATAAGAGATAATAGAGTATCGATATCTTTATCTTTAGGATTAGACAATTTATAAAGTAACATCTCTTTTTTAAGATGGTATAAATCCATCTCATCAAAGTTAGGTCTATTACTTTCTAAACTTATCTCTAGTTCATTTATTTTTTTCTTAAACGATTCTATTTTTTCCATATATCCATTATCCATAATAAACTTTCAAGACCGTACATTACACCAACGAACATTAATCCATAATGTGTGTAACCATTGTTGACTCCTACAGTAAAATCTTGTATAATTGAAGGTATAGTGGAGACAATAATAGATATTGAAAATAAAAGTTTAACAAATTTATTGGAAAGTATTTTTGTTAGTTGTTCTCTCATAATAATAAATACACAATAATTAAAATTATGCCGAAAAGTAAAAACAGAGGAGGGGCTAAGGCTCATCGTAAAAGAGTTCAATCAAGAAACAACAGAATTAGAGGTGTTCAGAGAAAAATGCAAGAACAATATACTGCTGAAATGACTAAACAATTAGAAGAGTATAGAAAGTCTTTGTCTGCTGAAACTGAAAATAACGAAGTGGTGAGCGGAGAACAACCACTTAACATTAAATTGTAAGTAGTATAATGGATTTGTTTAATCCACCAAAAGAATTAAATTATAGTCATATGAGTCATAAATTAGATGTTACTACATTAGAAAATCCCTATATCCAAGTGGTGTGGGAAGATACTCCTGATAATTTTACGCAAGAGAGAATTAAAAGAGTTAGGTCTTACTTTGAAAAAAAGTATAAATCTAAAAATGTTAATGTTGTAACTAAGGTTAAGACTGAGTCTGATGAGATACAATCAGTTGATGTATCTATGAACATATTAGACGAGAATTTTCAAAAAGAACTTATAAAAAAATATCTTAAGGTTCATGGGTATGAAGAAAGTTTAGATGAAATTCTAAATATAGACAATCTTGTTGAAGATAAGATAGCTTCAGAAAAGGCAGAAATAACACCTTTTAAAAAGTGGTATATTAAAAATATTGAGTTTTCTAATTTTTTATCTTTTGGTGATAATCAAGTCTTAGATTTTGAAAAAGTAAAAGGTATTACTGCAGTCGAGTCTAATCCGCCTAATTTTGGTGGTAAAACGGTTCTTACTGTTGACTTACTTTTATTTTTATTCTTTAATACTACAACAAAGACCAATAAAGCTGAAGAAATATTTAATAGATTCAGAGATAAAGACAAAGTAGTAGTAAAAGGCGAAATTCAAATTGATGGTGAAGATTATGTGATTGTTAGAGAAGTCAAAAGAAAACTAAAAAGAAATAAAATTGATTACACTGTTAGTACTAGTTTAGAGTTTTTTAAAAAATTAGCGGATGGAAGTTTACAAAACTTTACTGGAGAACAAAGACGAGAAACTGAAGATTTTATTAAGAAATCTATCGGAACTATGGATGATTTTTTAATGACAATACTCACCACATCTACTAACTTAGAAGAACTCATTGATTCGAAACCAACTGCTCGAGGACAAGTACTCTCTAGATTTTTAGGGTTAGATTCATTAAAATTAAAAGAGGATGTTGCAAAAGAAATCACATCTAATTATTCTAAAAGTATGATATCTAACATATACAATATTGAATCTTTAAAAGAGGAGATTGATATTGCAAATATGGATATTGAGCAGGAAAACAAAAACATATTAACTTATGTTGACGAACTAAATGATGTTAACTCTAGAATTGAAAAGGGACAAGATTATCGTGATGAACTAATCAAGAAAAAACATACCGGATTAGATGACGAGTTATTAAGGGTTAACCCCGATAAGTTAGAGGTTGAGATAAAAGAATATGGTTCAAAAATAGGTACCACCCTTAAAGAACTTAGTGATATTAATGTTGTCGAACCCTCAAAGTTTTATCATGAAGATGAACACGATAATATTAAAAATTTACTTTCAGATGAAAGAATTAAAATGGGTACTATGTCATCTAAGAAAGATGATATCGATGAAGAGTTAAAAACTTTTGAAGGGGGATTAGAATGTCAATATTGTGGTATAGTCTTAGCAAAATCAACTTATAACGATAATAGAAAAAAAGAATTAAAAACTTTAAAAGAAGACTTATTAGTTGTCACTAAAAATGTTGAGGATTTAGTAATTAAAGAAAAATCTTTTGTGGACCTTAAAAAAGATTTTGACCAATACGAGAGAAATAAACTCATAAAAGAAAAGTTTGAAATTCAGTTAGAAACTTTAGAGTTAAAGAAAAATGGATTATCGGATAAACTTAAAAGATTTAAAGAAGTACAATTAAAGTTAGAAGAAAATAAAAAAATAGACGAGACTATTTTAAAGGCGGATATGAGATTGGATGTATTGACTGTTGAAAGAGATGGGGTCAATACAAAAATTAGTGACTCTAAGAATAATATTAAAAATAGAGAGACTAAAATATCCGAAAATAATAATTTCATTATTCAGATAAAGGAAGAAGAACAAAGATTAAGACTTTATAAGATATATTTGGAGTTATTTGGTAAGAAAGGTATCACCAAGATGATAATGAGAAGTATGACCCCTGTAATTAACTCAGAGTTACAAAGATTATTAGTTGACTCTGCGGAGTTTAAACTTGAGGTTAGAATATCTGAAAAAGATGAGGTAGAGTTTTGGATGATAGATAATAATACAGGAATAGAAAAATTAATGAGTTCAGGTTCAGGTTACGAAAGGTCAATAGCTTCATTAGCTTTACGGGCAGTATTGAGTAAAGTTTGTTCACTACCAAAACCAAATGTGGTTGTATTTGATGAGGTTTTTGGTAAAATCTCTAATGAAAATTTAGAAATGGTTTCTGAATTTTTTCATAAAATAAAAGATTATTTCGAAAAAATATTTGTAATAACTCATAATCCTTTAGTTAGTCAGTGGGCAGATAGTATAGTAAAAATAAATAAAAGTAATAACGTATCAAAAGTAGAACAATGACAAAAATAATAGTTACAGGTGGAATGGGATTTATAGGGTCTCATTTCGTTAATAAATTAAGTGAAAGGTTACCTAATAGTGAAATAACGGTAATTGATAAAATGACATATGCTGCGAATATTAATAACGTAAAATGTGATTTTAATTTTATTGAAGAGGATATATGTAACTTAACTGAACTACCTAACTGTGACTATATAGTTCACTTTGCCGCCGAGTCTCATGTGGATAATTCTATAGAAAATGGAAGACCATTTGTTCGTACTAATGTTGAGGGTACATTTAATTTGGTTGAACTAGCTAAAAATATAAAAGGTTTAAAAAAGTTCATCCATATCTCAACTGATGAGGTTTACGGTGATATGGATTATTATGGTTCAGATTCAGTAGCTGAGGAAACATTTAATCTTATTGGTTCTTCATATTATTCAGCAACTAAAGCTGCGTCAGACTTAATTGTACAATCCGCAGGAAGAACTTTTGGTTTACCTTATGTTATTACAAGAACTTGTAATAACTTTGGAGAAAATCAACACGAAGAAAAAATGATACCTAAAATTATAAAGAATATAAAAAATGATATTCCTATTCCGGTCTATGGTGATGGTAACCAAGTCAGAGAGTGGATACATGCAGATGACAACGCTGAGGCAATAATAAATATTATGTTATCTGAAGACACTATCAATGAAGTTTTCAACATAGGTAGTAGGTATCGTATAACTAATAATCAATTGATTAATTTAGTTTCTGAAGTTGTTGGTAGAAAAGTTAAATTTGAGTATGTTGAAGATAGGTTAGGACATGATAGGAGGTACGCCTTGAATATTACAAAATATAATAGTAAGTTTGATAAGATAGACTATATTAATCTTAAAGAGTGGTTGAGTAAAATTATAACTAAAAATGAAGTGGGATAAATACTTTTTAAATATTGCAGAAAACGTAAAGTTAAAATCCAAAGACAGAAGGACTCAAATCGGCGCGGTAATAGTAGGAAAAGATAATGAAATTGTATCTACAGGTTATAATTCATTTCCAAGAGGTATTAATGATAATGTTGAAGAAAGACAAATTAGACCTGAAAAGTATTATTGGATTGAACATGCCGAGCGTAACGCAATTTATAATGCTGCACGTATTGGTGTTAGTTTAAGAGATACAACAATGTATCTAACCTGTGGAATACCATGTAGTGATTGTACTAAGGGTATCATAAGTTCAGGTATAAAAAAGATATACTGTAAAGTTCAGGATACCACAAGAAATAGAGAGCATTGGGATGAACACGCTAAAAGAAGTCTGCAAATGTTTAAAGAAAGTAATGTTGAAATAATTTTTTATGATGAGAAAGAAAAGTGATGATACGTGGCAAATTTTAAGAATTCAGGGAGAATTCACAAAAGGATTTGATACATTTAATGATTTAGGACCGTGTGTCTCAGTTTTTGGTTCTGCTCGAACTGAAAAAGACACATGGTGGTATGATGAAGCTAAGAAATTCGGTAATCTTATCGCATCTAAAGGATTCGGAATTATCACAGGAGGAGGACCTGGTATTATGGAGGCGGCTAATCAAGGAGCTAAAGAGGTTGGTGCTAATTCCGTAGGAATTGGTATTGAGTTACCTTTTGAGTCTGGAATGAATCCACACGTTACTAAAGGATTGGAATGTAGATACTTCTTTACTAGAAAGGTAATGTTTTTAAAGTATTCACAGGCATTTGTGGTCTTTCCGGGGGGTTTAGGAACATTAGATGAACTATTCGAAGCGTTAACATTGGCACAGACAGGTCATTCACCAAAGTATCCTATAGTATTAGTAGGTAAGAAATATTGGGGAGGTTTAATTGATTGGTTATATGATATGGTTAATCCTACAGGAAGAATGAGTTTAGATGATTTTGATTTATTTAGAATAGTTGATAATGCTGAGGAGGCGAGTGAGAAAGTTATTGAATTTATGGAAAAATATAGAAAAGAAAACACTAATAATTTTTAAGTTAAGTTTTTTTTATTATCTTTGTCCTCTAAACTTATAGATATGAAAAATATAGATTTAAATAAAGAGATGGCTTGGGTTACTTTCCTTCACGAGGGATGGGAAACTATATGGCATCCTGTAACTGATGTAAGCGGCAACCATCTTGAATTTGATGATGGTATTATGGACCATTGTCGTTCTCAGTTCAACCGAGAAGGGAATTGGGTAAGTTTTGGAATAGCACCAACTAGCCAAATGATTTTAAAAAATTCTGTAAGAGATAACCTTTAAAACAAAAGAGAGTAATATGAAAACAGTTAAAAATAATAGTGAAGACGTAAGAAGAGTTGATGACTCTACTGCAGAAATGTTGGTTAGTAGTGGTTCTTGGTTTTATTGTAGTAAAGAAGAATATAAGAAAAATAGAAAATCTGTTAAGGTAAAAACTAACAACAAAACCGAAACTAAAGATATTGAAAACAGAGGTTTATCAGATAAAAAACTTAGAAGAGAAAGAAAACGAGCTAAATCAAATAGAAACCTTTAAAACAAAAGAGAGATGAAAAACGTAATTTTTGACCTTGATGGAACTATTGCTCTTATTAATGATAGGAGAAAATTGTCTACAAAAGATAATGGTAAAATTGATTGGGATATTTTTTTTAACCCTGATAATATTAATTTGGACCAACCAAATGATGCGGTCATTACTATGGTTAGACTTTTTAAAGATGCAGGAAATAGGATTGTAATTCTTTCAGGTAGAAGTAAAGCCACTAAAGATGCTACTAAAGATTGGTTGAATAAGTTTGATGTACCATTTGACATTTTGAAGATGAGACCCACTTCAAAAGAATTCATGTTTATGCCCGATGACCAACTTAAGCAAATGTGGTTGGATAAACTGTTTACGGATAAGAATGATATTGTGTGTGTTTTTGACGACAGACAGAAAGTTGTGGATATGTGGAGACGAAATGGTTTAACTTGTATGCAAGTTGATAAAGGAGATTTTTAATTATGATTTGGAGAGTAAAAAGACTTTTTAGAAAAATTAAAAGGGTTTGGGATTTTATACCCATCATTTGGAAGGGTGATGACTATGATTATCAATATTCAATTGACCTTTTTAAGTATCAATTGGATAGAACTGCAGATTATATTCAAGATAGAGGATTTATCTCAGATGCGGATAATGTTGCATCACGTATTCGTACTGCGACTCGATTGATGGAAAAGGTATATGATGATGGTTATATGTCTGAGGCTTGGTCTTACAAAGGTGATGATAAAATTAAACAGGCAGTTGAAAAGTCGGATAAGGCTGAAAAGATTCTTTGGAAGTTTATAGGACATAATATTCGTAAATGGTGGGATTAATTAATTAATAAATAAAAAATATGATAAAAGAACTGACATACAAAAAAAGAGGGACGGATGACTATTATCCTCCGTTAAAGTATTATACTATGAATGATAATACAGTAATTGCGACATACCAAGGATTCAGAGGTGAAAATCCGGACTTAGACTTTATTGTAAAGTATAGAGAACCAGGGAAGAGACTCAGAACACCAAGTCATACCCATTGGATTGTAGACTTACTTGTAAAATGTGAATACAATAAAGGTTTGGTAAGAGGATTTATATACCAAATGTTAGACCAATATGATAACATTGAACCATTCAGTACTAAAGAAGAGAGAGATAATTACCAGTTAATCTTAAGTGAAAACTTAGATGAGGTTTATGACGAGTTAAATGGTCATGGTTATTACAATGTGGATACACTTACTACATTCATAGAGTTATTTATAAGATGTGAAAAACAAACCTCAGGTGCCTTTATGTTTAAAGCCTTGTTACAGTTAGTATTAGACTACTGTGACGATAAAAAAGACTTCTACCAAGTTGTCGGATACTCTAAAAGAGTTTAAAATGAATATATTAGTTACTGGAGGAGCTGGATTTGTTGGTTCTAACCTTATTAAGGAATTGACTAAGATTTACCCTAAAAGTCGAATAGTAAGTGTAGATAATTACTTCACCGGTAAAAAAAGTAATCATGTTAAAGGGGTGACTTATTTAAACACTTCAGTCAATGATTTTATAGAGTTTAATGATGAGTTTAAACCTGATATAGTTTACCATTTTGGTGAATATTCGAGAATTGTAAAATCTTTTGAGGATATAGATTATTTAATTGAAACTAATTTATATTCTACATCTAAACTTATTGAAAAATGTATTCAATGGGACTGTAAATTAATTTACTCCGCATCATCTTCTAAATTTGGTAATAAAGGTAATGATGAAAATTTATCACCTTATTCTTGGGTCAAAGCTAAAATGGTTGAACTTATTAAAAATTATGGTAAGTGGTTTAACTTGAAATATGAAATAGTCTATTTTTATAATGTATATGGACCTGGTCAAATTGAAAAAGGTGATTACGCAACTGTTATAGGTATCTTTGAAAGACAATATAGAAATGGTGAAATACTAACAGTGGTATCTCCGGGGACTCAGGAAAGAGATTTTACCCATATTGAAGACATTGTAAATGGGACTATACTAATATCCGAACAAAATCTTAATCACGAATGGTTTCTTAGGAAAGGTGACCCCAAAACAATAATTCAGATAGCTAATTTATTTGATAAAGATAAATGGGTTATGGTTGAACAAAGACGTGGAGAAAGACAGACGGCAGATATTGTGGAAAATGACACTAATAAAATTTTAGGTTGGAAACCTAAACATACGATTGAAAAATATATTAACTCATTAAAAAATTTGAAATAGGGTTTTGTGTAAATGGTTTTTTTTCTTATATTTGTAAAACAAACAAGGAAACATGGCAAATAAACACGACATCATTGAAACAACTACTATTGAAAATCGTTGGGGAGGATATACCACCAAGAAAAAAATCAAAGACATTTATTTTAAGGATTCTAATGTAATCGCCACTTCTCAAAGTAAACTTGCAAAGTCTGAACGTAACGATTGTGTTGTAAGGGCTTTCATGATGTCTTTGGATTTGCCTTACGACAAAGCACATAAATTTGTGTCGGATAAGTTTAACCGAGTTAACCGTAAAGGAACTTACACATCAGTTTACCTTAAAAATATTTTGGGAAAACAAAAGAACGGTAAAAAAATGAGATTGATGGGGTACCACCCAACAAAGACTTTTGGTGGTAGAAAAAAACTTGTTAATCCTAAATACAAGAAAGAGACGGGGTACACAGTTAAATCTTTTATGGAACAACACCCTGAAGGAAGATACTTTATGATTGTTAAAGGACACGCACTTGCACTTGTAGATGGAATTCTTTATGGGAACTCTAACGAACAATATGACGGTTTCCGCCGACCAGTTCACTACGTAATTAAATGTCAATAAGTTGATTACTAAAGACCAAATTGAAATAGGTGATATAGTTGAATGGTTAGATTCAACATATATTGTAGTAGAAATTAAAACTAATGGTTTAATTCTTAAACAAAACTTTAGTATAGGTGTTATTTTAAATAGTCCTGTTAATTTTAATGAGATAGTTAAAGTTTAGTACCAAATATTTTGTGTAAATGAAATATTATTGTATCTTTGTAGAACAATAAGGGTTTAACAATATAAAAAAGGAAAGATATGTATATTAAAGAGTATGACAACGTAATGGGTAAAGGGTTCTCAGTAGAGCAATCAGTTAATGGTAAAATGTGTAAATTCATGGTAAATGATAATGGATTTGATTCTGAAACTGAGTATGAGTACAGAGCAATCACTAAGTGTGTCGCAGGATTTCTAACAATTTCAGAGGGTAAAGGTAAACTTTCACAAATTGCCACTCGATGGGAAAAGAATCGACTACATACCCTTGAAGTAAAAAACCAATACGGTAACTATCAAACGGTATTGGCTATGAAAGCTAGTAAATTCTACATAATTGATAAAGTCATTATTGAGAATTTAACAGTTGGAGATATTCACTCTGGTTTTCCTAAGATGGCTGACTATAATCACTGGAAATCTATCGGTTCTAAAACGTGGGCTGACCCTGCTTACGGGGTGTTAGTGGACAGTTTTAAAAACATGACTCTTAAAATGGTTTAAACCATAAAAAAACCCACCGATTGGTGGGTTTTTAATTTTATAATAATATAATTTAGAAGTCCATATTATCGAATGGGTCTAATAAACTTCTTTGTTTAAATCCTACACCACCCACATAAGTCTCTCTATTTTTAATTTGACTTCTGTAAAATTCTAACATTTTTTCTGCTACCTTTCTATCATATTCTTTGTCATCAGTTTCAGGTACCATATCATCTATGTAGATAGACCCTCTAAAACGTCTTAAAGGTCCTCTGTAGTTATATATATCCATAATATCACCTTCGTCCATTTCAAATTCAAAATCATCTACAGGGTACTTAATACCAACCTCTTCTTCTTCCTCATCTTCATCTTCTAATTGTTCAGAAACTACATTATTATGGAAATCTATACCTTCTAAAGACTTAAAAAAGTCTATAAATTCTCCACGTTCATCATCCATCTTCATAATATACTCATCTGTTTCTCTATACGGTTGAAGTAAATCAGGGTTCTCACAATGAAAATCCACATGTGCTGCATAATCCTCCATTGTTACGACACCATCTTTATCTAAGTCAAAGTGTTTATAAAGTTCTTGAGGAGTTATAATACCATCATTATTTTCATCTGCGGAACCTTCATTTAAAGATTCAGTTTCATCTTCAATAACCATATCGGTCATATACTCTAACATCTTAGGACCATAAATGTCCATTAAACGATTAATAACTAATTTAGGATTTTTTCTCATATACCTTACTACATCGGCAGGTATCTCTCCACTATATTTTCCAAACACATTTTCCAACTCCGTTTCTCTTGGAGTTTTATTTATTTGAGGTTCTATAGTAAAATCTTCTCCCATAAGTTTTTTTTCTACGGCTTTTTGTATTATATTTGTAAGCTCAGTTTCGGAAACGACAAGTTTTTTCATAATAATTTGTTTTTTCTTATAAATATAAATAGAATTAAAAAAAAAGTCCAAATGGAAGAAAAGTCAAAACCTTATTTATTGTTCATCTTCGCAGAATTCACAGAAGGTTCAACAATATTACAAGACTTACCCTTACAACTAACACCGGTAAGTTCATCTAAATATTTTAAATATAATTACAATAATTCAAATGTAATTTGTAACTTTGAATCAAAATTACCGTTTAATGAGTTGAGGGAATTCATAGATAGTACAATTACACCAATTGTTGACCATTGGTATTTGATTGAACATTCTCAAAATATGGCTGTTCATCTTGAGAGTTCATTGAAATTAAATTTATTTGATTTAAACTCAAAAAATGAAGAACCTGACATTATGACAGATAAAGCTGGTGAAGAAGAGATGTATAAGGTAATGGATTACTTTTTGAGTCAGTCAATGAAACAAATTGACCCTAAAGAATTGGATGAACTATTTTTAGAAAGTGAGGAAGACTCACTTATATCTAAACTGAAATTAAAAAAGAACTCTATCATTTCAAAACCAACTTTAGATAGTTTACTTGAAAAGATAAAAGAAAATGGGATAGAAAAATTAACAAAATACGAAAAACAAATATTAGACGAATATGCGAGAAATTAAAGAAAACAACAGTATGTACACTTTAAATCAAGATGAGATTCAGATGTATCTTAAAGATTTGAGACAACTTGATGTAATGACACCTGACAGAGAAAAACAATTATCTGAGATTATGTGCTCAGATAATTGTACTGAGGAACAAAAAGAAAAGATTCATAAAGAACTTTTAGAAGGGAATCTTAGATTTGTTATCACAGTAGCCAAACAGTATCAAAACCAAGGTTTAGATATGTCTGACTTAATAGCTGAAGGTAATTTAGGTTTAATGAAGGCAATCAAAAATTTTGATTGGACAAAAAAACTAAGATTTATATCATATGCTGTATGGTGGATTAAACAATCTATCTTACAATCATTGAATGAAAATTCACGAACGATACGTTTACCAGTTAATGTTGTACAGGATTTACATAAAGCTAAGAAATTGGCTCAAAAAACCAATACAGAATTGGACGATAAATACACCACCTTACCTAAGACAACATCAGTAGATAACTATATCAATGATGAAGGTGATACCCTTATTGATTTAATTGAAAATAAAAATTCAGTACAACCTGATGAAGGGTTTAATACTGAGGGTGAACTAAAAAATAGATTATTAGGTATTATGTCAGTGCTTGATAATCGTGAAAGAATCATCGTAGAGGAGTATTACGGTTTAACGGGTACACCAAGAACACTTGAGGATATTGGTGGTGATTTTAGTCTCACAAAAGAAAGAGTTAGACAGATTAAAGAGAAGGCACTACGTAAATTACGTAACGAAAGCTCTACACTTTTTGATTATTTATAAGAGTTTTAACTATTTATAGATAGTTAAGTTTTAAAATATGTCAGTATTCAACGGAATAAAAAAACGTATATTTCCCACTATAGTGGCACTCTCGGCTTTGTCGGTGAGTGCTTCTGCTGCATTTTATTCAGTATCGGGTTTAAGTAAATTATTCGCGGGTGCGACCTTTGAAGTTATTATAATGGCAACTTCTTTAGAAGTGGCTAAATTAGTTATAGCATCTTTACTATATCAATATTGGGGTCAGTTAAATAAGTTACTAAAATTTTATTTAACATTGGCAACCATAATTTTAGTACTGATAACATCAGCAGGAATTTACGGGTTTTTATCTGCAGCTTATCAAGAGACTGCAACTAAATCGGGTATTGTTGATAAACAAGTTGAGGTTTTAGAACTTAAAAAAGAACGATTTGTCGAAAATAGAGAATATCTACTAACTGAAAAGAAAGAAATAGATAATAGTATTTCAAGTTTAAGAGATGGGTTATCTAATAATGTTATTCAATATAAGGATAGAGAAACAGGAGAAATAATTACAACAACATCATCAAGTACTAGAAGAGCATTACAAGGTCAATTAGAAAGTGCAATATCCCAAAGAGACGGAATCTCCATTAAGTTAGAAGCTACTACCGATTCTATTAATAAATTAGATATTAAAATATTAGATACTGAAAGTTCTGCTGACTTAGCTAGTGAGTTAGGTCCCTTAAAGTATTTAAGTGAATTAACTGACAAACCTATGAATAGTATAATCAATATTCTTCTATTGATTATAATTTTTGTTTTTGACCCATTAGCGATATCTTTAGTCATTGCTGCTAATTTTGCGTTTAACCAATTAAGGGGTAAAGATAAAAAAGAACTGATACAAGAAAGTGATAATGATATATCAAGAGGTGCTGGTAAAATAGAAAGAGAATTAATAAAAAGTGAACCAAAACCTCTACATGTTTCTGATGAATTATTAGATAAATTAGAAAAACATTTAAATTTAAATAATGAATCTAATGAAGAAAATCATGTAAAAAAAGGTGAAAATGAAAAAAGTATTTCAGTAACTGATGATTTATTAAAAAAAATTAATAAATTATCTGAAGTGATTGATTTGGAAAGTGACGATGAAGAACAATCAGAGAATATAGAAAAAAAAGAAAATACAGAGAAACCTAAAGTCACTCCACAACCTAATAAACGAATTCTAAAATATAGAAGGAGAGATGGAGGCCAAAATAGAGATACTGACCGACTTTAAATCTGTTGGTAATTACAAAAATAAAAAACAAATACTTCTAACTCATACTGCACGTAATATTAAAGATTATATACGTGGTCTTAAGTATAGATTAAATGGTAATTATAAAAAGTTACCTCATTATATTATTTCAAGAGAGGGAGAAATATATCAAATTATACCACCAGAAACTTACAGTAATTATATTGATATTAAGACATATAATAAGTCGGCAATTATAATATCATTAGAAAATTTAGGTTGGTTACGTAAAAACCCACTAAAGGGAGGTTATATTAACTGGATTGGTAATATTTATAAAGATAGGATATATGAAAGAAAATGGAGAGGATATTTTTTTTGGCAACCATATACTGAGATACAAATGGATTCTTTGTCAAAATTAATAAAAAAACTTTGTGTGGACTTTAATATTCCTGAGACCTTTATAGGTCATAATGTTAAAGTGGATAAGATTGAAAAATTTCACGGTATTGCTAGTTATAGTAACTATGATGCTGAAAGGACAGATTTAAATCCATCTTTCAACTTTGAAGAAATTATAAAAACAGTAGAAAATGAATAATCAATACGATGAATTAAAAAGCTTATTAGAGGCATCAAGAAATATGTTAGGTAAAAATGACTTGACAGAATCTAAAAACACTTTAATAACTAAAGGTTTAATAAAAGAACAAGAAGATGGTCCTATAGATATAGAGGCGGACTCTGAAGAAGAGATTGAGATTGAAACGACGCCCGAAGAAGATAAACAAAAATCTTATAGAGTTTCTGGTGGACTAATAACCTTACATGGAAAAACTAAACAAGATTTAGAGTTATCAACGGATGAAAAAACTTCATATCAAGAGACTATGGATGAGTTTGTAAATGAAGTATCTGATTTATCTGATTTTGGAACTTTAAATGTTTACCCTAATAATGTTGACTGGTCAGGTAAAGTTATAGACTATGATGTTGAGTTTTACTTTTCAATAGGTGAAACTAACGGAGTATACATAAATGGAGATATGATTAAACTTGATGATGGATTAGTTGAATTAATAAATAAATTAACTTCTTATTATGATAAGTTTAAGGCTAAATGGGCTAAAGTTTTATCACAAAGAAAGAAAACAAAAAATGTAGATGAAGTATAATGATGACTTCGATTTTAAACATAATAAGTAGTGTCTTTGGATTTATTAAAAAGAACCCTAAATTTTTCTTAGGTGTTCTTTTTGCGTTACTAATAGTTTTATTATTTAGACAATGTGAAAGTATTAAAACTTTAAAACATGAGATTGAAACTAAAGAGGTTGAATATAAAAATGAACAAAATAGATTCTTTAACAATATTCAAAATTTAAAAGACTCGGTTCAGTTCATTGAAGAAGACAATCTATATGTTAAGTCACTTTTGAGAGTTAAAGATGATGAGTTAAAAGTTTTAGATAGTAAATTAGAATCTGCTAGAGTAAACATACAACAGTTAGCTAATCAAATTGATGAGAACTCAGAAGTTAAAAACATTTATGTTACTGAAGTAAGTTCAGAATTGATTACTGACGATGTTATGACTCAATTAAAGAAAGATAGTGTAGGTAATCTTTCGATTGGAATTAAAGATTCTAATCAAATATATAGTTTAGAAACGGAGAGTTGGTTTAAACTGGTACCTTTTCAGGATTCATTAAAATTACAATTAATTGATAAATTTGGATTTGGTAAATCGTCATTACTAAAACATAAATTAAATTTTTCTCTAACTTTATCTCAGATTGAGATGGAAAATGGACTTACTAGAGTATTAGTTCAACCAACAGACAATCAGGGTATACCTATTCCGCCAAGTATTCTTGAAATACCATTTATGAATGGTGTTGAATTCATGGATATAAAACCAAACATTATACCAACACCACCAGTTCGTAAAAGTAGAAGAGGTTTTGGAGTTTTAATTGGCCCATCATATGGTTTATATAGTATTGACGGCTCATTTCAACCAACATGGGGTATAGGAATAAGTGTAGGTTATAAAATTTTCTAATATTTATTAGTATGGCACTGACACAAGCAGATAAAAACGACATTGAGGTAATGATTAGAAAGGAAATTAAGAGTTTTCTTGAATCTACTACTATTAATCAATTTGAAAAGAAAATAATTGATAAAATACAAGATGAGATACGTAGAGGTAAAATAACTAAAGACGTTAGTGAAATTGTGGCTAAAGTCATGAAAGAATTTTATAAAATAATGTGGACTAGAAGAAGTTTTTGGGAGCCAACACTAAAAAATGTTAAGTAATGGATAAAGTATCGACACAATTAAAAAAATCATTAGGGAAAGAGATGGCTAAATCTATGAGTGATAACTATAGTAGTCATGGTGATAGTGATTCTATTAGTGATTTTATGACCGCAACCGCGAAACTTAAAAAAGAAGTTCAAGAAGATGGGGAACAGGGATACTCACCTCAAATAGGTAAAACAGACGGATTGACAAGTGATGTATTAACTAAGATACTAACTAAAATAGCTAAAGATTTAGATGATGAAATGGAATCAACTAAAGAAGAACCAAATGAAGCCATGGGTGCGGGTTCAGCTGGTGGGTATGTTGGACCATTATTTGGTAAAGTTGAAAAGAAAAAAATTAAAGAGGAAAAACTAAAAGGGGGGTTAGCTGATGGTATGAGTATTGAATCACTTGCTGACCATCATAATGTTGAAGTTGAAAAGGTAATTGACGCTTTAGAAATAGGTGTTAATGTAGAGTTAGAACACACTACTGAAATGATGTTAGCATTTGAAATAGCTATGGACCATATCTATGAAGATTTAGATTACTATAATAAATTAGAAAAAATAGAATCTAAAGAGGCTACAACATCATCCTCCTCAGGACCATATGATGCTCCATTTGGGGGACCTAAAAGAGACCCATTAAAAATAGACACACCTAAAAGTGTTTATTCTAATTTAAGGTCAGTACAGGACAAAAACTTCCCAAAGTATGGAGGTAAAGGTGGTACATATGTTAAAATTAAAGATAAGTGTAAAAAATTCCCTTACTGTAATCAAGGTGATATAAATGCTTTAGAATTCTTTGAAAATAACATAGTAAAAGAAGCCATAAAACGAGTATCTCAAAAATATAACTTAGATAGTTCCTTTATAAAGGGGGTTATTATGGAGAAGTTAAATAAATAATTGATACTTACTATATATTTATAATAAAAATACTGATATGAAAGATATTGAAAATATGATTGAAAACCTTGTTGAAAGAGTTCTAAGCGAGGAAGTCAATAAAAAAGTTAAAGATATTACTGAATCTGTTTCGGGTGAAATCGATGAAATGGAAGAGTATTACGAAGTAGCCAAAAATCGTAAAGAAGATAGAATGGCTAAAAAAGAAGAATCAAAAGAAGGAATGGGTAAAATGCCAGAATTAAGAGACAAATTCGATGGAAGAGACTCTAAGGTTGTTGGTGTCTATTCTGATATAGATAAGCAACGTGAGGAAATGGAAGAAGAGGAAGTTGAAGAAGGAAATAAATTTAGTGGTGCGAGAGCAGAGGCTATTAAAAATGGAGAAAAAGAGTTTACTGTTGATGGTGAAACTTACCCTGTTGAAGATGAAGAAGATGAGGTTAAAAGTGAATCTAAAAAACAGACTCTTCAATTAACTGAAGATGAAATGATTGAACTTATCCAAAGAATAGTAAAAGAACAAAAAATTGAAGGTATTTCATCTGAAAAAAAATCAATGAAAACTTCTAAAAAAGATAATGAAGATTACATTAAGTCCGTAACTAAAAAAATGACAGAATATCTTAAAGACGCTGATGAAGGAAAGTATGAAGCTAACCCTACAGAGTTCCCAAAAGGTAATGGAGATAGAAAAGATGATAAGATGATGTACACTGCCTCTAAAGGGGTTGAAGAGTATATAGACCAAATAGCACGTTCAGGGGGTATGGAAAACTTAGACTACGACCAAATCAAACCTGACGAAGAATGGTTAGACCTTAACATACTTGGTTCGTCAGAAACAGGTAATAATCCTGAATGGGGCAATGCGGTTAAAACAGACACAGGAGAAAAAGTTAAAGATAGAATGGATAAAAACGTTCTTGCTAAACTTAAGAAACAGTCATATAACAAAGCACCTCAACCTGTTACAGATTTTGCTGGTAAAAAAACACATGATGAAGACATGGCAGGTATTGAAGTAGCTGAATCAAAAACTGAAAACAAAAAGAAAGAAAAAGTAAATGAGGAAATTGATAAAATGAAAAAATTAATTTCTCACAATTACAAAACTCAGTAAACAATAAAACTTTATATTTTTTTGGTCCATTCTATATTTTTAATATGAAAAGATATAGTATGGACCAATTTTTTAACTGGCTATCTAAACCTATGAAAAAGGAGGATGTAGAAATATGGAATCGCGCCAACAATATTATTCCTGAATATTGTGATTTATTTGAGGACTTTAGTTTTTCCTTATTTTTTTTAGTTAGTACCACTTATTTAGGTTTTAGTCACGGTGAGAATAATATGACTAAAATTGGTGTAAGTAATGTTGAAAAAGTAAAACACTTTCAATGGTGTTGGAATAAGACTATCAAAAATTTTAATAAAGAAAATATAGTTTTCGACTTTAATAAAAGTGATTACGACTATTTCGAATCTTTCTATATGGAAGTATTTTATGACCAACGAGATGAAAAGGTGAGGGACACTATTGAAACTTTCCTAAAGGAGTTATTCAATAGGAAAAGAGCGGTTACAAAATCTGATATGGAAATGTTTACTGATTTATATAAGACATTAGAACGTTCACTTAAAATATAATTTTTTCCTTTTCTATTTACTATGAGCAATATAAAATTAACTTTTTACTAAAATAAACTAAAATAAGATTTTTAAAAAAATGGAAACATTAGAAACAATTAAAGGACTAGTCGAAGAACTTTCAGTGGACACTACTAAGTTCTATGGTGGTAACAAATCTGCCGGTGTAAGGGCTAGAAAAAGCGCACAACAACTAAAAGCACTTTTACAAGATTTAAGAAAAGAAATTTTGGAAGAAAAAAATAAGTAAGTCTATGTTAGAGAATGTAATGACATATATCACTATTTTTACTGCGGTATTTTCAACATTATCACTATTAAGATTAGCTATTAACTTTATTAGAGCTCTCCTCTCCAATCCACCTAAAAAGTTTGAGATTGGCGGGAGAGCAATAATATATTATGGTATTTGTTTATCATATTTAATAACACTATCAATAATATCATTATGAGTACATATTATAACTTTTTAGAAAAAATACATCCGTATTTAAAGTCAGTCAGAAAACTAAAGACTCACGTTAGTTATGATTTAATATTTTCAGATAGATGGTCAATACCTAAAAACAAGGCTAAAAATATTGAAATAGTTAAGAACGGTGTGGAAGCGGGGTATATACAATTATCTTTTGTTTGTCCGATTAATCGTGATACGGTTGGTGAAGTTGAAAGTTTTATAGACGGTATTATTAAATCTAACCAAGAAAGAGAAGAGAAAGAAAAACTATTTAGGTCGAAAGTTCAAGAATTAAAAGGTATTTTTGAAAAACAAAAATTAGAAGATTTAAAAGGTTTAAAATTTGATGTTGATGAAATAACTAGTTTAATAAATTCAAATGAAGGAGATATCGAATCAGGACATACAGAAGGAGCTGAAGTTACTACAGACGGAACGACTAAAGTCGATTAAAGAAATTGAATCCTCCAAAAACTTATTCATTAAGGAAATAAAATCCTTAAAAAAAGATAGTGTGTCTAATACTATTTTTGTTGAAAAAAAATATACAATATGGGAAAGGATAAGAAAAGTTTTAGGGATGAGTTAGAAAAGTTAGCTAATATTTCTCAGTTAGTCGACAATTCAATTTTGTCAAAGGGAGATGTTAATATAATAATAGAGTTAGAATCTAAAGAATATTTAAAAATAATCAAAAATTTTGCGGATATTTATAAAAAGTCAGAAGAATTCGTAATTGAAATCTCTGATACTAAATTTACGTTCGTTTTGAAAAAGTAGTAGTCTGTCTATATAACTTCTTTTTATCAAATCCATTTTTAACTAATAAATCATACATCCATTTTCTTTGTGTTGTTGAGACATCCTTAACAAATATTGAATCATTTCTATTGTTATCTCTGAAATACTGTTCCATAGTTTCTAAAAGTCTATGAGAATCCTGAATATTTTTTAAACTGAATACTCTAAACACATCATTTATTTGTATTACCAATTTGTTATTTAAAGTCGAAATACTTTTCATTTCTTTTTTAATACAATATTTTGATATTAATTTATCAAATCCGATTCTTTTATTGGTTTGCCAATCAAATACTTTTTCTTCAACTCGATAAGGTTTTATATCTTTTATGATATAGTCTGAATCGTCAGACATAAAAATTTCTTCATTACGCCCAATCTCGTCTTCAACGAATAGTGGTATTTGAAATGAGTCTTGATTACTTAATAATGCTAGTTCATATTTAGATTCTTCCGCATTTTCGTATCTTACCTCAAAATAACAATTATTATTTTTAATAAGAGATTTAAATTTATCACGAGCACGTTTCTCTGACTGATAACCTTTGATTATCTTTTTCTTTTTCTTATTCTTAAATAATACAATTATATAATTCTGCATGAAGAACTATTATCAAATTTTAGGTGTTAATAAAGACGCTTCTCAATCGGAGATTAAAAAAGCGTATAGAAAATTAAGTAAACAATATCATCCAGATGTCAACCCTCAAGGGGAAGATAAATTCAAAGAAATTGTTGAAGCTTATGATATTTTAGGTGATGAAGGTAAAAGAAAACAGTATGACAACCCAAATCCTTTTGGTGGTGGTAATCCATTTGATGCATTCAGTCAAATGTTTAATAGACAACGTAGACCACAAAAACCTAAGGTAAAAGATAGGATAATAAAAGTTACCTTAACTCCTGAACAATCCTTTAAGGGTCTTAATAAAGAATTAACATATAAATCTAAAGAATCTTGTCAAATGTGTGCCGGAACAGGAGGTAACAAAAATGTATGTACATCATGTTCTGGAAGAGGAGTACACCAACAGAAAGTTGGTACGGGATTTTTTACTCAAATAGTTGAGACACAATGTCCAAGTTGCCAAGGTAGAGGTCAAATAGTGATTGACCCATGTATTAATTGTAATGGAGTAGGTGCAATCGATAAATTTAAAAACATTAGAGTTGATATACCTAAAGGGGTTGACACAGGAGATTTTTTAAGGGTTAATGGAAAAGGTGATTTTATAAATGGTATACAAGGAGATTTATTAGTACAAATTAATTTGATAAAAAGTAAGTATGAAAAGGTTGGTAATGATTTGGTATTTCAACTGATAATTAGTCCTATTGACATGATTACTAACCAAACACTAATAGTCTCACACCCTGACGGGGACTTACAAATTAACTTACCAAAGGAGTTAAGTACGGAAAAACCCCTTAGAATAAAATCTAAAGGGTTTGTAACTAAGAGGGGTATTGGTGATTTTTATATCAAAATTTCAGTAATAAATAAACAGATTACTGAAGATGATAAATCTAAACTTAAAGAATTATTTAAGTAACGTTCCAATAAGTTGAATTAATTTTATAGTCCCGTATATTGATGTACCCAACATGTAGAATGAAATTAATACTACAAATTTTTGACTAACATTTAAACCCTTATTACAGGTCTTACACTTTTTGTCTTTTTTTATTTCTTCTCCCTTAACTGTATACTCTTTTGACATAATATTATTTTTAATACGTCTAATTTAAGTAAAAAACATTACTTTGTAAATCAATATATAAATAATATTAGTCTTTAGTTGCCACTAAAAAGTTAATATCGGTGATTATCTTAGCTCTTGACTTTAGACCGTTAGAATATGTCACTTCAACATAATCATTATCAAGGTAATGTTTCCACACACCATGTTTTACTCCATTCTTAAACTTACCTATAACTAATAAGTTTCCACTTTTGTCATATTGTTTCCATATACCAATATGTTTACCATTTTCATTGTATGTCCCTTCTTCTAATATTATTCCTGTTTCAGATGTTTTTGTATAGACAATATTATTGTCAAAATCTCTAACATATGTTTTTTGTTCTTGAGACAGTACACTTATTGAAAATAACATAGACATAATTAATAATAAATTTCTCATAATTATTGTTATTTAGATTAGGTTTATTTTATACCACTTCAGTGATAAAATATGTTACTCATTTTAATATTTCAATAACTGTTTGGTAACAGTTTGGTAACATTTAGTTAACAATAAATATAGTTAAAATTGATAATATGTCTATAAAATCATTCATTTTAAACTCCTTTGTATATTTATAATAAAAAAATATTATGAAAAAAATTTTAGATTTTATTAAAAATGTTTACAATTTAGTTAAGAATTGGATTGTTGGAAACGGTATCGAAGGTGTAGTTGGGCTAATTGCAGGTTTATTACTATGGTCATTCGGTTATAAGATTTATGCAGGTTTCGCATTTGGTGTATTTGCAACCAGAAATTGGGAACTACTTAAATCTTGGGTAATTAAGAAGATTGGTAAATAAGAAATAAAAAACCTCACTTCGGTGGGGTTTTTTTATGGTTTACATTTGCTTTTTGAATATTTTTTACTATGTTTGTAAAAAAGAAAAATTATGTTATCATATATCGGAGGTAAAAGTAGAATAGGTAAATGGATAGTAGAGTACTATCCAACAGACATGGAGGTCTATTTAGAAACATTTGGAGGAATGTTTTGGTGTTTTTATAATATGGACTTAGATTTATATCCTAATCTTAAGAAAGTGGTTTATAATGATTTTAATCCACTAAACTATAATTTGTTTCTTTGTATTCAGAATCCAACAGAATTACTTAAAGCTGTTGAAAATATACCTTGTCAACAAAAAGGGGTTTATCCAACGCCACCAATGTATAAAGATTTATTTAATGAGTTTCAGAAAGAAATATTTGCAGACTCGTATACTACAATCAAAAAACCTAATTATGAATTGGCCGCTAAATATGCTTATGTTCTAACTCAAGTTTTTAGTGGTAGTAAACCTGAAACATCAAGTTTCATTGACCTTAAAGGGAAGTATAAATCAAAATACTTAACATTTAGAGATAAATTAAAGAATGATAAGTGGGTTAAAAAATTCTTAGCGGTCACTCACGTTGAGAATATGGATTTTGATGACGTAATTGAAAAATATGATTCACCAACAACGTATATATATTTAGACCCACCGTATTGGAAAACTGAAAATTATTATTCTAATCATGATTTTGACCGAAATGACCATGAAAGACTTGCCAACACCTTGCAAAATGTAAAAGGTAAATTTTCATTATCTTACTACGACTTTGACCTTTTACATACTTGGTTTCCTAAAACTAAATTCGCTTGGGCGGAAAAAGATTTTGCTAAAGCTGCTGCGGCATCTAAAGGTAAAAAACAAAATAAAGGTACTGAGTTATTGATTATGAATTATACTATAAAAGGTATAACATCGTTTGAAGTTAAAACAGAAAATGAAATCAATAGAGGTCAACTTTCTTTAGACCTATAATTACATACACTTCTTATACAATATAAAAAATAGAATATTTTTAATTTATAACATATTTATATGAAAACGAATAGAGATATGAAGTTTAATAAAATCATTAAAAGTATTATAGTAGAACAGGGTCGTTATGAGATTCTGAAAAAAACCTATACTCAACCTAAAAAAAAAGGTGAGAAGGTTAAGCCCGCAAAAATGTCACTTGAACAACTTAACAAAATAGTTTTAGCTGACCCAACCACTCGAAGAGACGGTGAAAATATTAAAAAGGCAGGAAAATACGTAAATTGGATTATAAAACAATTTTTACAGATTGAACCAAAAATAGAGTCTCAATATGGTTCGCCTCAATTCAAAAAAGATTTAAAGGAGAAAACTGATTTGTTTTTTGAGGATTTGTATAAAACTACTGAAGATTTAACTAAATTTGATAGATTTAAAGGCCAACTAGATAGTGAATTAAGAGATATAAACAAATTAACTATTGATACTTTATTTAATTCAGTTAAAGACTTTAGTTTAGAAAAAGCCACGACTACTAAAGCTGAAAGAAAAAAGATGGATGTACATCCAGGGGCTGAACAAGTCTATAGCGGTTCTAAATATGATGTTTATATGATTGAAGACCAAGGAGACCTTGGTAAAGAAGCCGCATGTTTCTATGGGGGACAAAATAAAGAAACACGTTGGTGTACATCAGCACCTGGTCTCTCATATTTTAACACTTACATTAAGCAAGGTCCTTTATACGTATTAATTGATAAGACTGACACCGAAGTAGGTGATGTGTCAGGATTACCAAAACATAGATATCAATTCCATTTCCCAAGTAATCAGTTTATGGATATTAATGATAGACAAATTAATCTAGTGGAATTTTTACTTGGAGAAGAGGAAGGGTTAAGAGAGTTCTTTAAACCTGAATTTATGAAGGGACTATCTAGTGCGGACGGAACAGAGGTTACGGTTGAATACCCAAGAGATGCCGCTTCAAAGTTTATTGCCTTATATGGGTTTGATAAATTCTTTGAAGATTTACCTAATAATTTAGGTAGGTTAGATTTTATTAAAGGAAGTTCAGGTAGGTATGGTCAACAAGATAATAAAGACCTTAACATAAAAATACCAGAAAGTATTGGTAGATTCAAAAATATGTACGCATTACACCTTGACGGTATATTAGATGAGTTACCTTCAAGTATATCAAACTTAGAAGACTTAATGTTTTTATCACTTCCTAATAATAAAAACCTTAAATCATTACCTAAAGAAATGGCGGAAAAGAATGGTGATGATTACAAAATGAAAAATTTAGCAGTTATAACTCTGGCAGGAACTAACCCTAATATAGAAATTCCTGAAGAGGTTCAAAAAATGATTGACGAAAAAGGTATCAAAGTTTTTAAGTAAATCATTGAAATTCTGTTATATTTCATTTAGTTTTATTTAAAATTACTATTATGTCAAACATAGATGTTGAAATATATTTCTCACAATTCAAAACTTTTTTTGTTGAAAACCCTAAAGAATTAAGAAAATTAATAGGGAGAGCTTCTGACGAAGAGTTTTTTAATGAAGTTTATCTTGAGATAAATAATAATCACGAAAGAGGTGAGGAAGTAGTATTAACACAAAAACAAATAATAGAAATAGTTCTAAAAATTAATAAATCAAAACCTAAAGACATTAATGATACTGTAGATAGTATTTTCCAAAAAACTGATTTTGGTTTGATTTGTTTGAATTGATATCTTATCCATACCCTTTATTTATTTTTCTAATTATTTATTTTGAATATATAATAAACTAATAATTTATATGATAAATGTACTGTAGAGATAATAGTTATAGTGATGGTATCGACAGATTTATAGTTATTACTGTCGCTACAGAAAATAACAAAGAATTAGACCGATTTAGAGAATCGTGTCATATTAATAATATACCCTACAAGATTATTGGTTTAGGTCAAGAATGGACAGGAGGTGAGGCTAAAGATGGGGTATTGTTACAACCTGGAGGAGCACAAAAAATAAATCTTCTTAAGAAAGAATTAGAGGATTATCCTAATTTATCTAATCACATAATTTTATTTACAGATTCATATGATGTAATAATTAATTCAACACCAAGTGAAATAGTTAGTAAATTTAGGACTATGAAATCACCCGTAGTATTTTCAGCTGAAAAAACTTGTTGGCCGAAAAAAGATTTACAAAATAAGTACCCACCATCAACTACGGAGTATAAATTTTTAAATTCAGGAGGATTTATTGGTTACGGAGACCACATAATTAAAATTGTAAATAAAATTGATGTAAGCAATGATTACGATGACCAACTATATTACACTGAAAGATACTTTGAGTCTTTAGCTGAAGATAAGAATATCATTTTAGATAATAATCAAAATATATTTCAAACCCTTAATGAATCCTTAGATGATGTTTTGGTGAAGGACGGTAAAGTTTTTAACAGAATAACAAATACGTATCCTTTAATAATTCATGGAAATGGTGGTTCGTCAATAAAAAATGTCCTAAATGATTATTACCGCAGGTTATTTGATAAAGATGTTACAACTATAAATTATTTTAAGAAGGAAGATGACTTGGAGGATTTTGAGGATAATGTTAATATAGGATTATTTCTTGATGAGGAAGTCCCTAACATTAATCAAACTTTCGACCACATTAGATTTTTAAAATACCCTAAAGATAAAATATCCCTCACAATATATTATTCTGATAACACACACAAGTATGATATTGATTTGTTTGAGAAAAAATATTCACATATTTTTAAAGAGTTTTATGTAAAATTTAATGACGATGGTAAAATAAAGTCACGAAAAGACTTTTTGATTAATTCTTATGGTCTGTCTGATTATACAGTTTTAATGGAATCAAATCACATTTTTAGAAATAATAAATCTTTAGGGTTGATTATCAAAGAGTGTGAAGGTATAATAACTCCTATGATTCATAAAGAAGGTAGTGATTGGGTTAATTTTGATTGTGAAAAGACTAAAAAGGATTCTTACAGGACTTATGAAACTAAAGGAATATGGGAGGTAAATTATCTTTACGGTATACACGTCATAAAAAATGATTTAATTCCTTACTGTGTAAATTCTTTATATATTAATTACGATAACTATACAGACCCTAATTGGGACATTATGTTGTGTGATAATTTAAAAAGTAGAGGGGAAACTCTACAAATTTCAAATACAAACTATTACGGAGGAATTATATAATTCTTCTTTTTTTATTAATTATTTTTTACTATTTTTGTGTTTATGGATAAACGTGAAAATTTACATTACAAAAAAGTTATAGACTCTTATAGTATTGATTACTTTAGAGGTTATAACCGTATTAATGATAGATTTGAAACATATTCTGTACCTAAGTATGGTCATTGGGCTCATATTGATAAAAAGAGTGTCGATGAAAAAGAGTTTAAGGATAATTACGCTAATCAACAAGTTGCAGTTGAAAGTACAAAATACATAATAGTAATTGAAGAGTTTAGTAATAAAATTTCATTAAAATTATATTCAACATTCCGAGCTCGTTCAGTAGGTGCAAAGTTTTTTAGAGTTAGAAAGGAATTATTATTTGTTACATACAATTTAAAGTTTAATAATTTTTATACTGGTATTGTAAACAAAAAAAATAAAAAATTAATTAATAAGAGAGTTCGCGTTAATGATTTTTATAATCATCCTTTTAGTCGTATTGGTTTAGAAATAAGAAAAGTACTAAGAGACAGTTCACTAAAAAATGGTGGTAATATAGATGTTATACCTAATATGACAAAGATAAATGATTTATCGGATAACATCATGAATATATTTTTAAACGCTATAATGGAAAAATGTGAAGTTAAATGTGATATTAGGAGTAAAGACCACGAGGAAAGGTTTTTTCAACTATTTTTAGAATGTAATAAATTTAAGTATCCTAATAATTACAAAGAATACTCAAAATTACGTATACCTAAAAAACTACTTAAAAAACAAATTAATTTAGTTTCATCATTTATGTCTACTAATTCTTTATATGGAAAAAAAGTACGAAAGTTTTTAAATAGTGGTGATAATATAGATTTTAATAAGTTAGTTAATCTCTATCGGTTGTTAGGAGTAGATTATTTTAACCTCTTAAATGATAGTGTATTTTCAAAAAACGATTTACAATACTATGATTCTTTTAAAGTTAACGAATTAGATTTTAGTTTAAATTTATCAAACACAATGAAAACGAGGATAGTGAACGTGATAAATCAAGGACTTAGACTTAATTTACTTACAGACCATTTAAGGATGGTTAGTGACTTGAGAGAAAAACATAATTATATATTTAAATGTCATTTTAAAAATATAGATGAATTTAGTAATGAACATTATGATTTATCAGAGTTATTACAGTCTTATAATACAGGGGTAATTAACAGAAATTATGGTGATGAGGTTAATTCATGTATCGAAAATACGATAAGTGATTTAGTTGGTATTGAGTATTATCCAAAAGTATTAACTAATACTAAAGAGTATAATGAAGAATCACAAATTCAAAAAAATTGTGTAAGAACTTACTCCGAAAAATCAAATAATATTATAATATCACTTAGATGTGGTAATATTAATAGTAATAATCGTGCAACTATTGAATATCGTTTTACTAAAAACAATATAGAAAGAGTACAATCTTTAGGAGGTAAAAACCATCAATTAAGTAATATGTGGAAAGTACCTTTAGATATTTTAGATGAGAGAGTTAAAACCTTATATAAAAATAAAATATTAAATCCTCCTCATTTGTTTAAAGAATACAAAAGTGGTTTAGTAATTGAAAGACGCGCAGTATTAGATGGTGATTATGTAGTATGGGATAACATCGATGATTTACAAGAAAATGAAATTATGGATTTACCATTTTAACTTATTGACATAATAAAAATATTATACTATGTTTACTACAAAATAAATTCTATAATTAAATACTAAAAAAAAATGTCAAAATTAAGAAGAAGAGTAATATACACAGATATTAGATGGGAAGAAACAGAACCACTAACTGAAGAGCAAATTAAAAAATGGAAATCAGACGATGAAGAACTCCAAGAGGAAGTTATGGATGAGGTAGAGTTTGATTTAGTTAACGATAAGGCCTTAGAAGATTCTGATTGGCCCGAATTAATAGAAGAATAAAAATAAAGATATGGCAAATAATTTAAAAAGTTTCGTTAAAGTTAATGCTAACGAAAAAACGGTAAAATTTATTGATTCTTTAATCGATAAAATTAATGATAATGACAATGATAGTTCTATAACTGCATTCGCAAAGGCATTCTACAACAATGTAGAGTTAGGTGAAAGTGGAGGTGTGATGAATTCGTGGTCGTTGGATAATCTTGGTTCTAAATGGACCACTTTGTACGATGTTCAAGATGAGGCTGAGTTCTCAATAGAATCTGCTTGGTATCCACCAAAAGAATTTTTTATACATCTATATAACTTATGTGTAGAATTAGATGAAAATGTTGAAATTGAAGTTACTTACGAAGATGAAACATATAGTCCAATTGGTGCGATTTTAATTAAGAAAGATAATGAAGGAACTCCTTGTATGTGGGTCGAAGAAGATGATGATATTGAGAATCCACTTGAGGATATGGATTGGGACGATGAGGAATATGATACAAAATCTGAGGAGTTTTATGATAGTATTTATGAGAATCAACAATCACTATTGGCGTTATGTCATGAATTAGTATTAACAGATGGGGAACCAATATTAGAAAAAGAAGAAGTAGAATAATATGAAAATTAAATTAGAATATATTTGGTTAGATGGGTATAAACCCGAACCAAATCTTAGAAGTAAAGTAAAGGTTGTAGATGCACCTACCCATGAAGTTAAGGGTAAAACATTACACGGAATAACATTAAAAGATTGTCCTCAATGGGGATTTGATGGTTCATCAACTAAACAGGCTGAAGGTAATTTTTCTGATTGTATCTTAAATCCTGTTAGGTTATATCCTAATCCACTTAACAAAGGTATATTAGATTCATACCTTGTTTTTTGTGAAGTTATGAATCCTGATGGTACTCCACATGAGTCTAATACTCGTAATTTATTAGGTAAGGAAGATGATAAAGACTTATGGTTTGGTTTCGAACAAGAATATACCATCATGAAAGACAGTAAACCTATCGGATTCCCAAAAGATGGATTCCCTGAACCTCAAGGTAAGTATTACTGTGGTGTTGGTAATGGTCAAGTAAACGGTAGATTATTCGTTGAACAACATATGGAAAATTGTATTATGGCAGGTATTGAAGTTACAGGTACTAATGCTGAAGTAATGTTAGGTCAATGGGAATACCAAGTATTAGGTAAAGGTAAACTAAAATCAGGTGATGACCTTTGGGTATCGAGATATATTTTAAATCAAATGTCAGAGGATTATGGTTTTAAAATAGAATACCACCCTAAACCTGTAACTGGTGATTGGAATGGTTCAGGATTACATTGTAACTTTTCTAATATTAAAATGAGAGAAGAAGGGGGTAAAGAATATTTTGATGCAATATTTAAAACATTTGAGTCAAGACATATTGAACACATAAAATGTTATGGTTCTTCAAATGACATGAGGTTAACTGGTGACCACGAAACTCAATCAATTCATAAATTTAGTTGGGGAGTATCGGACAGAGGAGCATCAATTAGAGTTCCAATATCCACAGAAAAAGAATGGAAGGGATATGTTGAAGACAGGAGACCTGCTTCTAACGCAGACCCCTATAAAATCATTAACATTATTAATGAATCTATAAATAACGCAGAAGAACTATACAAAACATTACACAATATGTATAGCGATGTAAAAGTAAGTGATGAAGTCAAAGAAATGGTTTTGACTGAACCATTAGAAAGAGATACTGAATAATGGAAAAAAAAGATAATATAGTTGATAAGGATAGATACCAACTACCTAATGAAATATTAACTTATGTTAGTAAAATTATGGGTGGTACAGGTAATCATTCCTTACCAACTGTTATCGAAACAGAGTTTTATACTAAAGATGCTTTAGATAGAATTTTAGAGAAAAATAAAATAGTATCATCGTATAAAACTTATGATGGTGATAATATAACCTTAATAGATGGTCTTATACGATTTTCGGACAGTATTAGTTTTTTATATTTTATAAAAAGAAAAGATGAAAATACTTATAAGTTTTACACCATATGTAAAGAAGAATCTTCTAATGGTATGATATTCTTCTTGAATAGTTATAAAAAATTTAAAACAATTTAAAAAATGAAAATATTAAATTCTCAAGAACTACAAGAAAAAATTGACAGCGGAGAAAAATTCATTGTAGATATGTATGCCGATTGGTGTGGTCCTTGTCGAATGTTATCAAAAGTGATTGATAATGTTGATAAAAAATTAACAGAGGAAAATCATTCAGTCAATATCTACAAATTCAATATTGAATCAGATAAAGATATGTCTGTTAAATTAGGTGTACGTTCAATACCCGTTCTATTAGCGTTTAACGAAGGTAAAAATGTCCAAACTAAAATAGGATTAGTACAAGAAAACGTGATAGTAGAAATGGCTAATTCCATACTTTAAATTTTACAATGAAAAAAGTAGTATTATATACGATGAAAGGTTGTCCTCACTGTGATGAGATGAAACAAAAATTAATTGAGTCTAAAATAAGATTCACTCAAAGAGATATTCATAAATTTGAAAAAGAATATGATTTGTTTGTCGAGGCAACCGGTAGTGAGTATATACCTGCATTCATGTTGTTAAACATTGGAAAAAATAATAAGACATCAGACGTAAAATTAATGGTACCTGATGATGACTTTGATGATTTAGATGAAGCTTTGTATAAGGTGAGAAGATATTTAGACTAATATCATCTCACCTACTTTATCTTTTATTTTCCATATATTCTCATTACTTATGATTTCTTCTTCAAAATCATAATTCTCTAAATCCCATCTTGATATAATTTTATTAGGTTCAAATGTAAATAAATCTAATATTAGTGATTCCAACCATTCTGTACTAGTTATTAAACTTTTAGAAGTTATCTTAAGACTTAGGTTTTCCCAGTTGATGGATTCAAAATCTGAATCTGTAAAAAATTCAATATTTATATCCTTACACAAATTTCTTTCAAAAATATTATATATTATATAGTTGAAGTAAGAGTCAAATAACTTACTAGATTTTAGATGTTTACCATATTTTTCAGAAGAATAAAAACTTTCAGATAGATTATTAAGGTTTACAATTTTATAGTCATCAAAATTACTTATGATATTATTTAAATTCTGAGAATTATATTTTTTATTTATAAGTAGAGTATTTAAATCTGTACACGCGGTCAATCTATAATCTAAACCATTTAACGTGTCGTTATAAGTTATTTTATTTAAGTTATTGATAAAGTCATCTTTAATATAAGTTTTATTAATATAAATTGGGTCTTCTTTGATAACCTGACTATATTCTATCAAATCAACAACATTAAATGTAATTGATTTATTAAATAATTTTTGATAGTACGAATTAAATAGTTTGGAAAAGTTTAAAGGGGTACTATGTGTTGTGATGCCTTTAACCACTACAAAATTTCCATTGTTTATTACTTGTATATTTGTTTTATGATTTTTTGTTTCTTTATTTATTTCAGTAATTATTTTATTAGCTAATAAATTAGTTAACTTTTTACCGTTAGAATAAGTTTCTATAATTTGATTCGACATATTAAATGACTTTTAAATATTTATTGATTGAATGATAAAAAAAATTACTCAAAGGATAAATACAAATCAGTATTTAAATTAGATATAAACTTCTTTACGAGTATTTATAATATAAGATAAAACCTTTTAAATTCATACATGGCTAAAGACGTAAGAATAGTACCACAACCCACAGGAACTACACTTCCTTATATTTTATTTGAAAATGCAAATGGTGATGTTATGTCACTTAATGTTAGTGATGATGGTCGCATAGTATTTTCAGGTGCCACTCATGGTAATAATTTAGTAACCATAGATAGTGACCGTGTTAATATTAAAGGCTCAATACATATGGGTAATGACATGGGATTCAACGGGGTTATGACTATTACCGATACTGGAGGGTGGAAAGGTAGTACAGTCGGATTAAAAGGTAATAAAGGTACTGTAGGACCAACAGGTCCAAAAGGACATCAAGGACCAACAGGCCCCGCAGGTGCAAGAGGGACAACCGTTAAAGGTGAAAGTGGTGATAAAGGAAGAAAAGGTCTTAAAGGTCTTAAAGGGCTTAAAGGTAATATTGGTACCAGTAGAATATTTTATAATGATGGAGATAAAGGGTTAAAAGGAAAACAAGGACCACAATCAACTGATAAAGGAGATAAAGGACTTAAAGGTCTTAGAGGTGTTAAAGGCGAAATAGGTCAATTAGGTCCAATAGGTATACAAGGACCACAAGGCCCTGTGGGTTTAAAAGGAATTAACTCAGATAAAGGTATAGTTGGTGATAAAGGGGATAAAGGATTAAAAGGTCTAAAAGGTTTAAAAGGGTTAAAGGGTCCTGTCGGATTAAAAGGTAAAAAAGGTATTTTGGGACCACAAGGTCCTATTTCTCAAGCCGGTAATGTTGCGGATAAAGGAACAAAAGGTCCAAAAGGGCCACAAGGTCAAAAGGGACCAAAAGGAATTCAAGGACCACAAGGTACAAAAGGGTTAACCGCAAACACAGGAGGTCAAGGACCAATAGGGCCTAAAGGGCCAACAGGGAGTAAAGGTATTAAAGGACTTCGTGGTAACAAAGGGGTTAAGGGACTTAAAGGACTTAAGGGGCTTAAAGGTCGTAAAGGTCTTATTGCGGTAACTGGTGATAATGGTCAACAAGGCCCAATCGGTCAACAAGGTCCCATTGGTTTTAAAGGTGATAAAGGACTTAAAGGTTTAGAAGGACCAAAAGGACCAAAAGGTATCAAAGGTCCTCAAGCCGAAACAACCGTTCAAGGACCACAAGGTTCACAAGGACTACAAGGAAATACTTCTACCGATAAAGGTATCAAAGGTCAGAAGGGATTAAAAGGTAATAAAGGTATAAAAGGATTAAAACCTAATAGTGGTGAAAGAGGGAATATAGGAGAAACAGGACCTAATGGGCCTCAAGGTATTCAAGGTCCGAAAGGAGATGATAAAGGTCAAAAAGGTTTTAAAGGTATAAAAGGTAAAAAAGGAGTTAAAGGAGCCATAGGTCCACAAGGTGAAATTGGTAATCAAGGTAATATTGCTACCACTGGTGATAAAGGTCTTAAAGGATTATTCGGTCCAACAGCATTTAAAGGATTAAAAGGGTTAAAAGGTAATAAAGGATTAAAAGGTCCAAAAAATATTCAAGGACCACAAGGACCTGTCGGGTTGGATGCGGATAGAGGTTCGATAGGTAATCAAGGACTTCAATCGACCGATAAAGGATTAAAAGGTCCAAAAGGTCCAAAAGGAATTAAAGGATTAAAAGGTTTAAAACCTGGAAGAGGACCCCAACCTAGTGTAGGGTCGAGGGGAGTTCAAGGACCACAAGGACCACAAGGACCGCAAGGGCCTACATCAGCAGATAAAGGATTTAAGGGACTTAAGGGACTTAAAGGTATTACAGGTGTAAGAGGAGAACAAGGTATAGGTGGACAAAGAGGAACTCAAGGGACACAAGGACCAACAGGAAATAGAGGTAATACAGGTACTAGCTCAGATAAAGGAAATAGAGGTCCCCAAAGTACTGAAAAAGGATTAAAAGGACCTGACGGAGGTAGAGGACCTCAATCGACCGATAAAGGACAAAAGGGACCTCAAGGAAGTAGAGGGGCAAAGGCCTCAACAGGTGACCAAGGACCAACCAGTACTGATAGAGGGAATCAGGGTGAAACCGGTCCTAATGGGCCAAATTCAACTGATAAGGGACAAAAAGGACCTAGAGGAGGAATAGGTACTCAAGGACCTAAAGGTTATAAAGGACCACAAGGACCTGCTAACAATGACAGAGGCCCGGTAGGTGATAAAGGTTTTAAAGGACCAAAAGGAAATAGAGGTGCTATCGGTGGACAAGGTTCAGTGGGTAACACTTCTACCGTTAAGGGTTCTATAGGTCCCTCTAATACTACAAAAGGTCTTAAAGGAATTAAAGGTAGAAAGGGTAGTGAAGGTCCAAGAGGACCAGAAGGCCCTCAAGGACCAAGAGGTACAGCATCTACAGTTAAAGGATATAAAGGACCTAGTAATAGTGTTAAAGGTATTAAAGGGTTAAAAGGTTTAAAAGGTTTAAAGGGCCCAAGAGGACCACAAGGTCCAAGAGGACCACAAGGTAGTACATCTACAGTTAAAGGTTCTATAGGAAATCCTAATAACTTGCAGGGTTTAAAAGGTTCAAAAGGTTTAAAAGGTCTAAAAGGTAGTACAGGACCAAGAGGTCCACAAGGGGCGAGAGGTAATGTGTCGACAGTTAAAGGATATAAAGGTTTAGCCAATAATACAAAAGGAAATACAGGAGAAACGGGACCTCAAGGTTTAAAAGGTCGACAAGGTAGTCAAGGACCACAAGGTCCAAGAGGAACGGCTTCTACTGTTAAAGGACCAAAAGGATTGACAAATACAACTAAAGGTCCAAAAGGTCTTAAAGGGTTAAAAGGACTTAAAGGAACCAAAGGTCGAAAAGGAGACAAAGGGTTAATAGGTAATCAGTCCACAGTCAAAGGATATAAAGGACCTAATAATACTACAAAAGGACCTAAAGGACCTAAAGGGTTAAAAGGGTTAAAAGGAAATTTTGGACCTGCAGGATTTAAAGGATTTAAAGGTCCACAATCAACAGTCAAAGGTGCTATAGGTGAACAAGGAGTTAAAGGACTAAAAGGAATAAAAGGATATAAAGGACCTGACGGAGGTAGAGGACCTCAAGGAAATAAAGGTGTAAAAGGTCCTGTTGGAAGACCTGGACCTACCGGACCAACAAATACAACTAAAGGTTTAAAAGGACCAACAGGCCCAAATGGACCTCAAGGACCGAGAGGAGGAATAGGACCACAAGGTATTAAAGGTCAGAGAGCCCAACAAGGACCATTAGGAGATGTTGGTGATGAGTATGGTCCAAAAGGTCGTAAAGGTGCTATAGGACCTACCAATACAGATAAAGGTCCAAAAGGACCTATCGGTCGTGATAATCTAACTAAAGGTGCGAAAGGACCTAAAGGTGATATAGGTCCTGTCCTCGTAAAAAATGGACCTGGTGACCAAGGACCAACAGGTCCAAGAGGAAATAAAGGACCCAAAGGTCCGATAGGTAGAACGGGACCAACAGGACCTATAGGGGGTACAGGACCACAAGGTCCACAAGGTCCAAGAGGGGCTCAAGGGGTACAAGGACCTCAAGGACCTGCTTCAGATAAGAGAGTTAAAAATAATATTAAGTCTTTAAAGGGTAATTTATCTAAATTAAAAAATATTAGAGGTGTTAAATTTACATGGAAGGGTGGAATAAATCACAGATTTAATATAAAAGGAAATGATATCGGTTTTATCGCTCAAGAAATTGATAAAGTTATACCTGACGTGGTATTTACTGGTGAAGACGGATTCTTAAAATTAGAATACGGTAAGTTAGTTGCTATTGGGATTGGTTCAATACAAGAGCAACATACACGTATAACTCAACTTAAGGAGAGAATTAACATATTGAAATCAAAAGTTTTAAATGGGTAGAGATATTAACATAAATCCAACAGGTGGTACAATTCATTTTTCAGGTCAATCAAATACTAAGATTGATGTGAAATATACTAGCGGTGAATTAAATTTTAATACTCACTTAGGTAACGACTTTAAAATAACGAATCATTTAGAACTTGATAGTTTAAAATTTATGGCTGAAACCTCAGTTGTAAAAAATAATAGTGATGAATTAATTGACGACCGTGGTAACTGGAAAGGGCATGCAATGAATATGGGAGGGCCAACAGGACCAACAGGGCCACAAGGACCTGTAGGGGCAAAAGGTGATGAACCATCTGCAGGTCAAAGAGGTGCAAAAGGTGAAAAAGGTATTAAAGGACAGACTTCATTAGAACAAGGACCTACGGGTGACGTTGGACCAAAAGGTCTTAAAGGTATTAAAGGTGAGAAAGCCTCCCAAGGACCACAAGGACCTGCAGGGGTAAAAGGTTTAATTGGACCACAAGGTTCTGAAGGACCAGCTGGACCTGCCGCGATTAAAGGGGATATTGGGACACAAGGACCTAAAGGGTTAAAAGGTTTACAAGGTATTAAAGGTTCAATAGGTAATTCAATTAAAGGTCCTATAGGTGCAGATGCAGATAAAGGTAATACAGGACCTACCGGTAATAATAAAGGAGATATTGGACCTAAAGGTATTGTTGGGGATAAAGGTCCACAAGGACCAATTGGTCTTACAGCAAATTTAGATGTTTATGTTTTCTATGATGCAACATCAATGCCAAGTGATAAGGCTAAAGAGGCTTCTCAAAGTGTTAGAGATTGGTTCCAAACGGTAAACGGTAATGGTGACATTAACAAATTATACGAGGGTGTAATCGGTAAAAACAATGTTAATGGTGAAAACTGGTTATGGTGGGCATCTTATCCATATCTTGGTTCACTTAGTGGTGGTACGTTGAGTAACGGAACACAGTTGAGTGAATTTAATAGTGCGGTACCTAACGCCACTTATGATTCCGATTATTGTAAATCTAATTCGGGTGGTAATTGTGTACCAAGAAATTCACAATTTAATGATGGTCTAACCACATATAGAAGAATTAACAGAGGTCTTAATTTAGATACTGGTGCTGTAGAAAATATTTCTCAAGGGGTTCCTTTTGACCATAGTAATTTAAATAATACAGAAACATCGGGACAGGGTTCATTCGGTGGTGATAATACTAATTATTTAGTTATCATAGTCGCCGATGAGTCAGATGGTATTGTTGGTTTATATCATGGACAGTTAGGTGGGACACCAACCAACGCTACTAAGAGTGATTTATATAATAAACCATTTGAACTGAATGGTGATTATTGGAATAATAGTGCCGGTACTGAATATACTAATAGATATTTACACGACTACTGTGCATATATACAAGTTTATGAAGACATTATATCTAATAGACAAGGAAATGCAAGAGGTTTAATATATCCTGTAGTAAATCCACTTAGAGGTACCGCCACATATGCATTTGTTCAACATGCGGTTGGTGCTGTTGAAGGTGAAACCATTACTACTCAAGAATTTTTAAATAGTTACGGAGACCAAATGGATTCAGTTGGTCCTGAAAATTTAAATTTAACTGCATTAACACATACTAATGTATATTCAGCTTTAGCTTCTGAAAATTGTTATACGAGTTTAAATGTAGATTTTAAAAATGGGGCGGGGTTAAAACACTTTGGTTTTGGAGTTGACCCAACCGTAGATAATTTTACTGAAGAGGTGGTAACAAATGCGTTAACATCATTTTTACGTCAACAAGGTGATACAGGTGACCAAGGTAATAAAGGTATTACAGGTGATGATAAAGGAACAAAAGGTCTTAAAGGTATAAAGGGACTAAAAGGTATTAAAGGACAAAGAGGTCCTAATACGGATTCAGGTTTAAAAGGTGCGATAGGTGACCAAGGACCTGTTGGTATTGACGGTCCAATAGGTAACTTAAAAGGACCCAAAGGTGAAGTAGGTGTTGTTGGGCCAAAAGGTTTAAAAGGTCCTGATGGTAGTATAGGTGATTCACCAAAAGGTGCTGTTGGGTTAACAGGTGACCAAGGACCTACAGGTGGTAGAGGTGAAACATCGACAGATAAGGGTCAAAAAGGTATTAAAGGACAAAGAGGTGTTAAGGGATTAAAAGGATTAAAAGGTATCAAAGGGTTAATAGCAGTTCAAGGGGATGTAGGACCAACAGGACCTCAATCAGATAAAGGAATTGTTGGTGATAAAGGTAATAAAGGGCTTAAAGGTTTAAAAGGATATAAAGGTATCAAAGGAATTAAAGGTCCTATTGGTATAATTGCCGACCAAGGAGATACAGGACCCGTTTCTCAAAACGGTGAAGGTGCAGACAAAGGATTCAAAGGACTTAAAGGTATAAAAGGATTAAAAGGTAAGAAGGGTATTGAAGGACCTAAAGGACCTACAGGTACATCTTCGGAAGAAGGTACTGTTGGACCTACAGGTGAAAAAGGAGAAAGAGGACCACAAGGAGATAAAGGTAATAAAGGTTTAAAAGGTCTTAAAGGTAAAAAAGGTATAAAAGGTACTAAAGGACTTAAAGGTTTAATTGCCAGTCAAGGAGATAAAGGACCACAAGGGCCAATTGGTGTTAAAGGTGAGCAAGGAAATAAAGGGGACAAAGGACTTAAAGGTATTAAAGGTCAAAAAGGTTATAAAGGATTAACCGGTCCTCAAGGTAACAAAGGTTTAATGGCTTCTCAAGGAGATACAGGACCACAAGGACCGGCAAGTATTAAAGGTCAAAAAGGACTTAAAGGTATTAAAGGTCAAAAAGGATATAAAGGGTTAAGAGGTAATAAAGGTCCAAAAGGTTATAAGGGATTAAAAGGTATTACAGGTGATAAAGGATTTATTAGTACAGTTACCGGAGATAAAGGTATTAAAGGTCAAAAAGGGTTTAGAGCAACCGATGGAGATAAAGGTATAAAAGGGCAAAAAGGTTATAAAGGTAATCAAGGTCCAAGAGGAACTGCATCTACAGTAAAAGGTTTAAAAGGTCGTAAAGGTTTTAAAGGTAATAGGGCTACTGATGGTGTAAAAGGATTTAAAGGATTTAAAGGATTAAAAGGGTTACGAGGACCTTTGGGACCACAAGGTAGTCAGGAGGGCCCAAAAGGATTAATAGGTGCAGAAGGCCCTATAGGTCCTACTGCCGATAAAGGTTTAAAAGGATTAAAAGGTATTAAAGGACCCAAAGGACCTAAAGGACCTAAAGGATTAAGGGCAGGTGCAGTTGGACCAACAGGACCTAAAGGACCAATCGGACCTACTGCAGAAAAAGGATTTAAAGGTCTAAAAGGTCCAAAAGGTTATAAGGGACCTAAAGGACCTACAGGTTCCACAACAGGTGCTGAAGGAGATACAGGACCACAAGGTCCAACAGGTCCTACCGCTTACAAAGGGTTTAAAGGGATAAAAGGATATAAAGGTCCGAAGGGTCCAAAAGGACCTCTTGGTTTGACAACAGGACCTAAAGGGTTAAAAGGACCTATAGGTCAAACAGGACCAACTGCGAATAAAGGCCAAAAAGGATATAAAGGACCAAAAGGATATAAAGGACCTAAGGGTCCACTTGGACCGACTACAGGGGATAAAGGACAAAAAGGTAAGAAAGGTTCGATAGGTGATAGTGCAAATAAAGGATTAAAAGGTCCAAAAGGGCCTAAAGGTTATAAGGGGCCTAAAGGAGAAAAAGGTCCTCATTCAAACAATAAAGGACCCGTAGGACCTCAAGGACCACTCGGACCTACCGCTGATAAAGGTGAACAAGGACCTAAAGGACCAATTGGAAATAAAGGACCTAAAGGACCAAAAGGAAGTGCAACCGGTGATAAAGGGCAACAAGGAGAGACAGGACCACAAGGACCTCTTGGAAAATCAGGACCAACTGGAGGTGTTGGAGATAAAGGTCCGAAAGGTGCCAAAGGTCCTCAAGGGTTAAATGGGATACAGTCAGGACCTACAGGACCACAAGGACCTGTTAATAACACAAAAGGACAAAAAGGATATAAGGGACCTGAAGGTCCAATAGGTATACAAGGTCCCGAAGGAGAAATCGGTAATACGGAGGGAGCTCAAGGACCTAAAGGTAGTGTAAGTACGGTTAAAGGTCCTAAAGGACCTAAAGGTTATAAAGGACTGAAAGGATTATACGGTCCCAAAGGTTTAAAGGGTAGACAAGGACCGACTGATATTAAAAAATTTATTGGTCAACAAGGTGATAAAGGACCAAGAGGAACAGATTCTACAGTTAAAGGACCGACAGGTCCACAAGGGGCTAAAGGGCCAAAAGGACCCATAGGACCTAAAGGAGCTAGAAAAACTCAAGGACCGACAGGTCCACAAGGGGCTAAAGGGCCAAAAGGTTACAAAGGACCTACAGGGCCACAAGGTCCAAGAGGTCAAAAAGGACGTGTAGGTGCAAGTGGACTTAGTGGTCCACAAGGGGAAAAAGGATTTAAAGGTAGGAAAGGACCTGCGGGACCTTCAGGTGTATCGTGTTATTCACACGATGTTGCACTTATAAGTGATAAAGCATTACCATGTAGCTTTTGTGATAGAGATGCGCCACCGTGTGGTGAGGAACCCAACGTTACAGTATATTCTCCTAATTCAGGGGCATTAAGTGCGGGTAATTTTGTTTATACTGACTCAAATTGTACCGAATGTAGAACACCGAGACCTGGTTGTTTTGATGATAAGTCAGGCCAATTTACATTATGGGACGCTGACCATAATAATAGTTCTATACATACTTGGGATTTACAATTTTGTGGATTATTAAAGTGTGCGGATTGTTCCTTCTCAGATGAAAGACTTAAAACTGGTATTAGAACAATATCTAATTCATTAGAATCCTTATTAAACATTCAAGTTACTGAGTACGATTGGAATGAGAAATATTCGGGTTACGATTTCTTAAAAGAAAGACAAAAACTTCACTCTATTGGTATGATTGCACAAGATATCCAAAAAATATTTCCTGAAGTAGTTTACAAAAGAAGTGATGGTTACTACGCTATTAAATATTTCAAATTAAATGCACTAATAATAGAATCGATTAAGTCTCACCAAGTATTTATAGATGATATTGATGAACAAATAAAATGGTTAAAAACACAAATTAATTAATGGCTAATATTATTATATACCCTACAGGGAGTACTACTAATAGTAATCCTCACATTATATTTACAGGTTCAGGTAGTAATGATTATACTATTGAAATAGATACTAGTGGTGATTTAATATTTAAATCGTCTAGCAATATTTTTAAAATTAAAGATAGTGCTCAACCATTTCAATTTGACGGTGAAGTAGATGTGGTTAATAGTGAATTATATGTGGGTAATACTATGGTTGTTGATTCAAATGGTAATTGGGTTGGAGTATTATCAGGATTAAAAGGAATACAAGGACCAATTGGTGCAAAAGGAAGAGTTGGTGACCAAGGACCTAAAGGTGCAAAAGGTCAAGAAGGTCCTGTTGGTGAGCAAGGAGATAAAGGTAATCTAGGTATTAAAGGAAGAATAGGTTCTACAGGAATTAAAGGTGCAAAAGGACCTATTTCAGTTAAAGGTGATAAAGGTAATAGAGGGCCTCAAGGGGAAGACGGAGCGGTAGGACCTAAAGGTTTAAAAGGTGTAAGACCTTCAGACAGTAGTAAAGGTATAAAAGGACCAAAAGGTTTAAAAGGAGAAACATCTAACGATAAAGGTTTAAAAGGACCTATAGGTTTTAAAGGTATTAAAGGTAATAAAGGACCGAAACAAGTTACAGGACCCCAAGGGTCTCAAGGAGGTATTTCGCCAAAAGGACCTATTGGGTTACAAGGTCCGACAAGTACTGACAAGGGTCAAAAAGGACCTAAAGGTATTAAAGGAGTAAAAGGTCAGAAAGGTATTGACGGTAATAAAGGTCCTGAAGGTGATAAAGGTTTAAGATATACTGATGGGGACCAGGGGCCACAAGGACCTACAGGTCCTACTGCAGACAAAGGTATTAAAGGTAACAAAGGTGTTAAGGGGTTATTAGGTCCACAGGGAATACAAGGACCTGATGGTACTGTTGGTACTCAAGGACCACAAGGACCCTTAGGACCACAGGGTGTACAATCTTCAGATAAGGGAGATAAAGGTATTAAAGGTATTAAAGGTAGGAAAGGAATTAAAGGTCCTAAACAAGTACGTGGTAATATTGGTATACAAGGTGATAAAGGTTTTATAGGGCCACAAGGACCTGAAGGACCAGCAGGACCTGCAGCCGTTAAAGGACCTATAGGTCCACAAGGGCCGATTGGGCCAAAAGGTTTGGAAGGGAACCGAGGGCCACAAGGTTCATCATTAAAAGGACCAACAGGTTCGGGAGGTGAGAAAGGTCCGCAAGGTGATAATAGTACAGATAAAGGTCCTATAGGTATAAAAGGACCGATAGGTATAAAAGGTTTTAAAGGACCTAGAGGACCACAATCAGAAGTAAGTGTTGGTGATAAAGGTAATACTGGACCCATAGGACCACAAGGACCGGCTAGTTCCGATAAAGGACTAAAAGGGCCTCAAGGGTTTAAAGGGTTAAAAGGTAAGAGAGGACCACAAGGACCACAAGGAAATAATGAAAAAGGATTTATAGGTGATGGTGCACAAGGGGGAGATATAGGTCCAACAAATACTGATAAAGGACACCAAGGACCAACTGGACCTGTCGGACCAAAAGGTTTTGTAGGTACTAAAGGTAGTATAGGTACGTCTCCTCAAGGTGATGTAGGAGATGGTGGTGACCAAGGACCTACTGCAAGTCAAGGGCCAGCAAGTACCGATAAAGGACTAAAAGGTTTAAAAGGATTTAAAGGGCCAAAAGGGTTTACAGGCCCTCAAGGAGGTATAGGACCTAGAATTACAGGACCCACAGGACCTAATGGACCTACCGGACCAACAAATACAGATAAAGGTTTAAAGGGTTTTCAAGGACCAACAGGTCCTACTAATACGGATAAAGGCACACAAGGGTCTAAGGGGCCAAGAGGACCTCAAGGTGGTCAAGGACCAACAGGACCTAACGGACCTAAAGGTATAACAGGAGGTCAAGGACCTCAAGGACCTACTAGTACTGATAAAGGTGTTAAAGGTCAAAAAGGATATAAAGGACCTGAAGGGCCAACAGGAGAAAAGGGACCATTAGGACCAAAAGGATTACAAAATAATACACAAGGAGACCAAGGACCCGTATCAAGTGATAGGGGTGATAAAGGGCCTAAAGGTATTAAAGGTATCAAAGGTGTTAAAGGACCTAGAGGTGAACAAGGAGCCAAGAATATTACAGGAGCAAAAGGACCAACAGGACCCCAAGGACCTGCTGGAAATAATAAAGGACCAATTGGACAATTAGGACCCATAGGGTTTACAGGTCCACAAGGTTTAAAAGGTAGTACAAGTGATATAGGTAATAAAGGTCCGATAGGACCACAAGGACCCGCGAGTACGGATAGAGGGGTACAAGGTAATATAGGTGCATTTATTGGACAAGGCCCCCAAGGACCTCAAGGACCAAATAGTTCAACAGGTCTTGTTGGTGCTCAAGGACCAATAGGACCTGCGGGTAACAATAAAGGACCAATCGGCCCTCAAGGTAATAGAGCGGATAAAGGACCTATCGGTCCTGTAGGGGAGAAGAATAATACTGGTGGACAAGGACCAACCGGCCCACAAGGACCGGCTAGTAGTGATAGAGGACCCCAAGGACCCCAAGGTAATAAGGCACAAACAGGTGACCAAGGACCAATAGGTCCGCAAAATATAGTAGGTGCTCAGGGACCCATAGGACCACAAGGGCCGGCTAGTTCAGACAAAGGACCAAAAGGACCATTAGGACCTATAGGACCTATAGGACCACAAGGCTCTATAGGTTCCAAGAATGCGACTGGTGGTGTTGGTGATAGAGGACTTCAAGGAGACCAAGGACAAAATAGAGGACCTCAAGGAGACCAAGGACCAATACAGTCAGGAGGTTCTCAAGGTATACAAGGACTAAAAGGGTTAAAAGGACTAAAAGGAGGTAGAGGTACTCAAGGTCCAAATAGTTCTGATAAAGGACCAATAGGTCAAAAAGGGCCTAGAGGTCCACAAGGACCAAGAGGAGGAAATGGTATACCAGGACCACAGGGTCCAACAGGACCTAACGGACCGATTGGACCTGAAGGTAATAAAGGTATTAAAGGAATAAAAGGTTTTATAGGACCTAAAGGTCCCAAAGGACCACAAGGCCCACAAGGCCCAACCGGCCCACAAGGACCACTAGGACCGTTAGGGTCAAGTAGTACAGATAAAGGAGAAAAAGGTTCAAAAGGACGTAAAGGACCGATAGGGATAACAGGAGCTAAAGGGCCAAAAGGTTACAAAGGACCTAAAGGTTCAATAGGTCTTGATGGTGCGAATGCAGATAAAGGTATTAAAGGTCTAAAGGGTCCTTTACAACTTAAGGGACGTAAAGGTCCTATTGGACCACAGGGTCCCACAGGCCCTAAAGGGTCACAAGGATTAATTGGACCTAAAGGTTATAAAGGTCCTACAGGTGGTGGAGGACTTCAAGGAGCCACAGGACCTCAAGGACCTGCCGGAGCACAAGGACCAGCAGGAGGACCATCTGACAAAAGATTAAAAGAAAATATTGTTACCATTGATGAAGCACTTAAAAAAGTATTGAAATTAAGAGGAGTAGAATTTATATGGAGAAAAGAAGGTATTAATGGTGAAATCATTGATGAGGGTGGTAGAAAAGATATTGGTGTTATTGCACAAGAAGTTAAAGAGGTTTTACCTGAATTAATTCTTGGTGACGAAGAAAGTGCTTATAGAGTAAGATACGGTGAAATGATATCAATATTATTTGAGGCTATTAAAGAACAAGAATCAATACTAGATTTAAAAGAAGATGAGTTAGAAGAGTTAGAGAGAAAATTTAAAGATAATCAGTAATCATATCGTTAAGATATTGAGAAACCAAAGTATGGTCGGCATAATCATAATAACTTCTACTCATTGACGCACCTTCAATTACTTCCTCAGAAATCATTTCTTTAGTCAGGTCTTCAAAGTCACCATAATACTCAAATACATTTCTGTAATCATCTAACTGATAGTCATCATTAAAAATTGAACTAAATAAATAAGGTATGAATTTGGTAACTTCTATAATGTAGTTGTAAATTGTTTTTTCTTCACCATTACTAGTTTTTACGGTCTTAGATTCCCAATCACCACTATTATCTATTTCCAATAGATGTTTAATCTCATTTATTATTTCATTATACTTTTCATCAGTATATGCGGTGTTATATGAGTGATGGTGAAGTGAATATAAATTACCTGAAACTTCAGAAGCCTCATCTAATAAGACTTTAGTAGATTTTTCATCTTCTTCTAAAATATCCATTACTAATAAAGGGTCTTTAACTTCAACATAATTAGGGTGACCTTGGTCTTGAGCGATATTTTCTAATAACTCAGTTTCGGGTGAAATTTGAGTTCCTGATAATTCTTCAGATATTGATTTGGCAAGTAAGAATTTATTTTTTTCATTTAACTCTTCAATAACATCGGTGTATAAATTTTGAGTAACATCTTGAAATGGTTCGAACCAATCATCTTCACCTAAAATATTTTCAACCATTTCTGATGATGACATTTCACGATGACCGTCATCTGATTTAAAAAAAGTACTTAAGTCTGACCTTTCCCCAAGAGTTAAAAAATATTTATCACCTTTTTTACTTATATCACTATAGGTGGAAACAATGTTATCGATAGTTTTTTTACGGTCATCAATATAACTCTTTCTTAGATAAGTCATTGGAAACATTTCAATAACACTTTCGTATGTGTCGGAGTTTTGAAGTAATCCGAACCTTTCTAGTAAATCAAAAAAACTATCCTTATCACCATTGAGATAACGGTTGATAAAGTCTTCAACCTCACCTGAACCTCCTTGTAGTATACTGATAATTTTTTCTTTCATAACATGTTATTTACTTATAAATATAAAAAAAGGTGAGTTTTACCTCACCTTAGATTAATCCGCTAAAAATAATTAGTTATTTTTTTTCGTAATACTTTTCTACTGTTTTCTTAATTGCCTCTTTTACAGTTTGAGTATTGGCATTTCTTACAGTTTGAGTAGTTTTCTTTTGTTGGTTTTTGTTTTTATTTTTACAGCCGCATCCCATAGTTGATATTTTTTTGATAAAGTTTATAATAATAAATATATGTAACCATGAATTAATGTAATAATTGGTTTTTAATTATATTTATGATAAAAGTACAATATTATGAGTCTTAGTCAAGTTTTAACTGAAAGTAGGAAAGATGATTTTTTGAGAAAATTTAAAAGTAAGTTTTCACCTGAACAACTTAAGAAAGTGTTTAGTCTTTCAAGAAGTTTAGCACCTAATCAAAAATTCCTAATGTTTTTAGGTAATGTAATATCTTCAGAAAATTTTGATGAGAATCTAAGTAAGGCTGAAAAAGTAGTAGAAAAGTTTATAAAATATCAACAAGCATTAGAACAAAAAGATATTAATCAGTATAGAACTTTAGAAGACATAATAACTACAATTAATAATCATGAAAATAAAGTAAGACGTACAGTTAAATCAGTAGACGGTGCAGATGTCGTATATGAAAATGATAGATTTACAGTAGTAACACCTCAGACACATAAGGCAAGTTGTTACTATGGGGCTGGAACTAAATGGTGTACGGCCTCTTTAAATGGTTCTACACATTTTGATAATTATAATGTTGATGGTAAACTTTTTTATATTCTAGATAAAAAGGCTAAAAGTAATGACCGTTTTTATAAAGTGGCGGTTTTACAAAAATATGATGGAGATAAGACTTTTTATGATGCACCAGATAAATCATTCAAAGACGGATGGATATTAGGTACTCCTGAGTATGATGAAATACAGAAGAGTATTGATGAGTATATTGAAACTAACTACCAACGAGAAATTAAAATTTTCAAAGATAAAGAAGCCGCTCGTTTAGAAAGAGAAAGATTAAGAAAGATAGCTGAAAGACGTAGAATTGCTCAAATGTTAGCTGATGCGGAAGAAAGAAAAGAAAACGATGAATGGAATTTAGAAAACACTGATGTTGATGGTGAAAAGGCTAATGCAGTTTTTGAAGTTTTAGTTGATGAATATGGTGTTAATGTTAATGAAGAAGAAGGAGAATCTATCTACAATTTAGTTCCTTCACAATATTCCCATTATGATTTACAAACGTTTGAATGGACAGGAGAAGACGAACAAGGATTAATACTCGCTGTTGGAGATTGGGATGAGGTATGGCAGGCGGCTAAGGAATATTATGAGGGTTTATGGGACGATATGGGTGCTGATGGTTGGAATAGAGGTTTTGTTGAATCATATATTGATGAAAGTGAAGTCAGAGATTGGTTTTATGATATGTTTGAAGAAGATGTAAATAATAATTATGAGGTTTACTTTGATGATGACTTACCTCTGTCTGATGAACAGGAATCTCAAATCGCCAAATTAAAAGAAGAACAAGAAGAGTTAGATGAAATAACTGCTAATCTTGACGATGAATATACTGATGATGAAGTAGAATTAGCTGAAGATAGATGGAATGAAATTGATGATGAAATAACTGATATTGAAAGTGACCCTCAAGGAGAACCCACAGTTGGACAGATAGAAGATATGGTTAATTCAAGAGTAGACGATGTAATGTATGATATGGTAAGGTCTATGGAAGATTACGGATTAGATTTAAATGACTATGTGGATACTGATGCTTTATTTGAGGCGGCTATTGATGCTGATGGTGTTGGTAATGCCTTGAATAGTTATGACGGTGCTGAATATGAGTCATCAATCAATGGAACTTGGTATCATGTAGTTAGAACAGAATAATGACAAACATAAAAACATACAAGATTGGAGATAAATGGTCAGATGATTTCGATTACAATGGTATGTTGAAATCAGGATTAAAAGTAAGCCTAAAAACTCCAATAAAAAAAATGGAAGATTTGTTAAAATCTTTTACAGATGTTAACTACCATTCAGAGGGAGGACATTTATCACACCTTATTAAAATGGTAAAGTCAGGTAATAATAAAGATGCGGAAAAACACCTTAAAGACTTTAAAGACTCAATTAATAAAACCTTACATAATTTATCAGAAGGTCAGAATCCACACAGAAAAAAATATGTAGACGTTATAAGTGAGGGTAGAAGAGAAGATATTTTAAATAGGTTTAATGAAAATCCTGAGTTACAAAAAACAGTAGAGGAATTCTTGGATAACGAATTTAACAAAAGAACTAATTACAAATATGTAAATTGGGTCCTCAAAAAAAACTTTGATGATTTTGGTAATACTTTTATTTCTTTAGATAGTGTAATTAATTGGCTTGAGAAATTTGATAGAGTAAGAAAAAACTTACAATACAAAGATATTAATCAATATAAAAATATTCATGACCTTATAGATACATTAGAGGTTTATGGTGATACAAAAAGTCAACAAAGGTCAAAATTAAAGGAAGGTACTGAAAGGATATATGAAGACGATAGAATATTAGTGGTAAAACCATTAACCAAAGATTCTTCATGTTATTATGGGTCAGGTACCAGATGGTGTACAGCATCAACACAGTTCGGTAATAGATTTGAACAATACAATTCAAAGGGTCCATTGTATTATTTAATAAATAAAAATATGCAACCTACTAATGATTATTATAAAATTGCAATTCATTATGATAGTCAAAATAATAGAATGACTCTATATGATGCTAAGGATGTTGTCAATGAAAATCTTTTAGGTTTAATTAAGACACTTCCGGCCTTTGATGCTATTCAAAATGACATTACTCAAAATCATAAATGGGATAGGAGTGTGAACATTATTGATATGTTCCGTAAAATATTTAGTGGTGATTCTAAACTTACTCAAAATCTTAATTTTAAAAGATATAGTTACATGATAGATGGTAAACCACTTAGATTACAAGGTTTTACATCTGGTAAACTAATAGGTACATGGGGAGTGAGAGAGTTTGTATTAACTGTCAAAGATGATGATTTTGTATTTTATGCGACCAAGAGTAATGTTTTAGATGAAAGACCAATATATGAGGCTATTGAATATGTAGAAAACAAAACAGGTCAAGAGATAAGTCCTGATAGAGTGGATAAATCATTATTTACATATGTTTTGTATAAAATTGTGGACTTATTCGTAGAAGAAAACTCACAGTTCATGACTGTCGGTAATGACGAGATAACATATTGGAGACCTAAAAATAGTCATTCAAATTATAGGTTTGCTAGTGTGAATCCAGACAATGCTTACATCAGATTTTTAGAATATATTAGAGATAAAGAATCTCAAAATGAACCAGCCAGTAAAAGAGATTTTTTAATTAATGTTTTAGAAAAAGACCCTGAAAAGATAGTTTTATCAGGATATCTCTCAACAATGTTCAGTTCAATGAAAGATGCTGGACTCGTTAGTCTTTACAGAGCCAAAGATTACCCTTATTTTAGGTACAAGATTGGACCCAACTACAATCTTTGGAAACAAGGAAGACTAGAGAGAATATGAGATTAAATACAGACTGGATTTTACAAGAACCTATAGATTTAGAACACAAACAATATGTTCTATTAGACTACATGGCCAAAGTCAATGAAGACTTTGATAACTTCGTATTATACCCATCTTTTCAAGAACTAGCACTACATTTAGCGAGTATAGGTTCTTTAAAAGAGAGAGGACAGTACCTTATTTTAAATAGAGAACCTGAAGATATTGACGATGAAATATTATTAAGTGATTTAAACTATAAAAAGTTAATTAGTACTAAAGAAAATATTGATGAAATATTCAAAATAGTCGAATACTCAAAAGATAAATTAACCGATTTATTTCTTATTGGTAAGTCTATTTATTCTTTAATTTATGATGCTACATTGGTGAGTGTTGTTTTTAATGGGGATAAAATAAAAACTGAAAAACCAGGTAGAGGTTTCATTTACTTCAATTACAAAGGTAAAGGTTATATTTACCAATACTTTATTAGGTTATTATCAGATAAATCAGGAGAAAACAAATGTGATATAAGTAAAATATATGAAGGAGATATTATAGGTGAAAATTTAGAAGATGTTATATCATTAATAAAACAAAATCACCAATTAAAAGATGGTCCTAGATATCAACCACATGAAAAAATAGATAAAAGACTACCAATATTTAGAGTTAAATTTGAACAAGAATATGATTTAGAAGGTGGTTTACTTGCGATTATAAAAAGAAAGGTAATGAATTATATTTTTCAGACAATAAAAATTCAAGAACTAAAAAATGACGACTAAAATTAAAAAACCTGACCATATAGTTTGGGATGAAGAAAATCAAAAATATCATGCGAATATTTTACCTTATGGTAGTAGTGTTTCTGCACCTGTTATTAAGATAGAAGATATATCTTCATATAAACAAAGAAATGTTCAAAAAATACAAACTAAATTCAATAAGAAATATCAAGAGTTAGTTGATGAATATAATAATTTAGTTGATGAAGTTAAGTTAAACCAAATAGTGTATGAATCTGATTTCTCATTTGAGCCTGTGATAGGTAATACTTATCATTTATACTATAGAGAAAATGGAAAATATTTTTTATCTTTAATTGAACCTGAAATGTGGAATCAAGAATATGTTTTAAGTGTAGAATTAAATTCTGAACATAAATGGGTTTTAATTAAAGAGGTATAAATATGAGTTTACAAAATCCAAAAGACGTAAATGTTACTAACAATACCATATCCACTGTATTAGCTGGAGGATTAGGTAATATGATGTTCCAAACAGCTACACTAATGGTTTACGCAAAAGAAACGGGTTATGACCCCTTAGTTGGGTATTGGACAACTCATCAATCCGAAAGTTCTAAATTTAATAAACATCTCAATAGAAACGGTAGAAATATACACTTTGACCCATGGGGAGGACACATACTTAAAGACCCACATATTTCTTTTGGTGATGTATATCCTAATATACCTTGGTTCGATAGTCGACCTAATGCATTTCAATGGTGGTTCGACCAAAGTTTAGCGTGGGACATCGATACTGGAGAAGGTGGAGTTTATTACGATTTAAAACAAAAAGTTAAACCACCTTATCTATTTCAGGGATATTTTTTCAATAAATTATATTGGCATCATGAAAGAGATTATATTTTAGAATTATTTACACCCGATAAAAATATTAGTGATTATATTGAATATAACTATGGTAACTTATTTGATAAAAGTATTTCTTTACATTTGAGAATGGGTGGAGGAAGACAAGATAATTTTTTTGATATTAAATTAATTCCAGATGAATGGGTAAGTAAAATTTTAAAAGAAGAAGGTGATGGACATAAAGTACTTGTATTTTCTGATAACCTAAATTCAGCCAAATCATTTGTAAATAAATTAGGATTTCCCAAAGAAAAATTTGTTTATATTGACGAAGACCCGTATATTGCGGTTCATATGATGAGTATGTGTGATAAACATATTCTATCTAATTCAACTTTATCATTTTGGGGTGCATACCTTGATAAAAAACAAGAAAATGAATATACTTTTATACATGAAAGTTTTTTCGAAAGACACCCTTATAGTATGATACCTTACGATAAATGGAAAATTAATTATTAAATTATATTATTATGAGTGAACAAATTGAAATAACAAAAACAATGATGAATAAATTGAATGGTAAACTTAGAGTTCCAATTCACATTAGTTATATAGCTAATTACATCTTAAAAGATTCTGTAGAAAAAACTAGAAAAGTTATGAACAAACTTGTAGAAGATGGTATGGTAGTAGAAAGTAAGATTGCAAAAGATTATTACGTATTAAATAAAAGTAAAAATGAATAAAGAGTTAGTCACACATCCAACACATTATGGTGGAAAAGACAATCCATATGAAGTTATAAAAATAGCGGAAGCAACAGGATTAGATAAGGATGCTTATCTTTTTAACGTACTTAAGTATATTGTTAGAAGTGGTAAAAAAGATGATAATCCCCCTGTACAAGATTTAAAAAAAGCGTTATTTTATTTGGATAGAAGAATAAAAATAATAGAGAAGAATGGAGAATAATAAAATTTATTGCGGTGATGGCCGTAAACTTATGGCTGAAATGCCTGAGAAGACGATTGACTTAGTTGTTACAAGTCCACCTTATGGGGTAGGAATCGATTATGATAGTTGGGATGACGATAAAGAAATTGCTGAGTATTGGAAATTTACTAGAGAATGGTTAAGAGAGACTTATAGAGTCCTCAAAGATGATGGACGTATTGCCTTGAATATTCCTTATGAAATTAACCGACAGAAAAAAGGTGGTAGAATATATTTCTCAGCTGAGTTGTGGATGATAATGAAAGAGATTGGATTTGGTTTTTTCGGTATTGTGGACTTAGAAGAAAGTTCACCACACCGTAGTAAAACTACCGCATGGGGAAGTTGGATGAGTCCGTCTTCACCATACATATATAACCCTAAAGAATGTGTAATACTAGCCTACAAAAAGAAACACAAAAAGGATGTTAAAGGAACACCCCAATGGAAAGGAGAGTATCAAATGGTACCTAACGAAAAGATTGAGGGTGAGTTTAGAAAGAAGTTAGTGTATGAAGATAAAGACAAAAAAGATTTTATGTCTTTAGTTTTTGGTCAATGGAATTATTTTGCGGATACTCAACAAAAGACCAAAGCGACATTTTCATTAGATATTCCATATCGAGCAATTAAAATTCTTTCTTACAAAGAAGATTTGATAATGGACCCATTCAACGGAAGTGGGACAACATGTTTAGCGGCGGAAATGTTAGGTAGGCCATGGATTGGTATTGATATCAGTAAAAACTATTGTGAGGTTGCTAAAAATAGGATAAAAGAATATCAGACAGAACAAAAACAACTCAAATTAGTTTTAGATGAACATACGAGAAATTAAAATGATTAGTCATGATTATATAACTATAGTTACCACCGATAATCACGTAAAAACATTTAAAAAGGAAAAACTAACACCAACACAAAAGGTATGGTTTGAGAATATAATTGCATGTTCTTTATCATTAATCACCGAAACCCCTACAAAGTAAGGGGTTTTTTGTTATTCAGGATATTTATTAATAAAACTTTTATGTCACGTATTATATTAAAAGAAGAAGAAAAACATTATATACAAAAACTGTATTTACTTGAAAATGATACGGTAAGGAAAGATGGTACTAAAATGAGGGCTAGTCAAAACTTTTGGGATTTTATAAAATTCGAAGAAGGTGACCCTAAGAAACCTGTGGGTTCTATCAAAGAACCTGTACTTAAAGCTTACAAAGACACTAGTGGTATTTGGACTATAGGTTATGGTCACACAGGAAGTGATGTTAAAGAAGGGTTAGTTATAACTAAACAACAGGCACTTAAATTATTATACTCCGACGCAACTATTTCCGCAGATTGTGTTAGAAGATTTTTAAGTGAATGGAAAGATAAAGGTTTAAAAACTTATATGTTAACACAAGGAGAATTTGATTCATTGGTTTCATTAGTTTTTAATTCAGGATGTGATTCAGTGAGGATGTCAAGATTTATTCAATACCTTAAATCGGGTCAAAATAAAAAAGCGGGAGAAGCTATTCTAAAATACAAAGCCAATAATTCTGGTTTAAAGAATAGAAGAGAAAAAGAAAGTAATATGTTTTTATCATGAAAAAATTAATTAAAGAATCGGGACTAAGGAATATGAAGGCGTTAGCCGACAGATATAAAAAGGCTAAAATTTATTTCCACCAAGATTTAGACGGTGTTACAACTGCCTTAGCTATGAAAAATTATTTAGAAGATAACGGAATTAAAGTTGTTGATTCTGAGATAATACAGTATGGTGATAAAGAGTTCACTGTTAAAAAACAAGACGCTCAAGGAGATACTATGCCGGTTTTAGTTGACTTCGCCCACGGTAAACCAATGTTTGTTGTCCACACGGACCACCATGATAGTCAAACAGGTGTTGAAGATGAGACTTCAACTTCTTTCAGGTCATCAAGGTCTAATGTTGAAACCTTATCGCAGATAATGTCTCCAAAAGATATTTTTACTTCTGATGATATAAGGTTAATATCTACAGTTGATTCTGCAGATTTTGCGAAGTACGGATTAAAACCTAAAGATATTATGAATTTTGTTTTTAAACTTCAAAAAGACGAATCATTACAAAAAAATAAAACAGCTTTAGGATTGGCGACTAACAAATTAATGTTAGCCTATAAGAATAAACCTGGATTTATGGAGGAATTAGTTATGACTTCTAACCCATCGTTGTTAAATATATTTCAAAATATTAATAGAATCGCGGCGGAGAGAGGATATGCCCTTCCTGATGAAATGGATTTAAATCAAAAAGATTACATTCAAAAACAAAAAGAAAGTGAAAAAGTATATGTGGACGATAATATTATAGTTCAATATGGTGGAGGTTCAATGTTTAAACCAGGTTCTTATGATAGATACACACCATTTGAAAATAACCCTGACGCTGATTTCTTAGTTATTGCTTGGCCTATGGGATTAGTACAAGCATCTTGTAACCCATTTAAAAAAGAAAGAGAACTAAAAGGTGTTAATTTAGGTGAGATTGCTCAAGAAGTGTTAAGTAAATGGGAGAGTCAATTAAAGGATAAAATAATTCCATTATCTACAATAAAGTGGATATCTGAAGGTAACAAACAATTTGGTGATGAATCAGTTGGTTTTACAAATGCAGATTTAGAAGCATTTTATGGTGATAAAGTACGTTCTATTGATGGTGGTGATGAATATATGGAAAAGTTAAAAGACATCATGGATACACCTTCAACTCAATTAACGGAAGACCAGTGGGCAATATTAGACAAATTAGGTGTACCTGCGTGGGAAATGATTCAAGCAAACTCAGGAGGACATAAATGTATTACTAATATATCGGCACTTAATTATTTCGGTAGAGGTAAGAGAAAACCTGAAGGTAAATATAAATACAATAAAGATAAAGGTGACTCACCTTATGTTAAGTTTACTAAAATGATTCAAAATGAATTTGTTAGAAAACTTAAAGAAAAGATTAATGAATCTAAAAATTTAAATGAATCGGTTTTAAATGAAGCAATAGGTTTTATATTTCCAATTGGTAATGAAGAATTCAATGTTGGTTATGATTCCTCAGGATTAGGTAGAGGTAAGAAAAAAGTATTAGATAAAGACGAGGCGATTCATAATAGTGATTATGGGGCAGGTGACGCTAAACATCAACACAGAGGAGGACATTTAGGAATTGATATATTTGCACCTAAGGGTACTCCAATTATTTCAGCTACGGATGGAGAAGTGATTAAAGTTAGAAGAAAAGATAGAACTACTGGTGGTAAGACAGTTAGTGTATTATTAAATGGTATAGTTTATTATTATGCACACTTAGACCAAGTATCTGATAATATAAGTAAAGGTGACGATATTAAAAAAGGCACATTCATAGGTACAGTTGGTGATACAGGAAACGCTAAAGGAACCCATCCACACTTACACTTTTCGATGTATGAGAAAAGAGGTGGGTATAAAAGAGGAACTATTGACCCATGGCCATTTTTAAAAGATAGTCTTGATGGGGGAGATTTAATTGTTATTGAACCAGGACAAGTTGTTGATAAAGTTGAGGGAAAAATTGCACGTGAAGATTTAAGTATTACGGATATTGTTAACAACGGTGATAACTCTGAATTAATATCAATGGGTTCACAAGGTAAAGGAGTTGAAGAAATCCAAACAATTTTAGATAAAGAAGGTTACGATTTAGGGGATGCTGGGATTGATGGAATCTATGGTCCTTATACAATGAGAGCGGTTAAGAAGTTCCAAAAAGATAATGGTTTAAATTTGATTGACGGAATTGTTGGTATTGAAACGTCAACAGAATTCAAGAAACACTAAATTATATTAAATCAAAGAAAAGGAGACATTGTCTCCTTTTTTTATGCCGTGATTTTTACAGTATCTACCTTCAACTTCTAAAACTGTATTACCAAAACCTTGATATGACTCACAATTTTTATTATCATTACACGGTTGACAGTTGGAATGGATTTCAGTTATTTCTGTTCCGTTAATAAAAATGATATCTAATGGTATTATACAGTTATACATCCAAAAACTTTGTTCAGTGGTGTTTGGCATAAAAAATAACATACCATCAAAAGATTCGTCAAACTTTTTACCCATCATTCCTTTAGAAATGGAATCTGGAGTGGCAGAAACTTTGACTTTTAAAATATTATCATTTATTATTACTTTCATACTAATAAATATACAATAAAAAGAATATATGAAAAAATACGCAGGTATAATTGTAAGGTGTAACAATAAGGTTCTACTTTGCAAAAGAAATTCGGACACGACATTACCAGGGTTTTGGTCATGTCCTGCAGGAAGTGTAGAAGATGATGAGCCAGTTAAAGACGCGGCCATTAGAGAATTTATTGAAGAGACTGATTTACCTGTCATGGGTGATATAGATTTTGCTGCAGTCATAAAACGATATAATAGAGATGGTACAAAGGTTAAAGGTATGTTATATACCTATCTTATGGATGTTGAAGAAGAAATGTTTCCGGATTTAGAGAACGCTCACGATGGTGATGAGCATACAGAGTGTGGTTATTTTGGTAAAGATGAACTACCTGAACCAATGACCAAACAATTTAATAAACTTATAAATATAATTTTAAAATGAACGAACAATTATTTAACATGTTGATGAAATCTGCTGAGGCAGATAGAGCAAAGGCTTTATTATCTTTAGAATTACTTGGTAATAAAGCAGTGGGGATTGGAGACCATTCAACAGAAGACTTCTACAAAAATGCTGAAGAAGCACTTACTACTTTAGTGGATGCAGATGATAGAATCGCAGCATTAACTAAGTATTTTAATAAGTAAATTCAAAAAAATTGGTCAAAGAGCTTGTCTGAGAGTAATTTTTTTGTATCTTTGTATAACTTTTAAAGAAAACGGGCATATTTATATTTTACCCTACTGATTATTTCAGAAATTTTTTTTAAAAAGTATTTGACAGATTGAAAATTTTGTTGTAAGTTTGTCAAACAAATCAGTAAGAGTACTGAAGACGTTCTTTGAAAATATTAATAAGTGTCTAATTTGACCATCACAGTTTGTGAAAGAAATACAAAAAGATTAACCCCTTTTTTCTACAACGGTTAAAATAAGACATTTGACGGCGGTTTAGCGTCGTTAGATAACCCCAGTAATGGGACTAAAGGGATTGAAACGGGAATAGTACACCGTGAATGTCCGCAGTCGTGAGGCTGACAACTAAACAAAGTGGCTACAATCAAGACCCTAAGGGCAACTGCTAAAGGGACGAGATTACTCTGAATCCGTGGAATATCAGAGTTGAGATAGTGATATCAATAGGAAAAGCTACAGGTGACGGTTCGACACATCCTGTCAGATGTTGTAGGGCTGGGTACCAGTACGAAGGGATTCCGAGACGATAAGTTAACGTATTCCTGAAGTACCGTAAGTTGACAGACTTACAGAGAGGTGTGAAGCATTTTGTTTCCAAAAGAAACGAACCTTCTCCCGAAGCACATCTTTCATTATCCCACAGTTGCTATACTAACTAACAATTAGAAAGCAAAAGTTCTTCGGGCGTTGACAACGAAAGGTGTCTAACACTTCGAGTCATAGACTAACGAAGTCATTGGTAAGACCGCAAGTCTTCTGATGTCGATTACCAAATACCTGGTGGGACGGCCATCCCTTCGTAAACTCGCAAGGTTTAACAGAGTAAAGTAGTAGTTGAGTAGTTGTTAACGAGAAGAGTGGTTCACTCAAATAACCGACACTGACTTGATACTCTCGGCAACGATAGTGGATAAGTGAGCAACCGACATAGGGTAATCTCACTAAAGACAGGTCACATAAACGTGTAATCTCAGCGTTCTATACTTTATATATATCTTCCTTAACCTCAGTTCTAACCAACTGAGGTTTTTTTTTACCTAATAATTTGTGAGTTAGAATAATATTCCTTATATTTGTAATACTAAAAAAAAATATTATGGAAGGAATTATCACATTAATCATTATCGGTTTCATTTTAACATTTGGTTCACAATTACTAAAAGGTATTGGAAACATCTTCGCAGCTTCAGGTAGAGTGGGAGGATGGATTTTAGGAATTATTTTAGTTCTATTTCTTTTAAAGACCATTGTATTCTCACCTAAACCTACAGAACCAGGTTCACTATCTCATGCAGAGGAAGTATTTGGAGGTAAAATTACTAAGGAAGGTGAATTTTTTATAGACGTATACGGTGATAAGTACAGATGGAATGATACTGAAGAGGATTACGAATGGGTTCAGTAAAATCACTCAAATTATTAGGTCAAGTCATTAATTTTAATTATATTTGTTATATGGAAAAAGGAGATAAAATAAAAGATATCAGAGACAATAGTATTCACATCGTTGAGTCAGTAGATGTATATGATGAAGTTACACTTATTTATACAGAAGGTAAAAAATACATACCAATCGAGTCAGTTGAATTACTTAGTAAAGTGATTGAAAAAATAAAAAGTTTAATTTTTAACTTAGTTAAACCCAAAAACGAAAAGATACTAACCGTTAAAGAATTTGAAAAAAAATATTATGAAAATAGTTAAAATTATACATCCTACATTTGGTAATCTACAAGAGAAAGTTTTTGAGGATTCTATACAATTTAAGATTTACCTTAAAATGGTACATTCTTGTTTGGAATTAAAACAAGACCTCACAACATCTAATGGGAATGATTTTCTTCTCCATATTCCTTACGATGTTCTTAAATGTTCGATTATTATGGGAGAGGCACAAACAGTAAGTTTGGCTGAATATGCAATTCAAAAATCTAAAATGGAAAAATAATGGTAAAAATAATTAATAATTTATGGAGTATGATTAAAATGATTATCGTTTTAATCTTTATGTTAGTAGGTGTTCACTTTGTAGGAACTGAGAAACTTGTAGAAGTGGGTCTTATTTGTCTTGGATTCTATCTTACATATAAACTCATAGATTTAGGTTATTTGTACCTTAAAAATAAGATAAACGGTTTTAAAACGAAAGAAACTAAAGATTCTAAAACTGTTAAGGTTAAAGAAGAAATTAATCCTGAAATTAAATATATTGAAGGACTGATTAATGATATAAAAAAGAAAACTAAAAAGAGTGTAAAAGATAAAAATACTTTAGACCTTTTAGGTATTAAACTAAAACAATTAAAGCGTGTATAAAGTTGGGGATTATGTAATACCAAAAGATAGTAAGACTATCAAGGTAATACAGGAGATAGAGGAGATTGAAAATCAAGTAATCATTTACATGACTGATAATAGTTCTTATCATATTAGTCAAATATTAACCTTAGATGAGGTAGTAAAAAAAGATAAACATTATAAAGAAAGTTTTAAAATATGAGTGAAAAAAAAGAAATAGTAGGATTTACTGCGGGTAATTTCGATTTGATACACCCTGGTTACATTTACACATTTGAGAGCGCTAAAAAACATTGTGATAAATTTATTGTATTCTTACAAAGAGACCCATCACTTCATAGAAAATCTAAGTATAAACCAGTGGTTCCTTTATATGAAAGGTATAGAACATTAATGGCTATTGAATATATTGATGAGGTTTATGTTTACCAAACTGAAGAAGAGTTGTATGAGTTAATTAAATTTTTTAAACCTGATGTGAGAATTTTAGGTGAGGATTATATTGGTAAATCTTTTACGGGGGACGACTTACCTCCCAAAGTAGTCTATACTACACGAGCACACGGATGGTCGACTACCAGAATGAAAGACATGATTGCGATGCAGACAATCAAACAAAACCCCGAAGTAATCAAAGATGCAAATTATTTTGAACGTAAATTAGGAATGGATGATTAAAAAAGTATTAAGTTCAAGTAAAGTAGAGGTTAGTGATGACATTAAACACATGCCCAATCAAAAATGGCATAGAATTATAAGTTTTATTAAATCAGGGATTAGAATTATTGGTTACGGATTTATACCCTTTAACTTGACAGTCGCGTGTTTCATACTTATTATTAGTGAAGTTATAGGAATCATTGAAGAAATGGTTTAGAGGTAAAGGAAAGATAGATTTTCCTATTAGATTAAATAGGATGGTGGAGTAGTCCGATAGCCAAAGTCGGTCCCTAAAGGTGGAGGAAACTCCACCTTTTTTAGTTTTGAAACTACAATTTTATTAACATTCATATATTTATAATAAAACACCAAAAGATATGTCAAATATAATAATAACAGAATCTCAGTTACGTAGATTAAAATCAAATATCAAAGAAGGGTCTCATGAAGGTTCTTATATGGCCAAACAACAGTTATTTACTATTGCAACATTAGCCTATAAAATGTGGGAACAAATGGAAGATGGTGAACAACTTGAAGATTGGATGGAAAGTAAAATAGCACAATCTGAACAAGGTTTAGTGTCTGTTGTAAAATCTTTTATGTACGATGAGGCTGAGGAAGAGCTAAAAGGTATGGAAAAACTAAATTATGATGATTTAGTTATAGGTACTTAATCAAAATAATTTATTGACAAATAGTAACCTTTCTTCTATTTTAGGAGAAAGGTTTTTTTATACCTTAAAAAAAATAATACTATGATAAAATTAACATTTAACACAAAAAAACACACGATGGTTTTTAAACCAGATACTGATAAAAACTATGTGATGGAATATCCTAATGTGACAACCATAAAGGATGAGGATAAGTACTATGAAGTTAGACAAAAACAAGAACCTACTGGTCCTAGTGTCCCAATTCTCAGAGTACCTATACAATCAACTATAATTGAATATATACATTCTTAAAAATGAATAAATTAGACGAACAGTATAGAGATTTATTATTAACTATCTTAGAACACGGTGTTAATAAATCAGACAGGACTGGTACAGGTACTAAGTCTATTTTTGGTTATACGATTCGACATAACATGAAAGACGGGTTCCCACTATTAACCACAAAGAAGATGGCAGTCAAAACTATGATGACTGAATTGAAGTGGTTCTTAAAAGGAGATACCAACATCAAGTATTTGGTTGATAACGGATGTAATATCTGGAACGGTGATGCTTTCAAAAACTATATTAGTAAGACTAATGAGTATAAAGGTAATTGGCCTGATACTATGGATGAGTTTATTGAACGAATCAAAACCGATGATGAGTTTGCTAAGAAGTGGGGGGAGTTAGGTCCTATCTATGGAGCACAATGGAGAAATTGGTTTCAAGAGGGAGAACAAATTTTTGAAGGTGAAACATTACAAGGTTATACTGAAAATAGTGTAGACCAGATTAAAAATTTAATTGAACAGTTAAAAACTAATCCTGATTCAAGAAGATTGATGGTTAGTGCTTGGAATGTTGGGGAATTAGATTTAATGACTCTACCTCCATGTCATTACGGATTTCAATTATATACTAGACTTCTAACCGATGAAGAACGATATAATATATGGTTTACAAACAATTATATGACGGGTATGGAGAGATTCTTTGACCCTAATAATCTACCTGACTTCGATGAAAAATATTATGAACCAACACCTAAACGAGCAATATCACTTATGTGGAATCAAAGGTCGGTTGATACTTTTTTAGGTTTACCTTTTAACATTGCCTCATACGCAACTTTACTTGAGTTAATTGCTAACGAAGTGTTTATGGTTCCTGACCAACTGATAGGTAATTTAGGTGATGTTCATCTTTATAATAATCATTTAGAGCAGGCAAAAGAACAAATAAAAAGAAAGGGATATAAGTTACCTTCAATCCATCTTAAAAATATAAATCTACTAAAGGGAGAATTTAATTATAATATAGATAATTATGAGTATCACCCAACAATAAAAGCACCATTAAGTAATTAAAAATGAAATACGCAGGAATTGAATTAACAGAAGAACAAATTAAAGAAAGAAGAAGAAAATCTGATAAATACTTTGATTCATTAGGGATAAACCCTGATACTAAAGGTAATATGCACACTGAACGTATATTAGATAAAAAACCAATATACAGACCTGAGGGTCCAATCATTAATGCAGATGCAATGATTGAAATAGATTGTTATCTTTTTTATACACATATTGAAATAACCATGCAGGTAGGTGATGATACATATGTTTTTTATGGTAACTCAGGAGGTGTAGGATTTCCAGGTGGGATGACACAGGTTGGAGATGTTACATATTCAGATTTGGATACTTTACTTGCAACAACTACCTTTGGAGTCTTCTTTGGTGGAGACGTTGGAGGTGGAGTTGAGGTTACATGGGGAAGTCACGGTAATTGTGTTGGAGGAGGTACTGCTGATTGTTTCCCATGTTGTGCAGGTTCTTTTGGTGGTAGCGGTAATTGGGTTAAGAAAAATTAATGAACTAAGAAACCAAAAATAGTATTATGACTAAAAATAGACTTATTGAGAATATTGAAAGAGAAGATGTTTGGGACAGTGCTAAACATAATTACGCTGACACCTTACTCGAAAAATATGACAGTAAGGGAGTTAGAGATTATCTAACCAATAAATTCAAAGAGACTGGTGATTACTATTACATCTCTATAGTTAAGAATAAGACATAATGGAAAAAAATATAATTGATTTCATTCAAAGGTTTTATGTGATAGAGAGGAACTATAAAAATGAACTTTATATTAGGGATATTTTTGAAGATAGTATTCAAAATTACGTTATAGAGATTACACCAAAAGTTAAGTTTATATGGGGTAAAGCACAAAACGTAACAGGTGTCAATTTATGGAATAAAGAATATAGTCATATACAAAAAATAATAAGAGAAGTTTTTAGAGATAAACAGAGTATTGGTTTTTATAAATTTATTATTGACGAGGCACATCAAGAAGATTATAAAAATATAACCATACCTCTTAAAATGGTTAAAAATGAGTTTCCAAATCTGTATGGTGAAGAATTAGAAAAAATAATAACTGAAAATATTAAAAAAAATGAGTAACCATTTAAAAGAAACTAATATGACGTATTGGAAACATTGGAAGATAGCAATGAGTTCAGGTATTGCACTAATAATACACGCTTGGTTTCCTAATATTTTAAAGGACTACGCAAGTAATAAAATTTGTAAAAAATGAATAGAGATTATAATAGTTTAAAAGATGTTATTGGTAAATTCAATAAGATTATTGTAACAGGACCACATGGGGCTGGAAATAAAATAACCACCAAAGTAATTGCTCATGATTTTAACTTACCTGAATTAAGAGGTGAATTTGCTTGGTCTTTAGATGAATATGAGTCAGAAGATGGAATCGTAACCTTTCATAATAAACATAAAAACTCAAAGTATTCTTCATTTGGTCCATCACAATCTTGTCATCTACATCGAATACCTGAACAGTTAAAAGATGTTCTAGTTGTTTTTATGTATAAAGACATGAATAGTATTGAAAGGTATTCAGATAGAAATCCTTTTGTTAAAGACCAAAGCCATCGTTATGAGTGGCAAGTCTATAGACAAATGGTTATGGAAGATTTTCCTGAAAGTGCAAACTATCTTAATAAAAGTATAGAACAACTAACGTACCATATATGGGAAAACCATCAAAGAAAATTAGTACCTAATTGGGTTGAGATTAATCATAGTTCTTTAGAAGGTCATGAACTATGGATTAGTAAGGAGGATAGAAAGAATTTTAAAGAGTGGCAAACTACTTTTTAGATATATTTATCTATAATGAAACTACTTAAACTTTTAGAAAATATGGTTCACGAGCAATATACCGGTGTTGACGTTAAAATGTTTGCATTATTTTCTGATGTATTCAGTGAACTTATAAAAGGGTTAGAGTTAGGTATGATGGATGAGGTTTACGAAGATTTACGAATTAAGTATAAGGACACTAAAAAACTAATACCCTTAAATTATTTCTATGAGTTTTTAATTAAAAACGGAGACTATTTTTTACGTGATTCTGAACAATTAAGTGAAAATGACCAAACAAAATCAACACTATTTAAATATTGGGACGATAAAGGTATTGAAGCCAAACCTATTTATCATTATCTAAATTTAGATGATAGTAATAAGGATGACCGTAAAAAGATATTATCTTACAAAATAGAATATTTTGGTGGGATTGGGAAATTGTTTGATTTAATAAAACAAAAACTCAATATAGGTAAACCAGTTATAATTACTTCAGGAGGTTATGAAATGGAGGTATTTTTGAATGAGGTTAATATGGATATATATACCGGAAACACTAATCATCCTCTTTTCGATAATGATACATCTTATCTTGCTTATTATGATGTTGAATTTATAATTAATGAAGATAATTCACAAGTTACACTAATGACTGACGGTGAAACTTATGATTTCAACGAATTAGGTAAAAATCCTGAACTAGCTGATTCTGTGGTTGATGAAATAGGATATGAGATTGGTGATGTATTAAGAAATTACGTAGACGAAATAACACACCCTTATGGTTTGGATAGTGATTCTGTAGATTTTAAAGGTGTTAGTGAGGAAGACTTCAATAGGTTAAAAAAATAGTTGATTAATCAAAATTTTTATTTTAAGTTTGTATAAATAAAATAACATTATGCAAATTACAGAAAAAATATTTCAATACCTACAAACTTGCACCTATCCTTTTGAAACTGTAAAAGTTGGTGATACTTCAGTATTAAGGAGTTACCCTGATATGGAAGACGTTCTAAGTTGGTTACGTAATCAACATGTTTATATCACAGCGCTTCCATTTCGTGATGCGGATGATGGTCCTGAACTTTCATATTATTATTCGGTAATAGACCTAAATGATTTTGGGCAAGAAGAAGATATTCTCTGTGATGAAACTAACTTAGGTGTTTCTGATTTGGATTATGATACCTATGAAAATGCATTAATTTCGGGTGTTGAGAGTTACCTCAGTTATAAATCCAAAGATTTGAAATGGAAACGTGAGTTAATGTTTGGTGATAAAATTGGTGAAAAATTAACTTAAAATTTCTCAGTTGAAATTAATTCTCTTGCTTGTTCTTCAGTATTATAAGCAAATTCCCATATGATAATACGTCTGTGTGGGTCAAATGTGAATACGGAATAAGAACCTTCATTGATTTCCCATCCTGGATGTTGACTTAATAACCTGTAACAAACATCTGACATTTGTTCTGATGTTTGAATAGTTTTACCATTCACATCATCATTTTCGTCATGGACCCATCCACTATCACCACCAGCATCTACATTGACTTCTAAGATATCAGAGCCAACCTCTTCTAAATAATCAAAGATAGGTTTTAATTCATCAGGCTCTTCATCTTGGTCTATTACAGTTTCATTAATTTCTTCAGTATCATAAACAGTGTAAGTCCCAAATATTTCAACACTTCTAAATTCTGAGTTAATTTCAAGTTCGTAAGTATAATACTCTGAACCCGTCTCTTCATGCCATGTGTTATCACCAACATATTCTTCTACATATTCACTTAGTTCACGTTCAACAGGAACTAAAAATGATATACGTTTACCATTCATATGATTACAGTAATAACCATCTTGATATGGGCTAAATCCCTCATCAAATTCCATTGTGGCTTTTTTACAGTTGGATTTTAAAAGTGCGGGATTAATTAAATTAAATAATACTTTATATTTCTGTTCCATAATTCTTTTATTAATAAATATTAGTCAGTGAACTTTAGTTTCATTGTTTTCATCATCCATATAGGTTTTTCATTATTATTTAATGCATCGACCCATTCTTTTGCGGATGGAATATAGTTGTTACAATCTTCCCTAACGTGTTGTTCTCCGACATAACGAACAAAAACTTCTTTACCGTCAGAGTTTCTAAACGACTCACCAAAGACTTTTTCACACTCAAATATACCTTCAGAATGATGTCTAAATACTCTATGAAAGGATGTACCTATCCAAGATTTAGTTTCATCAAACCAATTGTGTATGTGTAAATAGTCTTCAGGTTTTCCACCAAATTGTTTAGCTGAAGATTTACAATGTAAAATAGGGTGTGCCATAGGCTTTAATGTTAGTTCTTAATATATATAAATAAATAATTAACTATACACTAAAATATCTCATTTAGTACTTTTAAAAAAAAACAATAACTTATGATTGTAGTTAAGGTAATTTTGGGAACCCTTTTAATTTCATGGGTATTTATAATCTATGAAATCATAACTGCACCTGTATGTGACGAGTACGGTAACATAATAAATAAAAATAAAACAAAAAAATAAGAAAAATATGTCAAAACCACATTTTAAAATTAAAAGTATATTATTAACAATTACAGCAACCTTAATGTTATTAGGTTGTAATAAAAATGATGAAAATCATAATAGAGATAGAGGTGTGTTAAGAATACACAATGGAGTATACGCTTTCTGTGGAGCGTCAAGTGCGGTACCTACTGGTAAAAAAGTTGTAATACAAGGTAAAGAGTTTGATGAAGGCTGTGCAATTTGCCCGGTATTAACAGGACCTTCTATTTCTAGTTTGGCAATGAATGGGAATGGTTCCTTAGGAGAATTTAATGCTAATGATAACTTTCAAACTCCAGATGGAACAGATTCCACAGTATGGTCTTTATTTTGGTATTTTTCACCATCAGATACAATTCCTCAGTTTAACCCTGAAACTAAAGAATGGGAATTATTACCTCCAGTGAACCGTGCATTCACAATAGATTTAAGTTCTCCTAGTACTAGTGAAAGTGATATGTTCCAAATGCCTTGTGAAATAATAGATACTCTTGACAATGGTATTATCTTATCTAAGTGTTATGGACCTCTTAATCACATGGCAGTTCCACTTCGTCACCCTCGACCAACTAAAAACGGACAAACATCGGTTACGGCGGCTAAAGAAGGTTCACCGTATCCAGTGGGTACACCAATTCCTGAAGGTGGTGATAAATAAAAATAAAATAAAAAATCAAACAAAAAAATGAAAAAAACATTATTAACATTAATTACGGGATTACTCTTAATGGGTTGTTCCAACACGGAAAAACTCACATTTAATGAAATGGTTGAGAAGACTGAAGAAGTAGCTTTAGGTATTGATAAGACCGCACTTTTTTATGAATCTAGCGCAACTAAAGAATTAAATGGAGTAAAATCAGTTTTTGCTGGTAAAAATAATACAACTATTGAAGTATTATGTACTTCTAACGGATTAACCAAATCTATAGTTATCAATGAACCCTTTTTAGAGGATGAGGTTATTAATTTACCTGTTAAACTCACATTAGAGGAGGCTGAAGAATTATTATTAGAAGCAGGTTATGGTACTGGAGTTGAAGGTGAGGCGGATTGGTCTGTGGTAGTTTTAAGAAGACCATTAGGGCCAGATTTTGAATTCGCACAATACATTTTTACGACTAGTAAAGGTTTTGTAAGTGTGGATGCTACCACAGGTAAAGTCACACCTGTAGGTTTAGAAGGTTGTCCATGTCCTTTTAAAGACCCATGTATATGTCCTGAAAGTAACTTATCAACTATGTCTAATCAAACATGGAAAAATACTTCTTCACAGGGTACTCTTAGAGTATCTCAAGGTAATCCACAATCGGGACATCAAGACTTTTCACCAGCAGTAGGTACTGAATTGGCACCAAATGGTACTTGGAATAATGTAAATGGAGGTGATTGGGCGTACTTAGTTTTAGATATATTAAACGGGACTACTTACCTTACTACTACTACAGTACATTTTACTGACCCTGTTGGTGGAGCTCCTTTAGACCCACCAGTATCAATGGATGGTAATAATAAACCTGATAGTGTTTTAACTTTTACTAAAGTAGGTGATAATTCATATGATGTTTCGTATGGTAAATCTTCTTATCCACCACCATACACTACAGGACTAATTGATTGGACAGGTGGTCAAACAGGTAAAAAACCTTTTAGTACTCCAGGTTCATATTGGACACAAGACTATAATTTTGATGATACATTAAGATGGACATCTGACGGCACTTCAACAGTTCAGAGTACAAAACAAACAGGTGATTCAGTTTACGGATACAATTATGGTAGTAGAGCGTACCCTGTTAATGTTTTAGATTCAGATATGAAAACTGATGACAGCGCTTATGGAGTTGCGATGGATGGAGTATGGCAAATAGATATTAAAATAGGTTCCAATGGTGGAGGTACTTATCCTGATAGTTTATTTTGTGAAACCTTTTATTTGGCAGAAAGAAAAGTTATGATGTGGGATAATAAATATTATTTGGACAACAGTCCAAAAGGTGGTTCACAACAATACTCTCAATACGGAAGAGAGATTGACATTATGGAAACTAAATGGCAACCTTCAGGTCCACAAGCAAATTTACCTAATGGTAATCCATCAGACCCATCAAGTCAGATGAGTTGGAATACTGAAGTATCTGGAACAAATGGATATAATAAATTAGAAGCAAAATGGGAGCAAATGTATAGTACATTCCCTAACCCAACTACATATGCTACATTTGGTATTGCAATTTTAGATGATGGGTTATACTTTTATGGTTATAATGACAAAGGAACTCAAGTTTATGTAGACGGACCGATTGTATTAAAAAACGATGGGTATACACAAGAAAATCCATTCGTACCTTACATCGGTACTTGGACTAAGCAAGATACAAAAACAAAACCAGGTGTAGAAGGTGGATTTAGTACTTCATATAAAAACTTTATTTATAAGAAAAAAACAGAAGTATCTGGTAACCCAATAACAAATAAGTCAGGTTTTGGACCAGGATTAAAATAATCTCAATTGATTATGAACTCTAAACCCTCATCAGAAATGGTGGGGGTTTTATTTTTACAGATATTTATGGATAAATGATTAAATTTATCTTATATTTTATTTATGGGTAAACTAATATTAGACTTTTCTGAATCAGTTAAAATTGATTTTAATGATATAATTGATGAGGTTATTGAAAAAGATTGTAGGGACGAAGCTCATAAAATAATTAGTCATTATATTAAAGGTGATTTTTTAATGCGTTTCAAATTACTCAATGTATATAAGGAATATCTAAATGAGGATTTAGATAACTTAATTTTAGAAATTGATAATTTAAAGTTAAAATTAATTAAAGAAAACCTTATTTCAGAACGTGGTTGTTTTGGTGTGGTTGTTGATGAAGGATAAAAATGAAAGCCATAATTGCTGTTAATAATTTAGGGTTTATCGGAAAAGGAGATAAACTTTTATGGTATAATAAAAAAGATTTGAGTCATTTTAAACGTATGACTTCGGGTGATACGTTACTGGTCGGTCACAGGACCGCACAAGCCTTACCCCTTTTACCTAATCGTGAATTAATCATTGTAGATAGAAGGGACCACTCAACTTTTCATTACTATAATTGTGATTGGTGTATTGGTGGTAAAAAAACATATGAGAGATTCTGTGAGGTCTTTACGGAATTACATATATCTCATATAGATAACAATGATATCGGAGATGTTACGTTTCCAAATCTAAGTAGATTAAATCCTGATTGTAAGATTTATAACTACAACTTTTAAAAACAAACATATGAAAAAATTACTATTATTAATGGGTTCACTACTATTAACTAGTTGTGGTGTACAATGGCAGTACAGTACCTTAAACCATGCGGGTCATAATCCAAAATACAATACAGTTATTAAATTACCTGATGATGTGGTTGTAGATACTTTAAGTTATTTTGATTTACAACGAAAACTTAGAAACGATTTTGTCTTTAGACATAATTTTGCTCTTTACGCATCTAATCAACCTTATAATTGGTATTTTAACAATCCCATGTTTAATAGATACAATTATTGGTCACCATTTAATTCCTTTGATTTTTATACTAACAGATATTGGTTTTGGAATGATTGGGCGTTTAATTATTCGTGGTATAGTCCTCATCGATGGTCTTTCTTTGGTTATGACAGATGGGGTTATAATCACTACGGATGGAACAATTATGGGTGGAATAGTTGGGGTTGGAATGGATACTATGGTAACAATTGGGGTTGGAGACAACACATGAATAATTATGCTTGGAATAATAGGTATAGAAGAAATACGGTATATGTGAATGGTAGAAGAGGACAATCTTCAATAATAGAATCAACTAAACGTAGTATTAAGGTTGATAATAAAAGAGAAAGGATTTATATTAATAATAATAGTCGACCTAACATTAACAATAGTAGACCAAATAATAATAGACCTAACATTAACAATAGTAGACCAAATAATAATAGACCTACTATTAATAATACTAGACCGACCATTAATAATAATAATACAAGACCAAGAGTTAATAATAGTCGTCCTGTAATTAATCGAAGTACACCGACAAAAACAAATAATAATAGGAGGAGAAAAAACTAAAATATGATAATAGTAGACCACAAAACATTTAAAGATAATCGAGGAAGTTACACTCCAATGGAGTTAGACATAATGGGAAAGGAATGGACACAATGCTCCATTTCAATTAATGATGGTAGATATACCTTCAGAGGTTTACATTACCAAACAGACCCACCACAAGAGAAATACGTTAAAGTTATTCGTGGTTCAATTATAGACATAGGTTACGATTTAGAAACTAAACAAACACAACATGTCTTGGTAGATGAAGGAAATGCAGTTTACTTACATGATGAGTACGCTCATGGATTTTTAACTTTAGAACCTGATACTATAGTTGTTTATATGGTTAAGGGTGAATACTCTCCTGAGTCAGAACATTCGATTGTCTGGAAAGATGTTCCTGAAGTAAAATCTATTATAGAGAAGTATACGAATGACCCAATAATTTCAGAAAAAGATAATAAAGGAAAATAAATTATGAAAAAAATATCAATACTATTTGTTTTACTAACATTTACAATGTTTTTATTTAGTTGTACTGCTGAACAAAGATATAAAAAACATATTAAAGAGAGTGGACCGATTCCTCAACCTAAGTTTAGTGTTGAACTATCAGTATTAGATAGTGTAAGTGAAATCCTACACTGGGAAATTATTAATGATACTCTTCATATTTACACACAAAAAGATTCAATAAGAGATGAGTATGAAAGGTGGGAATATATAAGAAGTTTAGACCCTGAGGGCTGGGAGGAATAAGTGCGGGCCACTATTAGAAAGATTAAATTAACTCGTCCTCATAAGGAATACCGTATAAGAAAGATTCACTATAGTCATAATTATCCGCCATCTTTTTCATAATGTCAGAGTCCTTAATTACATTATCATAAAAGTCTTTACCACGAGAAATAACATCAACCCTAAGGTCACCCCAACCATCATCACCAACATTAATACCTCTCCCACGGTCAGATGAGATATCCAAAGATGTGGATTTAAACATTATTATTTTCTCCAATAATCTAATGGCTTCAGATGGAACACCAGCAAAACGGTTAAGGTCCATTAAGTATTTTTTAACTCTTCGGTAGTCGTCATCTTTTTTATAGTCCAATAAGTCAACTACATACCAAAAGAAATCATCGGCACTAGTAACCCCTGTTTTTCTACTACCTGTTAACTTTTCTAAGTCATTATACATTCCGGTAATAACTTCACCTTTTTCAATAAGGTCTTTAGCGTTAATGGATTCCCTTAATACTTTTTTAATTAAGTCTTTATATATCATACTTATATTTCATATGTATGTCGACACTATCAATGTCAACGTCAAATGTTTTAGTGAACCAATCGGCTAATAAATCTAACACTTTAGATTGTCTAAATCGTAAGTTTCTCATGAACAAAGATACCAAACTGTGTTGTAGTGATAAATAACCTGATTCATTCTCAACTACTTTTCCGTTCATATGTTTTGGTCCATAGTGTATATAATACATTAAAAACTTACCGCTTTTACTATAAAGGTCCCATCTAGTATTTCCGTAATCGTCAGTATCTCTCTTTCTTACTTCACCGCCTGCCATTTGTTCGGACATAAAGTTTTCAACTAAATCGAATAGCTGAGATTGTGAAATAATATAACGTGACATATAAAATACTTTTAATATAAATAGTTTTATGAAGAAAAAACTATCTCAATTTTATAGTGATTATTAATTAATTCAAAAGAACGATTAACAGTATTAATAATATCTGAGGTGAGAATCTCATAAAAATAGTCAGATGTGTAACAATCATATTCTTCTTCCAACTGTATATAAGTGTTAAAATCAATGATGTCACTCATAGTAAAGTCTACTTTATTAGTATCAACAAATAATAAAAGGGTATCTTCATGTATATCCCAATCGGTAAGTTCAGGATGTTTAGGATATATAAATTTATCGAATAGTACATCAATAACTTCTAATAATAAAACAGAGGTGGACATGTGTTAAGGTAATGAAGACTTTAACTTAGATATGTCCATAGAAAGGTTATTAGGTACGTGTGGCGGAACCAAAGACTTTTCGACAACATTTGTCTCACTGGCCAAGTCAAACATCGTCTTAACCTCTGTACCTAAGTTATATACACCTGACAAATCTTTATTAACGCAATCGATAATAAGAGAGGCGATGGTATCAACATAATCAAAGTTACCGATATAATCGACCCAAGCGGTATCATAAGTAAAAGGGGAAGGTTTATGAGAACAACGTATAAGAAGATAATCTTCAGACCTTAACTGAACCAAACCGTCAGATAATAGTTTAGTATATCCATACCAATTATTACAATGAACAGGGACATCATCTTCACTAGCGAAAGGGATGGAGTTAGCATAAACATAATCAGTAGATATATGAACGAGTTTAATAAAGTTCTCGTTACAATAATCAATAAGTTTATCAGTAAACTCACAATTAACTTTCCAATGGTCATCCTTTCTTATATCATATGTGTCGGTGTGGGCAATACAATTAATAATAACATTATAGTTAGATAAGATAAATTCATCAAAATGTTCAATATCAAAACCATCTTTACTACGGGAAACATAATCCCAATTAGACTGACTAACTAATTCACGACCTAACAGTCCATCACCAAGAACTAATACTTCATTATTCATATTACCAATTTCTTCTTTTGTTTAATCTATCTTTCAGTGTCACATAAAGATATACACCTATAAAACCGAATAGACTTACATTCATTATTATCTTAAGACCAACCATTATAGTATCAATTATCTCCATCATCTTTTACTCTCTTACAATTTATACAAGTAAAAAACTTTTTAACTAACCAATCAAGAATAAATCTTTCAAAAAATACATCTCTAAATAAACGCCAAGGGAGTATAGTTAAGATAGTCCACGGAGTTATTTTAAAACTTCTTAAAACGATAACAGTTTTCTCACCGGCAGTAACAGGCATACCACCATGATAGGCCAATATGTGATTAGAGTTATAATGTATGTAATGACCTGGCTTATAATCCTGAGGACGATGTTCTAAATTAGCAAGAGGGAAGTTAGTACCACCACCTTCAAAATTAGTATTCAAATATATAAGGGTCGTAGTATAACTCCCATCATAATGAGGTTCCATTTCGAGACGGTCACCCCTATACTTAATAACGAATTTATCTTCATTATATTTAACACCTAATTCTTTCTGTAACTTATTAATTCTATAATCCATAAGTTTCTTACCCTCACAATCTAATATATCCTCATAAGGACATTCATAAACGGAAAGGGAGACATCACCAAAAGCATCAGTGATAGTAAACTTATCATGTTGTCTTTCTAAATCCCTAAGGATAATCTGACATTCAACATTCGGAATAGCTTTACCTACTTTATAATTAAATTTAAACATACTAAGAAATAATAAGAAATAATATATAGAAAGGAAATAAAGGTAATAGATTAATTCCATCCCCCTCACCCTAAAGGGACGTTCACTATCGTTCACTTTCAGTGTCTGAAATAAATCCATTCCCTATTTCCCCTTAAGAAGGTCATTAAAGACTTATCTCATAACTTAGTAGGGTATAACAAAACAATATATCTACCATACCCTAAAGGGTATTATTATGTATATGAAAACATTATACTATAAGAGAAAGAATACAATAGTATATAAACAATAACCCATAGGGTTAATTAACAATACTTCTCCCACTTTCTACCACTTTTGTAAGTCTAAATAAGACCTTATTCGTTGAGGTCATTTTGTCATAGTTTTAAAAAAGTAGTCCTACAGATACGTTGAGGTATACTTATTTAAACCTATAAGACTACGTCTCCCCCGCTTATGGGATTAATACTATATTATTTACTGGAAATTAGACATAGTAATTTATTACCCTCTACAAACCCCTAAACAGGGATTTATTGTCGATTTCATCGGTGAAATCAGGGATTTTCTTATTTTACACTATTACAGGATGGTGGTAGAAAGTGGGGAAAGGGACTGTGCTGTGTGTAACGTCCACATGACATTCTGACAAATCCAAATAAATTAGTAAAAAGTTTTCAACAAAATATCCCCTGACACCCTGTCAGAGGTAATTTATAAAAAGTTATCAACAATTTTAATGTGTACCAAAACGGGACCATAATAAAAAGTTATTAACATATGGTGTTCACAACTCTCCAAAGGGTGATATATTTATTAGTATGAAAGAAATCAGGGAGTTCATAGAAGAGAGTTTCACCCCAAGGGTAGATGAAGACATGAATGGTGTTAAGGTAATATTCTCCTCAACGGTAGGGGAAGGGACCATTTGGTTTGAACCTGCCAAGAGAGGGTGGAATAGAAAACCCTTATCCACAAATCAATATATCATTGTGGATGCTGACCTGACCCATGTGTTAACATTCTTAAATAGATACTACCAACTCAACGAGGAGAACTACCACGACATAAGAAGAATGTTTATCCAGCTCGGAATGGATATGGTAGACAAACATACCAAGGGGGAAGATTAAATTGTTAATAAATAACTCCCCTAAAATTTGGTAGTCTCAAAAAAAAGTGGTACCTTTAGGGTGGTATGAGGGAGGGTAGTATACCAAACAAATCCCCCACACTCTAAAGCATCAACACAAAGATACAACAATCTTTTTTAATACACAACTTGTATGGTAACTTTTTTTTCCTTATCTTTGTTATGTAATATCTCACAAGGATAGGACCGAGTAGACTCCAACCTGCCTTATACTTTCCTTCCCCCTAAACTCCAGGGCATCAGTACAAAGATACGAATAATAATTGACACTGCCAAATCCCCACACCATAAAGTTATTAACATGACATAATGACTGTTGATAACTTTCCCCACATATATTTGGATATTAACTTGTTCTGACATGACTCCCATAGATGAGGTCTCAGCTATTCCCCCCCTATATGGGGGTAGGGGTTAAAATACCTTAGGAACCCCCCCTTATGGGGTCCCCCCTCCCTGTATGGGTCCCGTATCCCCCCTCCCCCTGGGGGTGTTTTGGGGTCCAAAAGGGGGTTCAATCCCGTAAATAAAATATGTACAGATTTCTATATAAAAATGTTTATAAAAATTTTTGGGAAAATTTGGAACTATTTACCCTTGTTCTATGTATGAGAGTAAATGTTACTTGTGTTTTCTAAAAGGGGACCCCTTATTGAAAAAGGGTCCCAAATGTTGAAACAAAATTTCTGGAAAATTTTTTGGTAAAATTGGATATTTATTATTAAACGAAATTATTATGGGACAAAGAATAACAATAACAGAAGAACAAAAGGAACATCTACTTGGGATGCATGGTTTAAATGAACAACCATCTACAGGTTTTGAACGTAGTCTTGAACGTAGTCTTGAGAAAGATATTCCTAAAGGAGAGAAGATAGGTTTTTTGAGTGATGGTGAATTCAAAGACTTAATTGAAAAACTATCAAAGTGTGTAGATGAAGATGGGTTAAACAAAATGAAAAGATTAAGACCTGAACAGAAAAAGGAATTTGTTGAGAGAATGGAAATGGCTCTTGGTATTCACATTGATAGACCAGATAGGTCAAAGGGATAGAATATAAGATATAATATTATTTATAAACCCTCGCATTGTTGTGAGGGTTTTCTTTTTCTAAGATATTTATGTATAAATAGAATATTATGAGTTGTCCAAGTAAAGAACAGATAGAGTTTACAGTTAAATCCAAAGGGTATAAATGGTTTGAGAGTGGTAACTACAATGTTAATATTGTTGGAGTTAGGAATTCTTCTACTTTGAATGATGTTACCAACCAATTTGATGATTGTATGACAATTAGTTATATGGTTAATGGGATTTGGAATTATAATTGTTTTAAATGTACCACCGACCCTGGTCGTTATTGGGTTGAGGACCCGATGAATGATTCGGGGTGTGCTATTTTAAAACCTGGCCAATACAGGGGAGCGTATCAAGTTGGATTACATAAGAATGATTATGAGGCTTTGTGTCAGGTTAAACCTGTTGAAGTATATAGAGACAATGATTTGGATGACGAATATGATTTGAATGATGCCACCGTTCAACGTGGATTGTTTGGTATTAATATACATAGAGCTACTTCCATCCCTGGTAATGTTTCCACTCAGATTGATAAATGGTCTGCGGGGTGTCAGGTGATTGCTTCTTATGATGAATACCAAATCTTTATGTCCATTTGTAATGCTGCCAAAAACATATGGGGTAATTCATTCACCTATACTCTTATAAATTCGGATGATTTATTATAACCTGTATGGTAAACGTTAAAGATATACTCGATAAATTAATTGATGGTTTGTATGTTGATGTTGTGGATGGTCTTCTTAAAGACTATGTTATTAAACAATATCCCAACAAAGGTCCCCTTGTTGTTCATGCGTTATTGAATAATGATACCTATTGGAAGGATGGACCCAATGGTAACGGTGGATGGTACAATCTTAAAGAGATGAAAGAAAGAATAGGTAATCTTATGAGGTATGTAAACCTTGAAGTTGTTGATGTTGAGGTTGTTCCTTACTTTGATAATTCTCCTGAGGATATGTTAGAATGGGAAAAATTAATTAGTGATGAAAGATAAATATAAAACGGTCCGTTCTGTGATTGATAATTTATTGGATGAACATACTAAAGACCTCATCAAAGATTATCACGTTGAAATCGTCCCATTTGTTGGGGATTCTTTTAGTGTCAATCTTTATGTGTTGATTGATTCGGAGTATTATAACTCTTACGATTCCATAACCAAGTATTCTCAGATAATTCAGATGGATAAAAACCTTAAAGCCATTATGAAATACGTTTCTCCACTAAAATATGAGAGGTATCTTTTTATGGACGATAACCCCGAACAAGTGAAAAGATACCACAAAATTATCGGTCAGACAGAATAAAAAAAACCCCAACTATTAAGAAGGGGTTTCTAATTGTGACAGATTTGGTTTTACTCGCCAATAATATACTTCCATGAATCATTAATTTCTTCCATTAATGTTTCCTCGTTATATGTATCTGAGTGTAATCCTGATGCGATGGTTAAACGATATCTCTCAATGAACAATTTCTTGTTATCATTATCAAGGTTTTCGAATTCTTCCATCCACCATCTTCCAAAGTCCATTAACCATTCATCAATATCTTCATAGAACTCTTTTTCACTTTCCTCAAGGTTATTGTACTCTTCGGTTAGTGATTCGTATCTATCAGGGAAGGCTTCTCGAAACCATTCTCCCATTAATGATTCGATAGTAATAGTCATGTCTTCGTGTAAGTATGCGAAATCAAGCATTCCCCATAAGTTTTCATCCAGTTTCTTCAACTGTCCGTCTAAATCTGACTCGTCAATGTAAAATCTCTGTGGCATAATATTATTTTTTATTAATTAGTTAATTGTATAAAATTTTATTTAATCTTTGGTAGTATAATATAAAATTAATTTTAATAAGACAAGTCATCTATTAAAGTTTTTTGAAATATATATATTTGATGGAAAAAAGAAAAATAGATATTAGTAAGAGTTTATACGTAACAATTATGGTTGTGGTTTACATTTTATCAATTTAATGATATTTATAAATAAAAACGGTTTAAGATGAAAAAAGTAATTAAATTAACAGAATCTGATTTAGAAAATATTATCCAAAAAGTTCTTACTGAAAAGACTATGGGAGAAGTGCCAGGTGAACATCCACTATGTAAAGTTAAGTGTAAGAAAAAAGTATTAGGTAAAGGTAATGTCGGTGTCGATGTTAAAATGGTACAAAGTGCTTTATCTAAGTGTGGATTTAACAAAGAAAAAGAAGGTGGTGGTATGAACGCCGGTTGTGGTAAAGACTACAAAAAATGTGACGGTAAGTTTGATGTTGAAACTCAAAAAGCTGTTCGTGAATTTCAAAAAGATAGAGGTATTACAATCGATGGACTTGTTGGACCAAGAACATTAGAAGAATTGACAAAAGGTCAAGACTCGTGTTTGGCACCTTTCAAATGTAACTGTAAACAAAAAACAAGAGGAGACAAAGAGGGTACTATTCCCGGCACAGGTGTTGTTCCCGCTCCAGGAGATAAGGTTTCAATAAGTTGTAAGAAATCAATATCATGTTTTGAAAAACATAAAGACGCATGTGGATTAGCTAAATGTTTAGGAATATGTATACCTGACAATATGTGTAGTACTAAGAAAGATTATCCAATTAGTGACTTCCCACCAAAATATAGATTTGACGTTTAACGACAATATTTAATAGATTAAAAACCCTCATAGAAATATGGGGGTTTTATTTTTATAAGATATTTATAGATATGGAGTTCAACGTATTCAAAGATAAATTTAGTAAAGTGATTTTCTTAGTCACTGCAATTGGTGCAACTATTACACTAATCAACTATGTTGGTCCTGTTATTAATTATGCTAATGATTTAAATGACCTTGTTCAACAGTATGAACAAATAAATGAATCCTTAGAAAGAATGGACAAACATATTGACCAATACGAACAAGATAGGTCTAATAAGAAAAAAAGTTTTTCAATCGGACTGAGAAGTGATACAGAATCGGGTCAAGTTATTTATGTTGATGAAAATAATGGTATTTATAGAGCCTTTTTAGATAAGACAACTAAGCAGTATTTTTATTATGATATTGAAGGTATTGCTGTTTACTGTTATACAAAAAAACCAGTGAGAGGTGAGGAACGTCACGTTGAGATTAAACCTCTTATTATTCCTGATACTGTTATTATTAATAACTTAGATTCAATACAGAGGTAGGTTTTTCCATTTAACCGATATTTATTAATAAAACAATTAGACTATGAAACATTTATTAAATGACATGAGCCAAGATGAAATGAATTCTATTCGTGAACAACATACTGGCGGTAAAGAATTAACAATTGAGAATTTCTCAGAAATGGTTAACAAAAAATTAGGAGAAGTACCAACATTAGTTACTGAATCAGAATTAGAAGAACAAGGTTTAGGTGCTAGAATGAGAGCTAATAAAGAAGCTAGAAAACAATCTAAAGAAGCTAACAGAAAATACGATAATTGGGCACGTTCTAAAGGTAAAATACTTTCATACAACCGTGATTTTATTAAACGTATTGGTAAATTTCAGGAACAACTAAAAAAAGATTACGTTATTGGTGACAGTTTAAAACTTAGTAAAGATTCACAAATGTTTGAAAAATATCTTAAAAGTGTTGACGATATGAGAAAGACTTTACAGGCCGCTGAAGAACAAATCAAAAAGTTAGAATTCGACCCTAACAAGTAATGACTTGGAAAATTCTTTTCCTTTTTAGTCTTATAATTATAATTTATGGTTATTGGGTAGATTCCAAACACGAATAATTATTATGAAAAACTTACTTAAGATAGATGAGTCCGAGAAAAAAAGAATCTTAGGATTACATGAAAATGTTTTACCTAAAAAGGTAAACCTATCTGAACAATGGTGGGAAGAAGAACCACCAAAAGATAAGTGGCAATTACTTGAAATGGACATTAGAAAAAGTATGGATAAGATAATTGATAACCATAAACATAATTGGGGAAATGACCAATATAATGTTATGGGTGCCATTGAAGAAATAATGGAAGGTCTATTTCAAAAAGTACAAATAAGGTAATAAAAATAAAAACCCAACTTATTGTTGGGTTTTTTTATGTAATTAATCTTCGTATTCACCGTTCCACATCATTCTATTTTTTAAATTCATCTTCATCAACATCTTTAACTATATCATTAAGTACCATATCTAACGCATGTTCTTCATCCCATTCGTTTTCCTCTTCTTTACAATTTTCGTGAACTTCATTAATTACTCCTTTAAAGTGAACATGTTCTTTAGGTAAGTAGATACTTGCTAAGATTTCAATGACAGTCGCCACAAAAGCTATAACTGCAGTTATGTAAGCTGATTCATAAAGAGCTGAGAAAAATTCAACTACATGAAATAGTGAATGTAACCTTAATCCCCATCTTATGAAACTTACTAATATTTTATTGTGAGAATCTTTCACTACCTAACATATATTTTAACACAGATTGAGGTATTCCTGAATTTGTGAATTGGTTTAATTTTGCTAACGCTTGAGTTACATCATAAGCAAGTATAGAAACGGTCTTTTCCACCTTACCGTCAAGGTAAGTACATTGATAAATTAAATTATCTTTTACTTTTGAAGTACCTAATAATTTAATTTCTATTACTACGGCATCTCTACCTAACTCCGTAAGTGACTCACGGAATTCTTGCTCTTCTTTTTTGTATTTTTTTCTAATCATTTTTTTCTCTAATTTTTTTATAGGCTAATTCGTAAACATCTTCTAATAACATATTAGGATGTTTGTCTCTAATATTAGAAACGTTATTAAATAACTCCATACGCTTATTTAAATAATACGCTTCATAAACTAATTCTTCAATTCTATTACTCATTTTTTTACATTAATGGACCAGCACTACAAGTGTGAATTGCAGCTTTGATTCTTTGTTCTTCCATCCATTTAATGAACTTCCAAAATTCAACTATCTTTTTGACTATTTTCATCATTTAATTTTTTTTGGTCAGTAAACGTCACAAATAAACCTCCGACCATAATACCTACACCGAGACCATACATAAACATTTCCATTATTCTATTTTTTTACAAATGTAATAAAAAGTGTCCTAAATAAAAAGAATATACGATATTTTTTTTTATTTGTTTCAATATTTATAGGTATGAGTTTATATGATGAGATAATAGATTACATTAAAGGGAGAGTTTACCATAGGGAAAATAATCTTGAATGGGAAGAACACGACATGGAGTATAATCACCCATTAGCAGGTATTGAAAAATCTCATATTTTTAATGCTGATGGAGTCCCTTCTTTCGATATTAATAAAATTGGAGAGATGAGTGATGATGAGTTAGAAAATATTCAAAAGTATTTTAACGACTTTGAGACCGCTAATAGATTTAGGGTGAGGACCAATTATGGTGAGGGTGATGAATTAACTTTTAGGTATTACACAAATAATGACTACATTATACCATTCGCAAGTGTAGCTTACTTTCGTGAAGTACGAAATAATGTAGTTCAAGAGTTAAGAGAAAGACAAATGAAAAGGCGTAATCAAAATGCTAATGATTTAATCCCTATACTTAATAAATTTATTGAAAAACATAGTAAAAATAATCCTACATTATATCCTGATTGGTTAACTTTTAATTTTTATGAGGTAAGTTATGGTGATTTGATAGCCCAACCAGTTGTAGATATAGAAAAATTATTAAAATCTGGAGACAAACTTAGTATTGCAAAAAATACAAGAACTCTTTTAGAGAGAATATGGAATAGACTTTTAAATTCAGACACCTACCGTTCATATCAGGACACTTCACTTAATCAAGTAAAACCTAAATTACGTTTTACTAACGTTAAGTTTGATGGTTGGAACTCTTATATGAAAAATGTTGTTAATAAAGAGATAAAACCAGCCATAAAAAACCTTCCGAGAGCGAAAGAATGTGTCCATTCAATAATTTTTAGATTTAGAGGAGGTATCGATTATATAGAAATACAAATTCACCCAAGATTTAGGAAAGACTGTACTGATAATTATTGGAATCGATTCAATACTTACGATTTTAAAAATCAAATGAGAGAAGTTTTGGATGGTTATGGATGGAAACGAAATATAAACTATTCAGATAGTACTTGGAGAGACTAATAGTATGGATTATAAGGACAAAATAGACGCTTTATTGAAATTTTGGGAACGTACAGGTTCTCCAAGGATAAAAGATACTCTATTTTTCGGATGGAAATTTGAAAATATGGGACAATATTTAGATGTTTTGGGTAAATATTATGGAATTAGTGATATGAAACAACATATGATTAACGAATATAACGAAATCCTTAAAAAATATGACAAATGTGAGTCAAATTTAGCGTTAGAACAGTGGAATGTTGAAGATTATCCCATGAGTGTACCATATAATGGATGGGGAGGTAAGCCAACACAACACGTATACTATGATTATGACAAAAATTGGGAATTTCCGACTGAATGGTTTGAACAAAGTATAGAAATACTTATTGATGATTCCGAAACTTACTCATCAGACGTAGAAGAGACTTTAGAACACATCGAAGGGGAAGTAACAAATTATATTTATGACTCATATGATGATATTTGTGTTTCTGAAGCAATTAATAAAGCTCATCAATACATATATAAAAAATACGGACTATCTAGTAACATGGTAACAGGTCTTAGAGACTATGAGATACTTGATAAAATCGCTGAAAGAGAATCCGAAAAGGCTAAAAAGAGATTTTTAGAAACATATAACTTAAAGAAACTTTAAATTTATATAAAAACACCTAATTTTGTTCATAAATTACAAATTTTATGAATAAATTACTATTAGGTTTCATTCTTTTCTTTATTGGACAAGCCGCAATATGGTTCCAAACCAACGGACAGTTCGTTTGGCCTTGGTTTAAGAAAAATCCTCTATTAATATCAATTTTTATGGGTTCAAGTATTAGTTATGTGTTAATCTACGCAACAAGATTCATGGTTGAACACTTTGATGGTCTATTATGGCCAGGTAGATTCATCGCATTTGGTTCAGGTATCATTTCTTTTACATTTTTAACTTGGTATTTCTTAGGTGAGGGTATTACAACCAAAACTATCGTGTCTTTGTTCTTAGCGTGTAGTCTGATAGGTATACAACTTTTTTGGAAATAAGTTTTTAAATGAAAACTTAGATATTTATAGTAAAACACTATAAATTATGAAGAAAATTGTGGATTGGGTCTGTGGACTACTTAAAGATGAGAAAGGAACACCATCATCAAAAAGATTTATTGGTATAATATCAGGATTATCACTTTGTGTGGCTTTATTTATCAATTTATACACAGAACAACCCGTTGAACCTACACTTGTACAAGCAGTCGCTGCGATTTGTATTGGTGGATTAGGATTAGCGTCTGCAGATAAGATATGGGGTAAACATAAGCCTTGGGGTGACAAGAATTCAAACGAACATGAGTAAAAAAATACAATTAACAGAACAAGAAGTGTCCTCAATTAGAGGATTATACCCATTAGTTAACGAAAAAGTACTTAATGAACAAAGTGTATATGAAAAAATTAAGAAATCTTATAGTGAGCCTTGTAGTGGTAGTAATGAAATAAAAAAACCTGTAGTAAATGTTAAGGTAGTATTTGATAAAGAGGGTATACCTATCAGGGCTAACTTTTTTTTAAAGGGATATTTTGGTGCCACTAAGAGTGCCGATGAAGTTTACAAATCAGCATTACTACAAATGAAAGAAAAAATATTCGCAGAACTAAAGGCTAAACGAGTTATAGGTAACTATGATTTAGGTTTGGTCTTTATTAAAAAAGTTATAGGTTCTGCAAGTAATTTCTTAAATGGACCACTTCTTCCCACACATAGTTTGTACGGTAAACCTATATCACCTCAAGCTTTAACTCGTGAACCTTATAATAATTTACCTAAAGAAGGTGATTCTAATTGGAATAAAAATAAGGGATATGCTGATAGTAGATGGAAAAATATGGTTTCTTTTATAAAAAATAATGGAGACTCGATTGGTTTTTCTGTTGGAGAACAATTAAGAGACCCTAAAAATATTGAATCTAGAATCACAGACACTGGTGGGTGTACTGACGAAAAAAGAGATATTAATAATTTCCCTAACCCTGGTCAATTTGTTGTCATTGAAGGCGTAATGAAATTAACTCCACAACCAATGGACGATGATTTAATACAGCAATTAACCGAATGTGCTGAAGGACTTAAAATTATTGTAGGTTACTTTAATCAATCAATGAGTGCAATGGATACAGGTATTCGAATGCCACAAAATAGTAGGGGACATAAATGTGATTATGCCACATTTACTGTTTATTGTAACGATATTCCTGTAGGGGTATCAAATATGAATAACGGTGACCAAAGAGTAAGAAGTAACAATCCAAAGGCACGTGTTGGAATAGACCAAAGTAACGTTAGATATAGAGCACCAAAAGCAGTCGGTGATACTGTCTACAGTCTAATAACGGTTGGTACTAAACAATTAGAAGAAATAATTAAAAAGAGTGCTAATGGTAGAGTGAAGATGAGAATTCAAGGAACTCCAAACACTTTATTACGTCCGTCAACAAAAGGATATCATGGTGATGCTCCAATGGTATGCGCATATGTTGAAGAAGATAACGGAGATAAGAGAATAGTTTATGGACCTAAAGAACCTTTTGGTGGTTCAGGAGATGTTGGACCAGGTAAGTCACAATCACTTGGTTCCTTTAATCCTTGTATAACGATAGATAAAGTTTAAGCATCTAACCACAATACAAAAGTAGAATACACTACTTTAAAGTCATAGTTATTTTTAGTAAAGATACTATTACCACAGTTCACCGCACCTACAGTAGCTCCTTTATTTAACATTGCTTTATTGTGACCTTTAGAGACCTTCCAAGAATCTACAATTTTTTCTGCAATATCATCAATAGAATCCTCGATTCCGTTTATGGATACCATAGATACATTTTCATTTCCTAAAATATAATCGTTATCGACAAATACCATTAGTCTGTCTGTGAATTTTGGTGTTGTACTATTTTCAGTATGTGACAACCTACCTTCTACAATCATATATTTAGTATGAACCTCAACAGATAAAAAGGTTTTTTCACACCAAATTAATTCATTTAGTCCATTCTCAACCCTGTACTCATTGATTTTTTCGAATACTTTTAAGTCTAACGTTGTTTGTGAATACACATTTAACATTAGTATCGTAAATAATATGGTTAGTATCTTTCTTTTCATATTACAAAGATACAAAAAATATTTGAATTAAACACGATATTTATTATAAAAGAACAAACTCTATGAATTGTTGGACAACAAAATTATTTAAACATTTTCAATCTTATTACGGTAAAGAAGTTAATAAGTGTCAAATAGCTTTTGAAAGTGGTGAATTTAAAAATATTATAGGTTCTATGTCAAGAACATTTATTATTGAACCTGAAGATTTTTTAAATATCCTATTAGTTAAGACTGCACATTTTGGTAAGGAGTGTTTTAAAGATGACAAAATAGAAAGAATAAAACTTTATGATAAATGTGTTTTTATTGCCAAAAAATATAAAATAGATTTACCTAAAGATGTTGAAATGTTAATAGATGACAGAAAACAAAAAGTAGGATTGTTTAATAAACTAAAATCAATTTTTAAATAATGAAAAAACAAGAAAAACAATACATCATTACAGAATCACAATTAAAAACGGTGATTAAAGACGTTATCAAAGAACAAGGTCTTTATGGGAACACTTCTGACGTTGTTGATTACGATTTACCTGAATACTTATCCGATGTTATTATTTTAAGTAATTTAGAATCAATGAACGATGTTGAAAATGCGGTTAAAGAATTACATAAAAGACTTATGAGATTAGAAAAAGGTCTTGACACTGCAGGTTCACACCAAAAAGCTTACGGAACGGGTTTAAATTACGCTGAAAAAAATAAGAAAGATAAGAGGGATTTAGATAGGGATATCGAAGATAAAGCAGAGTCAGAAGAAAGAGATGAGGAACTAAGAAGAGAAATCGAAGCTCTTCAAAAGATGATTCAAAGTAATGACTAACAAAGAAGATTTTAAAATTGCTACCGAAAAATTATTAAATACTTTAGGTCGTGACATGGGTATTAAATACTATGGGTTTGATACTGAATATGAAGTTGCTAGTATTGTCGATTATACTACCGGTAAAGAAATTACAGACTTTGATTTGAATGATTACGAGAATTATACTGTGATAGTTAAATCTAAAAAACCACTTCCTGAAATATTTGATGTAAAAATTGAACCGTTATTTAGATATGGTAAGTATGCTCAACCTGAGGACTTAAAATTTAATTTAGAATATCTTACTCAATATATAACACCAAATAGGTTAGGTATAGACCTTGTCGGACCTGAGTGGAAATATGGGGATAGTACATACGCTACTTCAAAATCTTTTGAAGAAAAATGGGGTAGAAGTTTAGAAAGGGACGCGAATGATTTTAAATTAAATCCCGATAATTGGATACTACTAAGTAATGATGTCGTTGTCGATAAATTAACTGGTGATAGTTTTCCTTTAATGTATAATGGGTTGATTGATAAAACTGAAGTATGGAACATAGCCAGAGTTGATGACGATGAGTGGTGGAATTCTTTAAATGATGAGGATAAAGAAAAGTTAAATGATAACTTTAGTTAGTGAAATTGAGAACTAGCGGGTCTACCAAACATATGGTCATTCCAAATAACTTGACCTTCATCACCAATTATAGATAATTCAATAGCCACTTTAGGTTGATTCTTACCCTTAGGTAAAATAACATTTAGTATTTGTTCAGGTATTATAATATCCGCCAAATAAAATGGGTCAATACCGTATTCCCATATTTCATTTTCTATTTCATCATAACCTTCGATTTCACCATTTTTAATCTCTTTATCAAAATTAAGTGGGATGTCAGTGTATAATGTTACCTTAAAAATATAGTGTTCGTATTTAGTAGTGAATTGACTATTAGAAGTTTTTTCTACAAATTCAAAATCGATTGCATTAATTTCAAATTTATCTTTATAGATTGACCTTAATGTAGGGGTATTTAAAAGTACTTTACCTAACTCAACTATTTTATCTATATCTAATTCCATAACTATAAATATAACTATTTATATATAATGAATAGAAGTGAAGAATTAAATAAAAGAAGGGAACAATTAAAAATTGACCACGAAGCTAAGACAAATTTAGAAATGGTTAGAAAGGTCTTAGATGGGTTAGCTTTTAAAAATTTAGATGTTAATTATGATATTAAAATTAATAAAAAACATCTAGGTGCAACATTACCATATTACTATGATATTTGGGTGGATGTTGATGTTGATAAACATTACTCAAAATCCCCTAATTATGACCAACAGTATGTGGATGTGATTTATGACTTAGAACAAAAAATAGAAAATGCATTAAGATATGTTAATCTACAAAATTATTTTGGGGGTGTCATATTTGACTACCAAAATGATGAATTAGTAGAATTTGAAATAAATCGATTAAATGACCGATTTAAAAAATACATTCAATCACAATTCCCCAATGTAACTGATACAGATTATATTGGTGCTGATATATATTTTTATTTTTATAAAAGTGAAACTGATAATCCATACATGAGAGTAGAATTTATAGGTAACCCTCCATTCGCCCATGACCCTGAAACGGGTGAAGATTATGATGTATTTAGTTGTGACGAATTATATGAGATGATGAACAATTTTTATTTCACTTCTCCACTATCTTCTGAATTCGAATACGAAAACTTTACTTGCTCCTAATATATTAAGTATTAGTTGATATTTATCTATATGAAACAGATTAAACTTGTCAATGTATTAAAAGAATCGGTACAAGAAATGTACTCACAAGACAAAACATCATCGGGTGTGGGAGAACTTGTATTTGACAAAATTTGGTACTCACAACAATATGGTAACTCGGTATACTTTTCAAATTTTGATAAATCCTTAGGTTCAGTTGCTAACAGTAGTAAATTAAAGTTAACTGATAAAAAAACGGGTGAGGAATACATTTTTGATTCCGAAGATTTAAGAAGCACTAGAAACGGTAAAACATTATACATTCCTATGGGAGAGATTAAACAACTCTACCCAAGATTACTTTCAGATTTATTAGATAAAGAACATAAAAATAAAAATGAAAACTTAAGTGTTAATACACTAAAAACAAAAGCCTCAGGAATACCTCAACTTATATTAGATATTTTAAAAGAAGTGTACCCAAATAATTGGGGTAAGATTGACGAACCTGGATGTGAAACATTAGAAGGGGTCATCGATATCTTTCCCGCGATGGAAGGGGAAAGATGGTCTATACTAAATTTCTTCGATACTAATCCAGGTGTAATCAGATTATTATTAGAAAAATATCAGGACGAAAACGAGGATACTACATTAGAAGGATTCAAAGATTACCTAAGAGATAATAAGGATGAATTGTTCAGAGCTGACAGTCCATTCTTACAAACATTAGTAAAGAGAAACTTACAATCATTCGAAAGAGGGTGGAAGACCGAAGCAGAGGTCATAGACATCGTTAAAAGAGAGAATCCCGAACTAACTGATGAAGACTTTGTACAATACTGTTTAGGTTCAATACAAGACCGTGTAAGTGGTGTAGACTTTAAAGTTAAAGGAAAGGGTTACCAAACAAAACCAGCGTCTAAAATGGAAAGATTAAGAAACGGTGGTATAAGAGTACAAACTTATGGTATGAGAGATTGGTACAAAAGAAAACCTGAGATAGATTACATACTATATTCTAACGGTAAAAACATAGCCGTATTCCCTAACAGTAACTATACAGTTTCGAAAGATGGTAAAACAGTAACACATTTCGGACCCATAGTTAAAGATTCATTTGTATAAATAAAATTATTATTCTATATTTGTCCTATAACAAAGACAGATATGAGTAAATACCGAGTAGTTCGAGAAGATTATTATAATGAACGGGGTATCTCTTTTGATACATGTTTCTTTATTCAAAAACAAAAATCATTTCTATTTTTTAAAAGATGGGTATATATCACACATAAGGATGTGGGAATTAAAACTCTAAATAAAGTACCTCTACATTTTAAAGGTGGACTACTCGAAGCTGAAGATTTTATTAAAGATGTTCTCAGTAAAGATATTATGATTAATGGTCATCATCTTTCTGTCCTAAAAGAGTATGACTCTAAGGGTGTCAGTATATAAATTTCTAAATTTTTTTGTGTCTACATTTCTCAGGCGGGGGGTCTTTAAAAAACTTTCTATTGTAAACCTCAAGGTTATAACTCCAAAGTTTCTTCAATATATTATATAAGAGATTCATTTATATAGAGTCCATAAGATAATACCCACTCTTTACATATACACAGTAAAAGAAAGGGGTATTGTATGGATATACATATAAAGGTTAAGAAAAGGGGGTATCTATATGAGTAAACATATAATCCCTAATAAAAGGGTGTGGAGTATAGTCTATTATATAATACACTACCTATAATTCTCCGTAAGGAGAAGAAAACCAAAGTGTAGTGTGAGTATAGACTCATATAAGAACACCCTCTTAATAGAAAATCACCCAAAATCACGGTTTCATCTACGAAACACTCTACAAAACACCACTTAGAACACCATTAACCGATATATAGGGATGGTGCCCACTAGTATTTCTAAATAGGGGATTCCGACAGTAAGGGAGGGGGTTATGACCATTAGTGAACATAATCACCTAAAAGTATAACTAAATGGGGATTTCACCGATGAAAACAAAGATTTTTTAGGTATCTGTCGGAATAAACTCTTTGGAAATATTATTAAATGGTGTAAAACTAATGATTTAATATACTTAATTAATCATTCATATGCCGGAATCGGTTCCTTCGGACCTCTTTCTCGACCTTCGGTCGGTCTTTTTTCTTCTAAAAAATTTTTTTTTAACGGGTCCTTCGTCCCGTATTATTTACACCTTTTTAAGAAAGTCTTTAAACATAAAGGGGTCACATATATTTATAGTTATGGATTTTAATTTAATGAGTGACATGTTTAATAGAATAATGCCTAAATCATATGAAGATTTATCTAAGTATTCTAATATGGTTATGGACCATACTTTATTAGATGGTAAGATAAAGAATATTGAATTAAAGTTTGAACCTTCTAAAGAACCTATTAAATATGGTGGATGGGAAATGAGACAACCCGGTACTTTAGTTGTTAATGTATTTTTAAATACAGAAAATTTTTATGGAATATCTGATAGTATACCAGGGATAGAAAAGACATATGAATTAATGCCTGAACTTGAAGCCGACACTTTTTTAGAATTTAATGGATACGAATTTATAAAAAACATAATCTTCCCATATATTTCAAAAAAGTTTCTTAGATTATTAGGGTTGTCATTTAATGATATCCCTTATATAGAATTTAATCTTATTAATCACAAAGGTGATGTTTTAGTTAATTACGAAGAAGATTTGGATACGTATGTTAGACCTTATTTGTTTGACAAACGTTTGTGGAAAAAAATAGATTAAAGTTCGTACTTACCTTTATTGGTTTCTAACCAATTAACAAACATATCTAATACTTCAAAGTCAACGTCCTCAAGGTATTCACCATAATTTAAATTATTTAAACCATCATAAGATGGTAAAGTAACTTGAATTAATACTGATATATTTTCAGTGAAAATATTATCATAGACCATACCTGAATCGTATAGCATATCATAAAATGATGAGAATATATCACCATCAACGTTAAAGTGTCTATCTCTTGATTCTTCAGTAACTAAATTAGATATTAATTCAAAAATATAATCAGGAGAAACCTCTTCAGATATACCTTCAACACTCTCTATAAAATCGTTAATAGTTTTACGAGTAAACGGATTACCATTTAATTTTAATAATTCAGGATTATTTATTATTGCATCAAAACGAATAAAATCTTCATCCTCTAATTCAAAATAATAATTTATTTTACTATTGTATCCTTCTAATAGTAAACTCTTAACAGTAGAGTTTAAAGGGAGTGTAACTTTAAAGTATTTAGTTATGTTTTTATAGTAATCTTGAATATTATTTTTAAGTTTATCACTTAAAGTTAAATTATTCCCAATTTTTTTACCATTTAAAATCACATTTCTAATATAAAAAGTTTTATTTAGAACTTTAGGTATATTGAAATAGGGTGAGTCTTTCATAAAAAGAGAAACAAACATATCTGAAAACATGACTTTAGTTAATATTGGTACAGGAAAATCTCCTTCCACAAAGATATCGATTGGTCTCAAACCATTATCAGGTTCTTTCTCTCCCAATTCATAAGTTATATCCATACCCATATACTTAGAACGAGTTTGGTTCATAAATTGAATTAACATGTCGAATTTGGTATCCATTTCACTCATAACCTATAAATAGTTACGTAAAACATATTTAACCGAACAACTAATATTTATTAATATGAGTAACAAAGTTGCATTAGAGTTATTAAGGGACTTTTTCATGATGCTTGGGCCCAAGAGACCTACCGAGTTTTATAACTTTGTGGTGACCCCTTATAAGGATTATAAGGAGGGTTCTCACGTTATATCTTTTAACCTATCAGATAAGTTAAAGGAAGAGTTGAATATTGATATAAATATGTTACCATTAAGTGCCAGTTCTTTAGAGAATTTGATTTTGTCTCACATGACTAGTGAGACCGGAGTTAATCAAAAATTTATGAATCTAATAGATTTTATTAAATCTTTACCTGATTTTAAAAAAAAGATTGACAACTATTTTGAAAAACAAAATATAGATATTATATTTGAGTTCCAATAGTATTCCATAAATTATTTAAACAGAAAGAATGGGAAATGCAGAGAAAATTAATCAACTTGAAAAACAGATTAAAGTTTTGGAGGATGAGAAATCAACTATACAAGAACAGTGTAGTCATAAAGAAACTCGTGTCCAATTCGAAAAAGGTACCAGTAATATGAGATTGTACTGCTGTGAATGTAATAGACAATTAGGTTTTCCTTCACAGAGCGAAATCGATAAATTTTTAAACGTAAAAAAATAAAATATGGCTTGTGAAAATTGTACGTGTAACAAAGACAAATGTCTTAACGAAGGTTGTACTTGCACTAACTGTGAGTGTAAATTTATAGATAATACCTCTGAGGAGGTTTAGGACCGCTTATGTTTATGGGCGATTTTAAGGGGGAAGGTTCGCTACCGTCTCCCTTTTCTATTTTCTAAAACCTTTGATTTCTTTTCTGTTAACCACATCAATTAAACTCTTTAATTGGTTAACTCTATTAGATATAACTGATTGCATTAATTCTAAGGTTTCAATATCATATTCACCATTAACGAAGTTCATAAAATCCTCCGATTTTATTTCTGGCTGTACCTCAACATCTTCATTTAATTTTGATGTATCTGAGTTCATCGGTACTTCTTTAATGTCATCTACAATTTGTTCAGTATCCCAAGTGTCACCCCACTCCTCATATAAAAACTTACCATCAGATACGTCAATTTCACGATAATCAATTTGTTTTTTGATAAACTCTTTTGAATATCCTTCAACAAATAATTTATAATAATCGCCTTTTCTACCGGTATATCTTTCTTCAGCTAATACTTCAAATTTTTTAAGAGTTGGTACGACATACTTAGTTTTATCAGTTTCACCATCACGAATTAGTTCAATATTTTCTAATATGAAATTTCCATATAAATCTTCAATAATTCCATCAAATTTAGGTAAACCAAATAAAGATAAATTTTTAATAATTAAAGGTTTTAAACTTGTACTGTAATTTGAATCAGTAAAATCGATATCATCAAAATCTTCTACATAATCAAATGGTTCAGGGTTTTTTTCTTTTAAAAATAATAACATAGTTATAAGTGCGTCTATATTAATTGAAGGAGCAACAACCTTTTTAAAACTTTGTTCTGTTATCATCATAATATTTTTGATTCTTTTAACTGTAGACATGTATAGTTTTATTTTTAAATAAATATCTGAATATTTATATTAAAACAATACTAAAGTGAATTTTGAACAAATAGTACCCTTAATAAAAAAATTTATCGATAAGGTAGTTAATCTTGATAAAACATTATCAAAACCAAGCGCCGGATTTATTATTAATAGAATGTTAACACTACCAGGTGCTAGTAGATTAGTTAGGTCTTCTTTCAATAACAAAGAAATAGTTCAATTAGCATATGCAGTTTATTTCATGTTTAAAGGTAACAGTTTGGAAGCTGCAATATGGAAATCTAAAAATGATTTAAGTCTCTTAAAATTAAGAGAAGTTGGGGATTCATATACATTAGAAATAGAATGTGAGGAATGTTATGGTGATGGCTATATAGATTGTGATGAATGTGAAGGTTCAGGTAATGAAGAATGTGAGGAATGTGAAGGTACAGGGTTAGTTTATGACGTAGATGTATCTGATGAGGACATGGAGTGTCAGGAATGCGAGGGTACAGGACAACGTCCTTGTTGGACATGTTCGGAAAGTGGGGGACATGTTGATTGTGATAATTGTGTTGGTTCAGGGACTCATGATGATGATGAGGATACCGTATTTTATAATGATTCTGTTTGGGTAATCGGAAATCCTGAATTAAGTCAAAAATTAGATTCTTTAGAACAAGGTACATTTATTCCGAATATAGAGGAGTTATTAGATGAATATAAAGGGGATATAGTACTTTTATCGTGGGTTGAGGAAGCGGATAGTGAACCGATATATGATTTTGAAAGTACGTATGGAAATTATTCAGATTTACACAAAAGTGAATCTATTGAATTCTTAAGAGATTATAAAGAGACTAGTCCATCTAGTTTTATAGAAAAACCCTCAAATAAAAATCTTATAGGTTATAGAATCTAAATATTTTAGATTGAATACTTACTTATAAATCTTTTTATTTTATTAATATTACCAAATGATTTTAATACGATAGTTCCCCCATCTCTAGTTATAGATACTGATAAATTATCCATATCGTAAATAATTTTATGTGTATCATTTTCCTTTATTAACTTTTTATTGTTAAACGTACTTAATTTAAATCCTAAATTAATAAGATATTCTTGTATGTCATCTTTAGGAATAAAAGATGGTTCACTCTTTTTAATTCCAAATAAATTTTTTAAAAAATTAATCATCTCTCTCATCTATTAATGGGTATTCTTTATTGATGTGTTTTAGTCTGTTCTCCAACCAACTATTATAGGTTTCATCACTTTCTAAAATACCGTACCTATTTAATGTATCCCTTAAAATTGAAACTTCATTTCTAATATCATCCATTAATTTCCAAATGTAGGGAGGGGCTTTACTTACATTCTGAATACTTACACTGGTATGGTTTGCGGATTGCAAATATTTTCTTAATTCAGTATACATTTCGACAATTTTATTGTCGGCTTTAGTTTTATCTAAAAATTTTTCCATTGAAGTACTCATGACTATAAATATAGTCGAGTTTATAAAGTATGAAGTATATTTTTATAAACTAATGAAAGATTTTCACCGCCAGTATTATTTTGATAAAATTCTAAATCTCCTGTATGTGTTGTGTCTTGAGACCAGTAAGTTTCTGTCTCATTTTTGATAGTTTCGATAGTATAAGTTTCTATATTATCAATTTTAAGTACGTTAAATATTTCAGTTAAATCCTCTTTTGTGAATTTACCGTGTATTTGTATCGTTTTAGTTTTTAAATCTAATGTGAATTTCATTATTTTTCTTTAGTTTCTTTAGTTTCTATATTTTTAGTGAAACAATTACCTTCATTGATATTATTCCACAAATAGTATAGTAAAAAAACAGAAAGTAGTAAAGAAATTGATTCTACAATCCAAAATTCTTTGGAGTAACCACATTCACTTATAATATAACCTTTAAATGTATCAACCACTGATAGTAGTGATAACCCAATAAAGATTAATATAACTTTTTGATACTTTAGACAAAATTTTAAATGTTTGTTAAACATGTTACAAATATACATCTAATGTGTCAGCATCAGTACTAAATTCGTCTATGAAATCCTGAGTGAATTTACCATCTTTTCTTAGATATTCAACAGGTATGTTACTAAAAACCCAATCTAAACAAAGTATAGCTACTAAATGCTTGTCTTTATCATATATCGGTACGGCGCAATGTCCTTTAGTTCCACTAGAATAAGCCAATGACCTCAAACCAATATCATTCATATCTTCGATATTTGGAAAATACATATTATTTTCCATAACATCTTTTATGTAACTAGTAAAACTAGTGATTAAATGATTTTGATTTTTTTCGGCTTTTCGTTCTAATCCATCAGAACATCTTTCATAAGTAATTGATAATTTTTGCATAGGTGAAGTAGTATAAAAACTACCACCATTATGAAATTGCCATATATATACTCTATCGGCGTTATATCTTCGCCTAACGTCTCTTATTGCGAGATGTACTATTTCATCTCTTTTGATTTGTTCCATTAGTTTTTCTTTAGACTTATTTTTTTCTTGTTTTTCTCTCATTTGTCTAAAGAAACCTGCACCAACTAAAGCGACAATAATTGATGTTATAGAGGTTATTAAAACTTCCGTTATTCTTATCCAGTCCATTAAATCGTAATTTATATCTTATAAATATGTGGTTTAGAGGACTTTTTTTGTTTTTTCAACTCTTTTAGTCCCAAAATTTACTTTGTACCACAATCTCTCGTGTATAAAATAAAGAATCATCTTGGTTACAATCTCAAATGAACCGATAGTTAAACCAATTAGTGGGTCACCTGAAACAAACCATCCAATTAACATTGTGTCAATAGTACCTACAATTCTCCATGTTATAGTTTTTAGTAGATGTCTTTTTACTGTTACTTTTGTTTTTACCATATAGTATAAGTATCTAAGTAAAAAATACTAAGTAAATAAATCCCCCACAATTAGGTGAGGGATTTAAAAAATTACTTCTTACTACGAATCACCTCATCGATAATTCCATACTCTAAAGCCTCTTCCGATGATAACCACAAATCACGGGACGCATCCTGTTTTACTTTTTCGGGGTCTTTATCACAAAATTCACCAAGTAGGTTAAATAATGTGTCATTTAGTTTAGTCCATTCTTTCATTGTAATTTCAGCATCTTGAATGTTACCTACCGCACCTCCCGATGATTGATGTAACATTGTACGAGAAAATCTAAGTGATGAACGTTTACCTTTAGTTCCCGCTCCCAATAGAATTGAACCCATAGATGCCGCCATACCTGTATTTACTGTAACAATATCAGATTTAATGTAGTGCATAACATCGACCATTGAAAGTCCTGATTTAACCGAACCACCAGGTGAATCAATATGCATCGTTATATCCATATTATCGACAGAATCTAAATACATAAGTTGTGCTTGTACCACTGTTGACATTGCGTCATTAACAGGTCCTGCAACCCATAAAAGACGGTCTCTCATTAATCTTGAGAAGATATCTAATTGTACTGCCCTCATCTCTCTTTCTTCTAAAATGTAAGGGGTCATAGAACCCTCAAGTTCTTTTTTAATGTGATGCATTGTTAATGAAGATAAATTATGTTCACTCATTGCATACTTTTGAAAATCTTTTCCGTAATCCATATTTTTTTAATTTTAGTTCTACCGTTATATTTATAGTAACAAAGGTAAGTAAAAAAAACCAAATAGAAAAGATATGAGTTTAAATTTGAAAGAAGCTGCTGGAGTACCTAAAGGTATTGTTGATGCGGGTGAAAAACTATATAATGATTTTAAACAAAAGGTAGTTCCTATGTTAAAGGATGGTCAAACTGAATATGAAGTTAATTTTAAACCATCAGAACCATACAAAATAGGTGATGAAGAAATTAGTGATGTTGAGATTAATTTAACCCTTAGACCTGATAGCGATAGTTATGGGGAAGCTAACATGCAAGTATTTAGAAAAAATACTTTGAAAAAAGTTGGTAATGAATATGTTCTAATGAAGGTTAATAAGAATGGTAAAGTTATATTAACTATTGATAAACCTGTACCTGAAGATTGGAATGTAAAAGATGTGATAAATTCTATTAATAACTCAAAAGTTCAAACAGTTAGCGCCTTATCACACGAATTAAAACATGAGTATGACGATTTAAAAACACCTCATATGGGAGTTGAAAAAGTTTCAGAATATCAATCAAATACTGAAATGTTTAACTTTCCAATTGCGCCAATCCAAAGAATGTTTTTTGATTTATATTATTTAGATGAAATAGAAAATTCAGTTAGACCCACGGAACTTTATGCTAAATTAAAAACTTTAGGTATAGGTAAATCAGGATTTTTAGATTACTTGAAAAAAGAATATTTCATTATTATGGAATCTATGAGATTTAGTGTTAATGAAATGATAAAGGAAATATATGGTAATATGAATTCAGTTGATGAGTTATTAAGTCAGGTAGATGGTTTAGGGGTACCTGTTTCTGAACTTAGTGACGATGAAAAAGTAAATTTAGTTTTGAGGATTGCTTATATATCTGCGTCTAATACTCGAAGACAGAATTATGGAGACTCATTAGTTGACAATGATATTGAAACTGAAATAGGGTTTTTCGGAGACAAAGCCGTACAATTTGATAAGTATGAAAAAAGTTTTGGTAAGTACGAAGAAGATATTATGAAATTTTATCAAGACATCGAAAAATACTTAAAAAGAAGTTCCGCAAAAGTTATGAAGAAACTAGGGAAAGTTTATTCTCTACTCCCTGACTAAACCATTTAGGGGTTTTTCTATTTTTCCATTTAGAAAAATAAGCTTTATCTCCGAGATAATAGTTTCTATAAGATTCTACAACAGATTTAACCTTATATTGGTTTGGCATTGCTTTAGGTGGTTCAGTAAAACCTTTATCGGAAATGTTAGGTTTATTTACCACACACCATTCAATAACCTCCTGAGATTTGTGCTTACGACCATAACGGTAAGTGTATTCATAACATAACTCTAATCCTAATTCGCACAACCACAGATAATTGGTGATACTTTCACGTGCCCAAATAGAACATGGATGATTCTTATGTGATAATTTATAAGGTATCTCATTACTGATTGATTCTGTCATGTGATGTACTCCGCAAAGTAGTTGGGCGGATTCAAGTATCATTTTAACTACATGTTTGTCGTTGTGATATTCGGCACATTTCTTTACGTCTAAATCTAATACAAATATATTCATAGTGTTTATTTATTAATACAAATATAATAAAAAATGTTTAATTAAAGCCTAACTCTATCGACCGAAATGCTATTTTTTCAGAAATTAAATTCCACCTCTCTATTTCATTTACATGTGTTGAGTTAAATAAATCTATAACATCACTTGATAAGTCATCATTCATTACAAAGGCGTCCGCATGACCTAAATAAGTTTTTATCTCAGTTATCCCCCCTCTCCTGTATTTTTCAACTAATACTTCTTCTGTAATCCATCTTTTATGAAATCCCATAATTTTTATTTTTTTATAATCCTAAACTAAATGTTAATATGTAGTCAATAGTACTATCATTGACTTTTAAAGTTCGGTAATCTATAGAGTGTTTATCTAAGATACCTTTAATTTTATTGTCGAACTCTAATGACTCTTTATAATCTTGAAATCTACCCTCATCTTGGAACACTTCAGGTCTATCTAAAAATATATTAATATTTTCGTATTGTTTAAAAATATTTAAAACCATATCGTCAAAAGTAGTATCGTATAATGCAGAGGGGTAACCATCTTCATAACCGTTTTTATAAGCTAACGACAATAGTAGTGGAGAGTCTAAAATAATATAATCTACTTTACCATAAGACCTTACTATACCACGATGTTGACTTGCAAAAATAAAAAGTTGGTCATTTATTTGTGACGAGTTTTCTTCCCAAGCTACTTGTTTAGGGAATTCGTATGGATTATCACAGCTAATATTTCTTTTTTTTAATTCGTAAAATAATCCTGAAGTGATTGTTGATTTTCCTGAACCTGGACCACCGAATAGATTTATTATTTTAGTCATCTTTTATTAAAATATCTTGGTGAATAAATAAATAAGTCCCATTAAAAACATACCAACAAACCCAACAAATGCACCAATATAACTACTTCTCATCTGTAATTCAGTTTTACCTTGATTATCAAAAACACGTTCATCTACCGATTCTTTAGGTAATGGTTGTTTATATCCGTACTCTTTAGTCTGTCTTAATTCATTTATGGTTCTTTTCTTCATCTTTTTTATTTTTTTAAGTCTCGTTTAATATCTTTTTTTACTGTCTCTAAATACTTTTTACGTTTTTTGTCGCTCACAAATGGTACTGACCAAAATTGTTTAGTTTTTCTCCATCTTGATGGGCTCCAACCAAATACAAAAGTATAAACCCCCATTACTAATCTTAATTTAACTGAATTTAAATAAAGGGTAATTACGGGTAACATTGGAGCTCCATGAGTTATATAAGTCCTCACCTTTTTATCACTTAGAAATGGTTTAGGGTAAGCATACATACCAAATAGGGGTACAAATTTATATGCGAATCCAGGAGTGAAAACTTCATCAAAAAACGTTTCCATTTTAGGTACCATTCTAAACCACCAAACAGGTGAAATAAAATAGATATGTGTTGACCATGTAACTAATTCTTGATAATCTTTAATTAAATCCTCTCTGTTCCTATGTAGTTTATCTTCATAAACGTCAATAACTTCATAAGTTTCATTTTTAGAATCTAATTCATTAATTATAGTCTTGAATATACCATTATAACAAAAGGATTTATGGTCAGGATGACCAACAACGACTAAATGTTTTTTATTTTTAGAGTTCATAATACTTTAATATTAGTAAAATTTTAGTTTATATTCAACTTAGATTTAAAATATTTAACCATAATATGTCCACTCCTATAATTTGTAGCAAGCGGTACATCATGAACATCACATAATCTCATTAACATTGAAATATCTACATCATGTGGGTGTTTATCTAAAGGGTCCCTGAAAAATATAACCCCATCAATCTCACCGCGAGTTACCATAGCACCGATTTCCGCATCACCACCTAATGGTCCGCTATTTACCGCGTCAACTTTATCTATACCAGCATGTGTTATTTTTTTACCTGTAGTTCCTGTAGTTACTAAAGATACTTTATTATTATTAAAAAATTTTAAACGTTTCATTACAAACGCAACCATATCGGATTTTTTACCATCGTGGGCAATAAGTGCTAATTTCATACTTTAATTATTTTATACAAATATATTATAAAATATAATATTGATAAAATCAAAAAAATAAATTACTTTAACACATCTACTTTAATAATAATTGAATTAGTATCCTTTGGATTTTTTTCAATCCACCATACTCTATTTTGAATATCTACAAATTCTTCCCCGAACTTAACAGGTAAAACCCACTCTTTAACGGGATACTCACCATTCCATTGGGTGTCAACTATAATTGGTACTCCCCACATACTTGGATTTTTAATTATTTTTGCGGGTGTTTGATTATAACATCCCGAAAATAGTATTGAACAAACTATTAATATTTTTTTCATATCATTTAATTTTTATATAATTTATTTATCTAAATAATGTCACATGTCCGTGAGTTTTTATCCCATAACCAGGACGAGTAGCCTCTAATTTCCAAGTATAAACACCATCGGGACAATAATAATCTCCACTATATGGTAAAAACCAACTCAATTCGGGAAGAGGTGCCCCCGTCCAATTAGCTAAAGGATAGTCAGTTCTCCATACTAAATTGCCCCATCTATCGTAAATTTTCATATCCCACGTTAACCAACAATCAGCTTCAGTTACTACCCTAAATGATTCGTTTTTACCATCTCCGTTTGGTGTAAATGCGTTAGGAATATATAAGTCATCATCAACACATGGAACAACTGGTCCGTCATTGGATGAATTACAATCAGGGTTTGTTAGTGAGAAGGTAACTATGTTATTTAAGGGTTCCACATCAGGATAGTCAAAGTTTCCTAAACCACTATCACTTTCGTATGGCCAAGTATTACTATCGTTTATTTGAGTTATGGAAAGAATCCAACATTGTTCATCAAAGAATCCATCATTTATTGCCTCCTCCCAACAAAAGCTGGCGTCTGAACCGGTAACAAATGCGTCTACAATGTTAAAAGTAACTTCATCACCTGTTTGTAACCAAGGACCTGGTGAATTAATATTGACTAAAGGAAAACTTACAGGGTAGATTAAAAGTGCCCAACCATTATCATAAAAACACGGATATGGGTAGGTATCTAATTGTGGTTCTGTAGTTATACCTAATAAAAATTCACCGATTGAATCAGAAGGTGAACCACAATTTACTCCTGAATTCACGTATAAAGTAATATCCATGGTTTGAGGGTCAAATGACACAATTTCCATATCACATTGACCTTTCACTATGAATGAAATAAATAATAAAATTAATGTAAGTGGGTTTTTCATCTGAATATAGTTATATGTCCCCTTTCTTCAATTATCAATGCACTATTTACTTTCTTACCTGTAACTACATAAACGTATAGCCCGTCAGAAACGTAATGATTTCCTCCATTCACACTTCCATCCCAATAAGGATAGTCGTCAAAATTATCACCAGTATTGTAATACACTTCATTTCCCCATCGGTTAAAAATTCTAAATTCAACGTTTTCCCAACAGTTTAAATCATAGATTAGTTTCCACACATCGTTAATTCCATCATTATTTGGTGTAAAAGTATTAGGAATATGGATAGTTGTCCAATCAGGACATATTAAACCTGGTGGGTCTTCATCACAAGGTAATCCCGTTTCACAGTCAATCCAAATTTCTTGTACAACATACTCGGTAACTGTGTCAGTTAGGTATATGTAATTATCAATAAAGACTGTATCTGTAAGATACTCTGTTATGTAAAGGGTGTCAGTTATGAATTCTGTTTCAGTTAAATAAATCGTATCTGTAACTACTTCTGTAATATACAGTGTGTCTATAATGTATTCTGTTTCTGTAATATAGAGTGTATCTGTGACGTATTCTGTGATATATTCATAAACAGTATCTGTTACATACTCTGTTACATACTCAGTTATATATTCATAAACTGTATCCGTTAAGTAAATATAATTATCCACATACTCAATTAAAGTATCAGGTGGTGACTCAACATAAAGAGTGTCTATAATAGTATCAGTTATAAAGATAGAATCGATTTCATAGATATAAGTTACCGTTTCAATTTCAATAGTATCTGGCTCACAAACCTCAGGACAGATTAAATCTTCTAATTCATCAGGATAGTAAACGGTAGTGTTATTGTTACCCGTTACAATCTCATCATTAACATTATCAACAGTCATTGTAAAGAAACTACCTAATGCGTCATATTCAAAGAAAGGTGAGGTGAATTGTTGACCCTCACCTACAGGAATATCATACCCACCAAACATAGAATCATCAAAGCATTGATAGTAATCTTCATTCCATATCTCAATACAGTAATTTGTGATAGGTTCATTACCGTAATTGTAAACGGTATAAGTTATTTGATATGAGGGAATATCACCAATACACCCTATTTCAAATTCTATATTATCAATAACAGCATCAGGGGCATCGGGAGGACAATCAAAATCGGGAGAGGCTACTGCCGCACCGGGATTCTCATCTCTACATAGGTACCAAGAATTATTACAATTTTGGTCTTGATATGTATTTGGTGCGAAATCGGGATTAGTTGACGAACTTGCCCAACCTCCGTTTCCAACATACCAAGAAGAACCATAATTTACCTGCCACACAACAAATTCAATACACTCATCTTCAGATAACCAATAATCTATTAAGTCATCACCACACTCGGCAAGTGGATATGGATATGTATCATAATCTCCAGGTGGGTTTAAAGGGATATTTACAACATCTCCTGTTACTAAACCGTCTCCCATTATCTCTTCCTGAAAAGTAACAGACGCTGAAGGACTGTACCACCAACCCGGATGATTATTATCGGGATTCTGACCCAAGTAGTATCCATTAGCATCCCATCCTGGACTACATGGTGGTAATCCAAATGTTTCATTAAAATCTTCAATGACTTCATTATCGGGATTTATAGGTTCAGGAAGATGATAACCTATCTGTAATTGTGTAACTTTACCGTTTACACCACCAGGACCGTTTGATAAACATCCTAGTGAATTAATTACCTCAATGGTGACTTCGTATGTGTTAAGGTCAACAGCGGTAATTGCGACATCACATTGTCCTTGTATAAAAAAGGCATGTAGATATGCTATAAGAAATAATAGTCTTTTCATTAATGGAAAGTTTAGTTGTTTTATATAAGAATCGTATGTCTAATTTTTAATTTGTAGAAGATTATAATTAAAAAGTTAGACAAGTATAACAGTGTTTCCTATAAATATATAACTAAACTTGTTAATACTATACTTTTTTAACACTAAAAAAGTTAAATTGTTAACATAACTAGAGCTCTATCAAAATCTGCAAACTCTTTATAGGTTTTGGCTCTACGAACGGTATTAGGGTTTACACGAAGACGAACATGTGTAGGGTATTTTTTTTCAGACTCTTTCCTTTCTCTATTAACTTTAGAAATTGCCTCACGTTTAGTTTTTGCCCAAACATTATTACCCCCTGTGGTTGGTTGGAAGTCTTTATTTCCCGTTGTCCCTGCGGGTGCTTCCAACCAACCAAACATATAAAGGTTCTCACCTTTTTGATTCTTGTATGCCATATTACTACTTAGTTTAAAATTGATTTACCCAATACCAAAGGAGATGCGTCAGGATGCGACGATACTAAAAAGCAATTATCTCTTTCAGTAATGTAAAGTGTTTTGTTTTTGAACATTTTGTAGTTGTTGTATGCGTACTCCTCAACTTTTGATTTCACTTCCGGTGCGATTGTTTCTTCTTTACCCATGATTTTTAATTTTTAAATGTTTAACTGTTTTGATGATACAAATATAAGTAATAATTCTTTAAGTTTTACTAAAAATATTATTTTTTTTTAAATTCCTATAACAACTTCTTTATTAATCCAACCTACACATAATTCTAAATCACCATTTAGAAATCTATCGTAAGTTATTTTGATATATGGTATAATATAAATTTGAGATACTATAGTTGATATTGATATTTTCATAATTTTAAAATAAAAGTGTTAAATAATAAGCTAATTTATATCCTACAAACGCCCCTATTGCGGTTGGTACGGGAAATATGATAAATTTACCTAAACTTGTCACGTATTTAGGTCTATTAACTACTCTCCCTAAGAAAAAATAGTAAATCATATAACCTAATAGTACTAATATATCTACTCTTTCCGCAATAAAAACAACTAATATTGCCCCAAGTAGACCAAATATAAAGTTATCCAAAACAGCAGTTGTTAATTCGATTGTTGGTGTTTCTCGATACTCTTCTTGTATTTTTTTAAGACTCATTATAAATAAATTTTGAGCTTCCTGAGGGACTCGAACCCACGACCTGCTGATTACAAATCAGCTGCTCTAGCCAACTGAGCTAAGGAAGCTTTTTATACTAATTTCCATTTTTTGGCAGATTTGACTATCGCCTCTTCATTTGTTAAATTTGGTTCCTCTCTAATTATATCCATTGCAGTATACATTATTTGACCCTTTAATCCTTTTTTACTTGCTAAGTCTAAAACGTCAACATAATAATTAGGGTCAAATTTTGGTAGTGTACCGTCTTCTTCCATGTCTGCAATTTTACTAAGTATATTACCCATAAATGTTTTTTTTATTAGAGTACAAATATATGATAAATGCATGAAAAAACCAACATTAAGTATAAAAAAGTTACCTAATGATGGTTTTTTACTGCATAATTAAAAAAGTGAATTCTTTAACGGTTTATTGATTATCCGTTAATGACGGAATTATTGTTTTCATCTAATTGTCTATAAATTTCTGATACGTGTTCGCTCATAATATTTATAGTTTTATCAACTCTACTGTCAATATGACTATAAAGTCTCTCATTCTCTTCTTTACAATTACGGTCAATGTTATTCCCAAAATCATAAAGTTCAGAACTTCTTTTCTCCAAATCCATATGGGTATATTCCAATTCTTTTTGGAGTAGGTTTATTTCCTCTTTCAAGGACTTTGTTGTCAAATAATTCACAAACGTACCCACAACCATTAATAATACAATGACTGCACATACACCTAAAATAAATGATGTTATTTCCATAATTTCTAATTTTTAATTTAAATTTTATGTCAAAGAACTCACCTCGTTGGAGAGGAGGGACTCGAACCCCCAAGGTCGAAAGACGGCAGATTTACAGTCTGCTGAGCCAACCAATTGCTCAACTCTCCATTTAATTATTTAAATTTTGATTTAATGAACAGGTAGAGACTTTCGAAGATATGATACAACAATAATCCAACCATCCACGATACTAAACCAAATACTAATGATGCAATAATAAATCTAAATATTTCCATGATTTTATTTTTTTTATAGTTTAAGAGTTTAGCGGAAGATGTAGGATTCGAACCTACGGTACATTGCTGTACGCTGGTTTTCAAGACCAGTGCATTCGACCACTCTGCCAATCTTCCGTCTGTGGACCTTGTAGGGCTCGAACCTACGACCTACGCATTATGAGTGCGGTGCTCTAACCAACTGAGCTAAAAGTCCGTTATTCAAAAATATCTACTCCACTTAGACTCCGTCTTTCGACTTGTAGGCGTGAGATTTGACGCCTCGTTGTTCGGTTGTTAAACCTATCTAAGAGCGGGGGAGTAGGGGATTCGAACCCCCACCTCTTCTCAACAAGCCTAATCGTATCTCGTAACTAGTATGATATTTTCGGCCTTATAGTTGGAGCGTCGTACCACTTTGACTAACTCCCCGTATTTAGTACACCCATCAGGATTCGAACCTGAGACCGTCTGCTTAGAAGGCAGATGCTCTATCCAGCTGAGCTATGGGTGCATGTGAAAAAGATAGGGTTCTTTTTTAAAGTTACATAGTTCCAACGCGTATTGTGTAACTCCCTATCTATAGTACCCGGAGACGGGCTCGAACCGTCACGGACCGTTCGGTCCAACAGATTTTAAGTCTGTCGTGTCTACCAATTCCACCATCCGGGCATGTGGTACTAATTTATAATTTCAAATAACGTTTTTGTCTTTCAACAATGTAAATGTACGATACAAAAGATTAAGTAACAACTATTTTTTTAAAATAATTTAATTGTAGGGATGGAGGGACTTGAACCCCCGACCTTGACTATATAAGAGTCCTGCTCTAACCAACTGAGCTACATCCCCATGTTGAAAACACCTATATTTTATGTAGAGGTGCAAAACTCGATTTGTATTGGTGGTGACCCCTCAGGGGTTCGAACCCTGGACCCTCACATTAAAAGTGTGATGCTCTACCAGCTGAGCTAAGAGGTCAATTTACCGAATACTGTGTCGTTACTTAATCCCGATGTCAAAGAACACTACTAATATAAAATAAGAAACCCAAACATTTCTGTTCGGGTCTCTTCTTCTTCATAGCTTTAAGTCTATTTTTATTATATCATGTTTACCGAACTTTTACATAATATTATAGAACCTTATTATTGATAAGCTTCTTAATATTGATATGTATGTTTTCGATTTGTACATTTTAAAATAGTCTTTTAATTGTCTGTTTGTATACTACAAATATACTCCATTTATTTCTATTGTCAAATTTATTTTGAGATATTTCTTCTTCTAAACCAAATTTTTGCACCAAATACTACTAATGTAATAAACACAAGACCGATAAGGAGGAAGAAACCACGATATGAATCTGTAGGTGAAAGTTCGTAAGTTAGTAAAGTCCATCCTGAAATGTAACCAAACCACAAAGTGACCCAAATAAAATCAGGAATTCTCTTAGTTTTTTTCTCAATCTTTAAAACTCTTTCATCATGTACTACACGACTAAGTGCGTCCTGTAAATCTTTACCATATGCGGGTACGGTCTCAAATGTACCGTCTATATTTTGAATAGTAACTTCATACTTCAACCATCCTTCAAAAGTTTCACTTTCCTTTCTAAGTTCAACTTGAACCGCCTTTCTTTTCATAATATTATATTTTTTACTTTAACTTAATCTAAAACCTATAAACCATAAATCAACTCTAAAAAATTTATTTCCTTTATTTAATCCAAAACCAATACGTAACATACGATTTTGTTTATCTAAAATTATTTTAGTTAGTTTCATTAATTTATGATTCTACCATCTTGAGTATAAATTTCTACCGTTGCTGCTTTACCCATATTATCCATCCATTCATGAATTTCTAAGAGTTGGTCTTTGAAGAAAATTCTAGAAACAAAATCCCATTCACCGTCAGGTGTGTCAATAGAACCTCCCATAACCGAGAAATCCTGTGCAACCGGAATTTGTTCTGATTCAAACATCATTTCGTAAATCCCTCCTTTTTGTTCATCAATAATGAGTAAAACATGTTCGACACCATCGTCACGATAATGAGGAGATGCTAGAAAAGATTGGTACGGGTACATCTCGTCTACATCTCCAACATTCTCATATTCATCACCTAAGTCTTTTTCCTCAAATTCGGCAACTACATTATCATTTTCATCTATAACTTTAAAAAAAAGTCTACCGTTATAAAATGGTGCGGACATTTGGAACATATCGGGGTCCCACATATCATCTATAATATCATCCTCCATAAGGTGCCTAACTTCCCATAGTTCGTCACTATTATTATCTCTCATAAGGATATCCACCTTTTCTAATTGTTCATCATTTAAAGAATGTGCCACGGATTCCATAGACCATCCATAAACTTCCAACTTGTACTTCATTTTGATTTACTGTTAATTTAAAAATTTAATTTGATTTGTATTTGGGTCCCAATCCACTGTTAAGGGTTTGTTTTTAAAAATATAATCTTCACCCAATACTGAAGCGTTAATGTAATGGGTTCCATTATCGAACTTATAACCGTATCCGCTATGAATATGGCCAAAAACGTGTATCTTAGGTTTAACGACCTTTAAACGTTCTGCCAATAGTTCACAACCAAGATTATCATATCGACCTACTACAGTATCTAAACATCCTTTAGGGGGTCCATGAGTGATAAGAATATCAATATCATTAGGTATGATACTCCATTTATGTTTTAATTCTTCACTGTTACGTGGTAGATTAAAAGCCCAATTGTAGAACTCAGGTTGCCATGGAGTTCCCCATACTTTTACTGATGACTGATAATCGTCCCCAATAATTTGTAAGTCATCTTCAAGATAACTTACATTAAGGTAATTAGAAACAATTTCTTTAGCCAATTTAGGGTTATCCTCAAACATAAGGTCATGATTACCTGCAATAACAATTTTATTTGTGTAATTCTCTAAATCATTAAACCAATCCATAAAACCATCAACCTCATGTTCATAACCTCGTGAAGTAAAATCACCCGCATGGATTAGTAAATCACCACCTGGTAATTGAGATGTCACTTGACGATGTTTCGTGTGTGTATCGGATATGAATGTGATTTTCATTTTATTTCTTTTGGCTAATATAAACATAGAATTTTAATTAATAAAACTTTTCTTTTAATTTTTGTTTTTTCACCATAGATTTTAAAAGGTTAACATAATTATCCGCTTCAGCATATGATTTATCTAAGTATATATAATATTCTTCTTCAGTTTTTATTGTGGAAAGATACCTACATTGATAAAAGGCGTAGTCGTAGACAGATTCTCTCCAGTGAACATAAAATGCGTGATTATATTGTGTTCCTTTTGATGTGTGTACTCTAACTTTAGCTTCTTTCATACCGAATAGATTGTGGTTCTCTAAAAAGATTTTAGACTTATAGTGTCCACTCTCCAACTGAGCTTGGGCTAAAACAATATGAGGAAATTTAACGTTTAGGGATTTTAATAATAAAATTAATTTTTCTTCAGAAAAATCATTTAGAGTGTCTTTAACATTAAGGACAACAATATCAGATTCTATATTATCTAAATTGTTTAAGTTGGTAGGTGTACTACATTTATTATTAGTTAAAAAATATACAGATAACAAGAATAATATACTTAATATTGGTATTAAAAATTTAAATGTATTAATTTTTTTGAATTGTAATGTTTTACTACAATAATAGTATAATTCTTTTTTATTTAATTTCATATTTTTAGCTCATTAATTTTAAAAATAAGGCCCATTTAAATTAATAAATGAGCCGTAATGTTTAATTTAAAGACCCATTTCTTTACGAATCTTAGTTGCCGAGATATCTCCGATATCAGAAGGTGGGGTATGTTCAATAATATCATATCCAACACCTCTTCCAAACTCTATTGAACAAATATCAGGTATAATTGTTACTGCTATTTTACCTGACTCAACTTCAGTTTCATAATGGTTGATAATATTCTCCTTAACTTCTGAAGCGGTAAACGGATTCTTTTCATTGGGTTTACCGTCCCTAATACAAATTAAGACATTCTTACCTTTATCCAAAGCTTGTTTGAATAACTCTTGATGGCCTTTGTGTAAAGGTTGCCATCGACCTACAAACATCGCGTACTGACCTTCTCTAGCCGGCATCGATGACTCTACATGAAATTTACTATTCCATTCACTCATAATTTATAATTAAAAATATTTAGACCAATCGATACTTTTAAAACCCTCGTCCCTATTAAGGTTTACTCCAAAAGCTCTTTGACCTGGTTTATTAGGGTCCATATCATTTATTAATATTCTAGGACCTCTCTCGATTCCTGTGATTAGACGGTCATATACAATTCCATTTTCTTTTAGTTCTTTAACCGTATGGTCATGGAGATAATCAGGTCTTGCAGTTGTTAATATAACCATATGACCTTCTTTACTCCATAACTCTAACCTTTCTTTAACCTCAGGTAAGACCTCAACAGATGAGGTTTCATACGTTTCAAACTTTCTATATTTAAATAGTGTACCGTCAATATCACAGAATATTGTTGATTTTTTTTCTACCATCAAGATAAATTTAACTGTTTTACTAATTTATCGATTGACTCCTCCGGTGTGTCAATTGTGGTATCAATATCAATAAAGTTTTCTTTAGGTGCAACATACGCTTCTGACCTAAAATGGTCTCTTTCTCTTGGTTCAGAGGTATGGACGTATACTTCAACTAAATCTTCCCCTAATAATTTTTTAAATTCTTCTCTTTGGTCCACGTAAGGTGAAACTAAAGATACTATTACATCTTTTCCTTGGTTGTGTAAATAATGTGATATTTTTTGAGCTGCATCTACATTAGTTACTCTACCTTTAATTGAATAGTCTTTATTGGTAAATAATTCTCTCATTTCATCACCATCAATTCTAAACGCTTTTGGGAGAAATCTTTCTTTAAACATATTAGCCAACACGGTCTTACCGTGAGAAGGCTGTCCTGTAAACCAATATACCATTACTATCCGATTTCTACTAATTCGATATTAAAGTTTAGTGACTTACCAGCTAAAGGGTGGTTCATATCTAAAATAAGGTTTTCCTCATCTTCACCAATAATAGTTGCTTGAATTGGCATACCTTGTTCGGTTTGTCCTTGAACCATTCCTCCGATTTCAACTTTAAAATCTTCAGGAAAGTTTTTACGACTTACCGGCATAACCGCCTCTTCTTTTCTCTCCCCATAAGCTTGAGTTGAGTCAAGAGTAATATCTTTTACTTCACCAACAGTCATACCTTCTACCGCCGAGTCAAAACCTGGAATCATTTGACCTGTTCCTACTGTGAAATTTAATGTTTCACCTCTTTTACGTGAACTGTCAAATTCTTGACCATCTTCTAAAGTTCCTGTATAATGAACTTTTACATTATTTCCTTTTTCTACTTTCATTTTTTTTTGTTATTTAATTTATTTAATGTACTTATTTTTAACCCTTTGTGAAATTGGGATAGGGTCCCCAGATTCGTCAATCCTAACAAATGTTATGTTAGTTGATAATATAATAGTTTGATTACCTGAATAAACATTATGTGAACGTGCCTCCATGTAAATAGTTAATGACGTACTTCCAATACTTTCAACCTCACCATAAATTTTGATTAGTTGACCTTCTTTAGCGGGTTTTTTAAAGGTACATTCATCTATTTTTAATGTCACCATTCTTGGTGTGTCTGCAACTTGCATAGCAAATGCTGCCGCACTTGCATCTAACCACGCCAATAGTTTACCACCGAACAAATTTCCGTGAAATCCTAAATCACTTTTCTTTATTGGATGAGTATTTAAAAGTTCCATTGGTTTTAACTCCATATTATTATTCTATTATTTTAAAATGTCCCCAGTCTTGTCCCGAAACATTTGTATTAGGAAAGTAGAACATTATTTCATTATTGTCAAATTTTATTTTCTTTTTAAACCCTGAGGGTATAGTTGCCCCTCCTATAACTTTCTGTAAGTCACCATCAAAACAAACTGTAATCTCTACAATGACATCTTCAAAAACTTTAGCGAGACCCACTTCAAAACGTTCTAATTCTTTCCACGGACCCCTATTAAGTCCTTCGTGTTGTAAAACACAATTTAAATAGGTAAATGTCTTTTTCAATGTTTCCCTATCACAATTAAATGCGGAAGCAGGGGCTAAATGACCTTTATCCCATACATTATCAACGTAGTCATAATTGTCCGATGTTTGTATACTATCTACCACACGGAAATCTAAACCGTCTCTTGATTCTTCCCCTAAAGGGCACTTAACTTCATATTTAATCCATAATGGTTGTTCTAATTCTTCGGAATAAATAACCTCAAAAATATCAGTTTTAATTGTTTTTGTTTGAGCTAAAGTGGTATGTGTAAAAAACACACACACCACTATTTGTAATAATTTTATCATAGTTTAATGTTATAAATTTGACTGAACAAATCCTTAGTTTCATCTAAAACTCTAGATTTAGGCCACACTTTAGGGTTATCACCAGAATGAGAAGTATCAAATCCTACCCAATGACCTTCAGGCCATTTATCACCGTTAGGGATAACTTCTGAAAATGTTAATCCTCCGTGTACACTTACATCAATATCATCATAATGTTTTCCGTAGTCTTTATGTGATGGAATAATTTTTACATATCCATTGCCCCATCCTGTAGGGTAACTATCATTGGCCCATGTATTTTTTCTAAGCATAATTGGTGACTGTAATCCGCTAATATCATAAGCGAGTAAAACATCATCTACTGTTAAATTTAAGTACATCGCCTCTTTAAGTGCCTCATCACCTATTGTGTTTAACCTATCCGAAAAAAAATTAATATTGTCCATAGTTATATTTATTATTATATAATAGACTACAAAGATATGAAAAAAATTGAGATAAAAAAGCAATATTTAGAGGGGGATGAATATTATTCAGATAAAACAGATAAAAAAACAATAGTTCTACACCATACAGCAGGAAGTCATAGACCTGATTGGGTTGTTAGTTCATGGGATAGAGATAGAACTAAAGGTGGAAGACCTTTAAGGGTTGCTACACAATTTGTTATTGGAGGTAAATCCACAAGGGACGGTAATACAGATTGGGACGGAGTTATAATAGAGTGTTTACCTGTAGACATGTGGGCTCATCACTTAGGAACTAAGAATTCTAATAATGTCATGTTAAATAAACAATCGATAGGTATTGAGATATGTAATTACGGTCCACTTACTAAATCTGCAAAAGGTGAATATTTTACATATGTTAATAGTAAGGTACCTGAAGAAGATGTTATCGATTTAGGTAAAAATTGGAGAGGATATAGATACTATCAAAGATACACAAACAAACAAATAGAATCAGTTAAATATATAATTGAAAAATATAGTTCAGAATATAATATTGATGTTTGTAAGGGAATGGTCGAGTTATTTGATAGTAAACAATCAATAGACAAGTTAGATACCTTAGAAAAACAACGGTTTTTAAATGATAAAGGTTATTTGGGATTAAACGGTAAAATACTAACTGAAGACGGTATCATGGGTGGTAATACAAAATATGCTGAAAGAACATATAACGACGCTAAAAGAGGTAAATGGGGCGCTTTTGAATATAATAAATTGGCTAATCACGGTGGTGTTGGAATATGGTCACACACTAACTATCGGAAGGATAAGTTTGATGTGTATCCTTATCCTCCGTTGATTGAGATGTTAAAGACTCTTTAATTTCGTATTCTTGTGATTCATAGAATAAATGATATGCTATTTCATTTATTTCTTCATCTGTTAAGTTGTTAAGTCTATATTCTTTTAATTTACCCATTTGTTTATTTAAATTATTACACTTATATTTGTTATAATAAAATAAAAAACAATTATGAGAGTATCAACATTAATCATTACATTATTTATTTCTATAAATTCTGTTTTTTCACAATCATCTACAGTTGGTGTGTTATTCAGTAGTGGAGACTTATTTCTTTCAACTGATAACATTAACACTTCAGTAATTAATAGTCGTAATCCATATGCCCCATGGGGGATATATACCACAGGTCAATTAAACATAATTAATACTGGTGGGGTACCGATAATTAATCAAACGGGGGCGTACCCAAATAGGTTAGGGATTAATTATGGTTTTTTAAGGAATGGTTTAAATTTAGGTGTCGGAGGTAAGATGGTACTATATAATACTGAACCTGCAGATTTTTATCCTGATTTGATGATAAGATTACACCCAATAAAACTACTATCTCAAAATCCTCGTGCTATTGATATTGCAATTATATTTAATGTATCAAATACTGTAGAATTTGGTGCGGGATTGTCAATACCTTTTCTACTTAATAGATACTGATATATTTATTAGTATGTTAAGTAATGAGTTTGAAGATTATTACAATGGTATAATAGAAACCATATCACAAAATACAGGTTCAAGTTCCTATGCTAAAAACTTAGGTAAAAAAAACTATTTCAGAATTAAAACAGGATTTTATGAAGATGAAAATCCAAAAAATATTTCAGACGAATTACTATTAACTGTAAAAGAAAGTATAACAGAATCAAAGTTATTAACCGAAGCCAAAGGTATAAATGAACCCATAAGACGAATAGTTAGAGATATTACTAACATAGTTAAAAGTCAAAATTATGGAGAATATAATTTACCTGAAGATGTAACGTCAACTAACGAAATCGAATATGATTTTGATGTAGACTTTAAAAAGTTAAATGTTAGTAGGTCATATAATATACCCCCATTTTCAATAGAGTTAAATTATGATGCAAATTTCAATATGGATGAACCATATATGATTAATGGGGCTTTAATGTCTGATGGTGATACAATTTCTATAGTTATTATTATTAACCCCAATTATTATCCTTCATTGATGTATGATTTGATTGCTGATATTAATGATATTGTGGCTCATGAGATAGAGCATGTATTTCAAGAAAACTTTATGAGACCTGATGAAGAAACTCATTGGGAGGAAGAAGGATGGGAAGCACCTAAAGATAAAAATTATTATAAGCAACCACATGAAGTACCTGCAGAACTTAAAGGTATAATCCGAATGGCCAAACTACGTAAACAACCAATTAAACAGGTAATTGGTGATTGGTTTAAAAGAAGTAAATATGCTCACCAATTAAATGACAAGGATGTAGAAGAATTGGTATTATTTTTAACTAACGAATACGAAAAAAGATATGGTATTTAAAGATAAACAAGAATTTGATAAAGTAGCAAAAAGAGCGGTACAGATATTATTATTTATTGCCGAGACTAAATCTGAAATTTTTAGAGGAGCGAAAGCTAGTAATTTTATAACTTATTTAGATAACAATCCTAAATCTAGTATCAACCAACAAACAGGAAGTGTTTATTTTGAGATTACAGTATATTTTATGAATGATGACCCCGACCACGGACCATTTTGTAAAAAGTTAGATGATATATTGACAGCAATTCTTAACACATTTGGAGGATTTTATTTAAACTCTAATTTAGAGTTTGTTGATAAAAAAGAAGAGGGGGACGATATGGTTGGGTTCTTTAAGTCTTGTTCTTATGATTGGAATAACCATGAAGAATCCAATAATTCACAAGCAACTTATGGGTTTGAATACTACTGGTATTCAGACGAAGATTAGTAACGTACATTTTTTTATTTAATAAAAAATCCTTATCTTTGTTGTATGGAACATACAAGAGAAAATTTAAATAAATTATCATTAGTTGAAATTAAGCTTATATGTAAAGAATATAATTTACATAGAACAGGGACTAAATCGGTTTTGATAAAACGAATCTTAGATTTTATAAAACCTATTCCTATTACAATTAATATACCTACCGAATATAAACCACCAAAAGGACAAAAAGTAATTGGGGTTTTATTAACTGATAGTGAAAAACACAAACAGATAGGTAAGTTGAGAGAAAAAAATAAAGTAAAAGATTTATATTACTCTATGGGGGCACACTATTATTTGGTAGATAAAGAGTTTCAATTTGTAGATAATGGTTGATTTTAGTGATTTACCTGAAAAAATATTAAAAGAATTTATTATTTTAGAGGATAGACATTCTGATGGTAATCGATTATTCATAATTAAAAGAAAAGTACCTTTCAATAAAAGAGGAATGTTAAAGAAAAAATATACCTCAAAAAATATACCTCACAAATATCAACAAAATAATACCCTTGAGGAGGCCAATTTATCAATAAGAAATTATTTGATTGAAGTTGAAGGTATTGTACCTTCAGATACATATGGTAAAAGTATATCTATTTTTTCGAGATTGTCTTTGCTATTTTTTGGACCACGTCTCTAAATACTACAGAAGAAACCGTTATAAGTCCTGAGGAAAGTAATGTCTGCATTAACTTATTAAATTCTACAGACTCAACACCAAACGTATTAACTACATTAATCAACATACCTAAGATAGGTAATAGGAAAGTATATGCTAGTATGTCACCAGCCCTATAGACACTTACACCTAAAACATTTAACATGTCTGAAAATTTTACTTTAAGTTGGTTGACCTTGTCAATGGCGGATTTTAACTCATCAGATAACCCTTGATTATCGATATCTTTTTTCATTTTATCGTACTCTTTACCTTCAAAGTAAACTATTGATAACGCCGCAATAACTAAAGAAGAAACTTGCCAAGGTTCTAAACCAGTAAACTCACTGTTAAGATATTTTTCAACGGGTTCCATCAGAGCTCCAATACCCGCACCGTAAGTCAGTGCGAATTTTGTACTAATACCAAACTGTTTATTAACATCTGATATTATCTTCTTTGCTAATGAATCTAATCTTTTTAAAATTGAATTAATTTTATCTCCAATCCTTTCATTTAAAATTATTTGATATTGTTCTTCTGTAATTAAAACTTTCACTTTTAATGTTTTATTATAAATATGCGGTTTAACCTAAACTGTTATTGTATATATTTATCTTAAAAGAGTTTAATATGAATCCTAAGTTAAAAGGTGGAGACAATATTGTTTTAATTTATATGAAAGACCCTTATTCCCCTATTGCAGGTGGAACTAAAGGAGTTGTTAATTATGTCACTAAAGACCCATTTGATAAAAATGAGGAAATAATATCTGTTGATTGGGAGAATGGTAGAAGTCTTAATTTGGTTTCTTCAGAGGATATATGGATAAAGGCGGAGGATATTGATAAGCCAATAAATGAAAGTCTTGAAAAGTTGGTAAATAGATTAGATGATAATAATTTAAATCCTGAAGATTTTGAGGATTTAATTTCACAATTAGACGATATTAATGTCACCGATTCTTTTTTAAGAAATTTAGATAGAAAGTTACTAAAGTCAGGAGATAAAAATGAAAATGTCAGGAAATACCTCAACAAATACTTGGACTCCCTCGGAAAAAGAGGAGAGGTTGAATCGGACCCATCGGATGATTTCGATGTTGAAGATGAATTTTTATATGGAGGAGTTGAACCAGAAAAATCGAAAATAGGTAGGAAACAATTTAAAAAAGAGTTACTACCACTTCAAGTAGAACTATTAAAATTACAGGAACACGTAAAGGATAGTAATATACCTGTGGCAATTGTTATGGAAGGGAGAGACTCTGCCGGTAAGGGTTCCACAATACGTAAGATGACCGAATACTTAGACCCTAAATATTACAAAGTAGTCGCGTTGGGTATACCAACAAAAGAAGAAAGAAAAAATTGGTTTAAGAGATATGAACAATATATTGAACCAGGTAAAATTACATTTTTTGACCGTAGTTGGTATAACAGAGGAATTGTTGAACCTGTTATGGGTTATGGTAGTGAGGAAGAATATTTTAACTTTATGAATAATGTTAATGACTTTGAACAGTCTTTAATTGACAGAGGAGTATTATTATTCAAATTTTGGTTATCTATAACTTCTGATACTCAGAAGAGAAGGTTTGAACTTAGAAAAAATTCACCATTAAAGTATTGGAAATTCTCACCTAATGATGAAAAGTCTATTGATAAGTGGGATGACTATACGGAGTATAAAGAAAAAGTACTAACTCAAACTAAAGAAGCCCAACCGTGGACTGTGGTTGATACTAATGATAAAAGAGTTGGTACACTTAACCTTTTAAGACATATATTAAAAAATGTAAACTATAAAGATAAGGATGAAAGTAACTTCGGTATGGGATTTCCTGAAGTTGTAACAACTGTAAATGAAAATAAAAACCCTGAATTAGACAGTCTAATAGCACTTAAAGATATTTTCAAATATTCTAATGAAAAAATATTTTTTGACTTCTTAAGTAAAATTAGAGAATCAGGAATTGTTAATATGTTTGAATCTGGTCAATTTTTATTCTCAGGTCCGCAATATTTAAAAAAGTTTTTAGAGTTCGAAGAATTAAAAAGAGGGGAAGAATACGATGAAGATATGGTTGAGGAGTTATTAGACTTATCACAAAAAACACGAGACGAATTTATTAGAATGGCCATGAAAATGGTACAAGACGAAGGTAGTGAAGACTATTCTAATAGAAATTTAGAGACAAAAATAAGAGCCCTCACAAGGAAGGCTCTTTTGTACTACATACAAATGTTCGGGAGATAATTAAATTGAATCTTTAATATTCAACTTACCGATGTTAACTTTCCACTTCTCAACACCATAAAGTACGAGTTCACGTGCGACTGATTTTTCGATAAGACGCCGAATTTCTCGGTTTCGATAGATAGCACTTCGGAAATTCCTATCATCATCAATTCGACACAACCCATCCGAATCGGTTCTCCAACCCCAACCCTTCATTCTTCCTGAGATATTAACATTTACCTTAAGTGTACTACTATACTCACAATCTTTTTTAATGTGAGTAATTTTAAAATCAAGGTCATGAGAATCATACCTCCAAGTCGCAATCAGGTTTTTTGAGTTAAACGTTTTACGTTTAATCAAATCTCTAACTTTTTTATCATTTTGGTACTGTTCGATGAAGTTGGACATATTTCCTTTGTTTTGTGTTATACAAATATAAGGATAAACTTTTAAACTGCCATAGATGTAGTCAAAAAAATAGGATTTCTTTCACCAAAATATCCACCAACCATATTAAAATAATAATAGTCCACAGCTTCTTCTTCTGTCATATGACCAGTTTTAACTAGTTTTTGTATAATTCTTTGTTTTGAGTATGCGATACAGGTTTCATGTCCAAATGATTCACTTATACCTATAATACAATCATCAAAACCATCTAACACTATTGCCCCTTCCGCAATTTCATCAATATCTTCTCTATTCATAATTTTTATTTAAAATATAATTTATTCTACATACATAGTCAAATGAGAAATGATAATTACGGTATATTTATAGTAAAAACAAGATTATGAGAAATTATATGACTATATCAGACGAAGAAAAAAATTCAATACTTCAATCACATTCATCTTTTTATAATGGATATGCCACAGGTAATGTACCGACAAACGTACAACCTTTGAGAGTTGATAAGAGTATTAATGATAGTAACGGTATTACTGTTGATAACAAAGGAAATGTAAAAACATACAAAAACCATAAGATTAATGAATCTGTAATATCTGAACAAGAAGGTAAAGGATGTGCAGAATCTGAAGGTGGTTCAGGATGTATTAAGAAAAAAGATGGTGAATGGGTTATTATGAATAATAAAAAAGGTGGTATTTTTAAAAAATGTTCATCTAAAAAAGATTGTGAAGAAATATTGGCAGGATATCACGCTAGTGTTAATGAAGTACAACATAATGGGCCTGAAGAAAGAGACGAATTTGACGGTAGACCAGGGGAAGTTATTGGTGTTGATTCTAACATTAAAAAACAACGTAAAGAAATGGGTGAAATGGAAGCTAACGATATGGACGTATCTGATGTTGATTCAGCTTATGATTTTGACTCAGGAGGTCCTGAACAATTTGATAGTTCTTACACAGACGACTCATACGGTTTAGATATTGATTCAATAATGAAAATGTTTGGTACTGATATGTCACCCGCACAATATCATGATGAAGAAGATATGATGAATGGTAGTTTAGATGGTAAAGAAAAGTTTAACGATGAAGATTCAGCTTATGAATTTGATTCACAAGGTGGAAATGCGGCAGTTTACTACGAAGAAGAACAATGTGAAGGATGTGGTGAAAAGTACGAAGAAGAAGTAAAAGAGAAAGAAGTATGTGAAGGTTGTGGAAGTGAAATGTATGAAGGAGAATGTGTAGAATGTGGTTCTTTATATGAAGAGATTGACGAGGAAATTCACGAATCTTTTACACAAAATAGAAAAATGATAAAAGAAATGTTTAATAGAATAGGAAGATTTAATTAAACAAAAGTATAACCAAACAAAAAACCCATGTTATCATGGGTTTTTTTATATATTCTTATATAGAATACCTTCCTCAACCAACCTTCGATTTTTTGGAAAATAATCCCAATCTAAAGTTACCATTTTTTCACCGTCAAATAGGTAACCCTCATTAATCATTTTCTTTAGTTCATTTTCAGTTGTATGTGATAGTTCTTGATGTGCGAAATTTCTTAATTTATGTAAATTAAATTCCACATTACCAAACCAAGATAAATGCCAACCATTAATGTCATTTAAATGTGTTGACTGTTCATATCTTTGATTTCTAATTTCTTGAGGTGTTGTTGTTTTTAAATATGACCATCTACTACAGGCGGGACCTGGCCATCTTAAATTCTTAAAGTCCCAATTAAAATTCCAATACATCCATCTCTGTAGTATTGTTCTAAAGGTTTTAAATTCTATGTGATTATTCTTTAGTCTATGTAAGATATCATCATCCCATATTTCATCGACATCTGATATGAGTACTATATCATTATCGTGAGGGTTAATTTTTTCTAAGACAGTTTTAATACTATTTCTATGATAGTTTTCTCTAAACCAATTTATCCTGTCATCTTCATTTTTTGGTTCAGGATTGGGCTCGTACAGTACTTCATTTGGTAAATCAACAACAACATGTTCTATTTTATGTAAAAATTTATCAAATAAATGTCTATTTTTTTGAAATATTAGTTCTTTATCTTTTCCTGTATGTGTATTTCTTGACTCAATTAATACAAAACGGTCAACATGATGATTCATTTCATGTAGTCTTAAATTTAACATATCTAATTCATGGTCAAATAAAAAACAGTCGTATATCATTGATGATTTATTTCTAATTCCTAAACCTGATATTCTATCCCATACTTTAGGTTTATCATAACCTTCATAATCTGCTATTTTTAATTTACCTGTAACTCCATTCTTATCTAATCCATTTGATGCGTACCCATCATTTATTAAACTAATTATATTGTCATTACTCTTCCAAAAATCAGTTGCAATTTCACTATGTGCGAAAGAATAAACTTTATCACGAATAAAATCAAAATCACCAAACCAAGAAAAGTGGTATCCTCCATTGTCTTTTATATAAAATTCAGTTGATTTCTCATCCCACCTTTTATCTCTAATAGTTTGAAAAATCCTATTATCATTTATGTAATGAGAATAGTAAAAAGCGGAGCTACCCATCCAATGATGCATTTTTTCTAACGAACTATTCCATACCAACCATTTTTGTTTAAAAATAACAGGAGAAAATGGTAAGTTACGATTCAGTTCATCAATGTTATCTAAGTTAGGAAATTCGTCAACATCTGATACTATAATAATATCGTCAAAATTTAAATCTAATGTTTTTAAAGCTTTACCGATAGATAATCTTTGGTGGTTTTCTCTAACCCAATTCATTGTCCTTAAATCGGGTACCTTAACTAATTTAGTTATCTCTTCTTGAGATAAATTATTTGGCATATCATCAACAACACATATGTGTATTTTATCAAACCATTTTTTAAATCTATCAATATTATTACTAAAAAACAGTTCTTTTTTTACACCAGTAAATGTTTTAGTTGATTCCACAATCACAAACTTATCTACTTGTTCATAGTACTCTTCAAGTCTAAGTTCTAACAAATCTAACTCATTAAAAAAAAGTACAGTATCTATTATTTTTTGTTTAATCATCTAAACTAAGTTCGTAATATAGTTTATTATATTTTCTAAGAAGTATCTCATATCCACAGTAGTCACCACTTAATTTATAATAAAGTTTAATATAGTTTAAAGAGTTATTTAGTTGTAATATGTCATTACATGACATTAATACTGATTCCGCTCGAAAATAATAATTTGTTATGTTGATATCTTTCATATGTTTATTACTTTTATATTCTACAAATATAATAAAAAAAACCTAAAAGAATATGTCTGAAATTGAAATACCATCATCTTTAAAAGAATCTAAAGTAGATATGTTAAATTACTATTACTTTACTGATGTTTTTACATCTGAAGAAATCAACGAAATAATAAATTTATGTGAAGATTTAAAATTAAATGATGTTATTGAGGAGGATAGTTTACGTAGAAGTAAAGTAGGGTATTTATCACCACAAGAAGAAACATTGTGGATTTACGAAAAAATATTTTTATTATCAGAAACCGCGAACGAGGAAATGGGTTGGGATTTTCAGATTGACGGAATATATGATGATATAGAATACTCAATTTATGAAAATGGTTCAGGTCAGTACATATGGTATGCCGACATTAATAGTTCCCCTAATAATAAATTACATATAACTATAAATCTTTCGACAGATAAAGAGTACAGTGGTGGTGAGTTAGAATTTAATCTCGGTGGTGATGAGTCCTTAGTGAATCCTTCTAGTGAGGTGGGAAGTATGGTTGTAGTACCATCATATATATTAGGTAGAACTACACCAATATTATCAGGAGTAAAAAGAACATTAAAATTATCAATATCAGGAATTAAATTTAGATAATGACACACATTATAAACGAAGATAATTTAACAGAATATATTTTAAAATATGATAGAATCATATGGTTTATGTTTTTTGATGGTCAAGATAACCGTTCACTCTCTATAAAACCAAATTCTGATTTACTAAATGAAGTACTCACAGAATTTCCTGACGTTACGTTTTTTGAAACAAATTTAACTCATAATCCTAAAATAATAGAACATTTTAAATTAACCGATAAATTTATATGGGATTATAATGAGAATAGGTTTAACCCTAGAATAATAACAGTAAAAGATGGTAAAAAAATATATGACCAATCAGGTACGGAATGTTATTGTTTAGAAACTTTATTAAAAATGATTTTTGATTTACATCCTGAATTAATTCCTGTACCACCCAGTGAGTGATAACCTAATTTCAGGTGTTCCGGGGTTAACGTGAGATACGTAATGTAATTTACCTTTATCTTCAGGTAGTAAAAATAACGTTAAACTATTAAATGTCGGTACTTCAATATTTTCAACAACATTACCATCATCATTAAGAAAATGTAATAACCCTCCATACTCAGGTTTCCAATCTTTTGTTAATTGTAATACAAATCCTACAATACCATTAGGACTATCTTGATGTGGAGATAAAAAATCACCAGGAACGTAACAAGCCGCAAATACTTCATTAGAACCTGTTATTTTTAAATCGGTGACTTTGGAAACCAAATCGTGAGATTCTTTATCGTTTAAATAATTTCTAATTTGACACTCTGTACAGTCACAATCATCGTAGTGATTATCTAATGTTCTATGAAAAGAATAGGAAAATTCATTATTACCAAAAGATTCGGTAGAGAACTGTCTGGCTCTTTCTATATTACTATATTCTTGAGGTGTATTTCTAAAATAACTAACACCGTCAATATTTTCTGAAGGATAAGTTGCGACAGACCACCAATCACTTGGCATCTCATAACTAAAAAAGTTATGTAAATTTTCAGCTACATCTTCTTTTAAGTAATTATCAATAACAACATAACCTTTTTCTTTAAAGGTTTCATTAAGTTTAGTTAAATCTAAATTAGGGTTAATTAAATCTTTCATATGTTATATATTAATAAAATGTTTAATAATCTGTAGTAAAAAAGAAAACTTGGAACAACCTACCGTCATACATATCTTGACCAAAATAGTCCATAGATACATGATAGTTATCTGACCTATACATCACCAAACGATTAAATTTATTACCTAAACGGTCAACTAACTCCCATTTAGTATAATCTCTGGGTTCAATCATATGAGGAGCTTTGAGAGTCTCTTCTTCACTGTGTAAATTATTATCCCACCCACAAAGACCTGTTTCTTTATGTTTATATAAACCAGTTCCCGAACTTACAGGTGCGTCAGGAGTTAAATATAAAACTGCTGCCCAACCTGTAGTACTGTCAGAATGAATCCATGACCTATCATAAGCTGTAGTGTATTGGTAAGAACCTGAATAATCTCCACCCCAATGTGTTACCTCACCGGCAAAAGGTCTAATTATTTCTTGAATAGACTTTTTTAAGTCATCAGTTAAAAAAGATACTGTACGGTGACCAGGATAATTACCGTCCACATTGAAATCTTGAGAAAGAGCGAACTCTCTCACTTCTTCAGGGTTACGATAAAAGTCATCAATTATTAAAGTGTTAACTCTCATATTATTCTTCTGTTAATTTTGGATAATCTTTATCTGAAAAGTAATCATAAATAAAATCTAGTAAATCACTACTCTCTAAATAATCTTCAATATATTCATCGGCACTTATAACCCAATCTTTAGTGTAGTGACTTTCGGTGGCGTAGTCCCACTCATCGCTAAACATTTCTAAATGGCCACCATTTTCTAAATATTCGTGAAAAACATCTTCACAAATTTCTAAATCTCTGTATCCTTCTTCATTATTAACGGAAAAACTAATACTTAATTCACCGTTAAAAAAGATATAATCAAGTATCTCTATTTGGTCTTTACTCATTTTTTAGATATTTGTATATAAAATAAAACATTTATTTAATTAAGGAAATGGAAATTAGAGAAATAATATCCTCATATATAAACAAAGATAGTAACATTTTAAGGGTTGAGTTCCAAATGTTAGAGGACGAAGGTACTAGAACCGATGTAATCGAATATGAATATATTGTGGAGTTCGGTTATGATACTGAAAGTACTATGGATGTGTTTGAGGATTATGATACAGATTATGATGAATGGGAAACTTGGGATGACGATGGTGAGGTCTTTATTGATGACGAAACACTTATTTTATTTTTAAATGAATATTATGTTGTTTTTCCTGATAGAATTCCTGACGAAGAATACAATTAAGACTATTTATTGATATGTCAGGTATGATTCCACAAAATAATAATAATAGTGAAGAAAACGAAAAAGTTTACTCACCTATGGTTAGGTTAATGACCCAACTATTAGGTAAGATATTTTTAACTAAACCCGTATTCTTCGGTATCGATGAGCAAAAAATAACTGTTGTAGTTAGTCCAAGCTTAAAGGTATTTGGTATCTACGCTTCACCTAATAGACTTATGAAAAAGTTTCCGTTTGAGGAAAAGAAAATATTAAGTCTTAGAGAGTTAAAGAGATGGGCGGAAGAAAATGATTTTGAAATATCATTTACTGCAGAAACGGGAAAACTTAAAAGAGACTTACTTATGGGATTAGGTGATGTTATGGTCGAATCTAAGAAACCTAAAGAAAGAGAACTTAACGTTGTGGTAATGGAAGAATTGAACAAATCTAAATTACCTGAGTCTATTAAAGAGTGGGCTAAAGACAATCCTGAAAAATTTATAAAGAATATAAGACACGTTCAAAACTTACTTAAAAAATAAAAAGTGGTCGATTGACCACTTTTTTAGTATATATTAAAGTCTATGTAAGGTGATTTCTAAATGCGATACAATCGCCTTATCATATTGATTATTATTAACCATTATGTTTGTATAAAATGTTTGAGAAGTTAATTTCAAAACATTAGATGGCATCGCTCCATAAGTGTCAATTGAAAATGTATACCTATTATCATTACCTCCGATGTACATTACTGTAGATTCGGTACAGTAAGTACAAGGAAAATCAACTGTAGTAGTTTGGTCACCTAAACTATCTGTAATTCTGAGACTACCGTAATCAAACTCCCATTGAGTATAATCAATATCAAATCGTCTTTTGATATCGGTACCTTCAAAATTTTGAGTGAGCAATAGGTTACCACTTGAATCTTGTCCTGTAACTACAAATGCCGATACGGATGCTTGGTCTTCAGACAGTACCTCGATTTCACTATCATAGTTAACCTCATCGATTACAACATTAATATCTACAACATCCCACCATCCATTAAGGTTAAGTTGAGGGTCACTAGTTAGTTCGTATTTCTCACATCCAACGAGAATTAGGGCTAAAGATAAAAGGTATAGTATATTTTTCATAATGTTTATGTATTTTATTTAGTACAAATATAAGCCTTTTTATTTAACCACAAAAGAAAGATAATGCTTTTTTATAATATTTATTGAATTATGGGTCAGTTAATAAACGAAATATCACGTATTAAAGGAATAATGGGTCTTATTAATGAGGGAGAGTCACAGTTTGATTCTTCTGAAAAAAAGACTATTGATGACTTTGTAGACTTTGTTAAAAAAGAACTTAAAATCGATAATGATGTTGAAATAAAACTTCAAAACGATAAAGATGGAATAAAGACAACTGCGGTATACAAATACGAAGATGGTGACGATAAAGAAATAGAAAACTCAGAAATAAGAGTATTCACTTTAGGGAGAGCATTAGTTGATGTACTTCGTTCAATTGCACATGAGTTAGTACACCATAAACAAAATGAAGATGGTGACCTTGAGGGAAAACATTCTAATGTTGGTGGACCTATTGAGGATGAAGCAAATTCAGTTGCTGGTGAGATGATTAAAAAGTATGGGATAAAAGACCCTGAAATTTATGGTGACGACAATAAAGAAGAAATGGGTGAACAAGAAGATGGAGGGGGAACTGGAGGTGATTCAGATTCTGCTAACTCAACAGTTACCACATGGGAAACGGGATTAACAAGAGGACCTGCAAATACCTTAACAATAAGTGTATGGAACACAGGTGTTAACAGAGGTAAAGCCAATCATATTGATTCTACAGGTACGTGGGAGTCAGGATTATCAAGAGGTAAGGCAAATCCTCTTAACTAACATATTTATATATAAAACCTACAAATGAGAAATAATGATATCATATTAGAGCAGGAACTTAAAAAAATAGGTTCTTTAATTGATTATGATAGGTCCAAAACCTTGATGGAACAAGACCCAGCTTGGACACGTAATATTGGTAGACCCGGCACTACATCAATAACAGGAACAAAGATTCCTGGTAATTTAGGTGATGATAATATATTTAAAAATGTAGATATAGATTTACACGACATATTAATGGGTGTAGAAATTGCTTCAATGATAATCGCACCTTTTACAGGTCCATTAGCTCCGGTCTTTTTAGGTGTTAGTGTTGCTGCGGGTTTAGCGGACTCTGCAGTTTATTATTTTGTAGATGATGACCCACATTCAGCCCTTATCGCGGCGGCTTTGACTGTGATACCTCAAGCTAAATTAGGTAAAGTATTTAAAAATAGTAAATGGTTTATAAATAAATACGGTAGAAAGGCAACTGGTGAATTATTAGAAAAATACAATAAATATAAAAAAGGTAATACCTCAATAAAGTTTACTGATGATGAAATTAAATTTTTAAAAGAGGCGGGTAAAGATGTTGTTTCAGAATCTTCACAACAAATTATTAAACAAGAAACTAAAGCGATGGTCAAAAAAGGTTTATTAAAGAATCTGTCTGAAAAATCACTTAAAGTATTAGTTGCTATGGTTTATAATATATTAAAGTATTCAGGTAAAACAGCTAAATTTATAGGTACTTTAGGATTACAGGTGGGTGGAATTTATATCTCATTTGACAAACTATATCTTTTCTTGTGGGGAGATGACGAGGATAGACAAAAATCCGAATTTAAACAAATTGCAGATTTAGTTGTAGAATTTAGTGGTGATATTAAGAAATGGTTAATTGGTTTATATGGTGATACCGTAGATGAAATGTCGGACGAACAGTTAACTGATTATCAAGAAAAAATTGCATCTGTTGATGAGGCAATTATTACACCATCGGAGTATGAAGAAATGGAAAGAAGAGAATACGAATACAGACAGGAAAATTTACCAGGTAAAAAAATAACTTTAGACGATATTAGAAAAGGTAAAGCAGATTTACACTACGGAGACCAAGGAACATCTGTTAAACAGATACAAAACATGTTACTTAAAATTGGTCTAAATTTAGGTGAAGGAGGTGCTGACGGATTTTTTGGTGACGATACTAAAGAAGCTGTAGAAGATTTTCAAACATATCCTGATGATTATGGTGTTGAAGATATTATCATGTTAAAAAAAGTTGACGGAATTATCGGTAGAGAAACTTTAAAAGCAATTGAAAAAGCAGTTAAAAACAAAAACAATGAGTAATAAAAAAGTATTAAACGAAGTAGATAGAATAAAAGAGGTTATGGGTTTGTTAAATGAACAATCCCGTCCTAAGATAGTCAAAGGACTTATTAGTGTTATTGATGATTTATTAGGTATTAGCGCTAAAAATGTTGATGTTTTAGCGAGAGAATATGGTGATGATGGTGCTAAACTATTGAAAGAATTATCTGAAAGTAACCGTGGTGTAGGTGACATTTTAGATGACATGAGAAAATTATCAAACCAAAAAGCCTTTAGTGACACTTTTGAAGGTTTAAAATCTGCGTTCGATGAGGTTGTAGATGATAGTGGAATAAGTATAACTGAAAAAATTAATACTGTAAGGAGGGGAGTAAAAGAGTTATTAGATAAAGGTCAAAAAACAAAAGCTGCTGAATATTTTAAAAATGAATCTAAAAAGATTGCTGAGTTTGGGGACGAAACCATAGAAAGATTTATGAAAGACGAATTCTTTTTTAATGACATTCCTAATTTTTCAAGGGCAGATTATAACTCAGCTTTAAAATTAGGTTCTGAAACCGTTAGAGGTAAGGGTACTGTCGGAGGTAAGGTTGGTAGGTTTATGGACACATTAAAAAGTTATTTTAAATCAGTTAAAAAAATAGAAGCAAAAATAGTTGATGATACCGATAATTATTTAAAATTAAAAGATGAGGTAAGTAAATTACCTATAGATGACCCTACAAGAATGGAGTTAATAAAAAGAGCGAATAGATACTTAGACCGAGTAGATTTTAATCTTGGAGTTTTAAAAAGAAAGAATAGAGAAACTTTAGACGCTTTAATTGAAGAAATTACTCAAAAAAGAAATTCATTACCTAGAACTTCACCCGAAAGAGCAAAACTAAATGATTTAATACAAAGGGCATCTAAAGAGGATGCGGATGTTGTTAGTGTATGGAATTACCTACCACAAGGAGGTTATAAACCTGAAGGTAGTATGTACCAAGAACTGAAAAAATTAAGACAAGATAGGGTAGATGCAATAAGAAAATTAATTATGCCTAGAAAGTGGATGAAACCTGAAACGTTAAACAGAATTTCTAAACTAAGTTATGGAGGTTCTGCAGGAAGATTCCTAACAGGTAATGTAGGACCTCCACTTAAAAAGTTATTTACAGACCCTAAAAAGGCGCCTCGTATTTTAGCTACTGAAATTGGTTCTAGATTATTCAGTATACCATTGGTATTCGGTGCTACTGAAACTCTTATGGATTGGATAGCCTCGATGGTACTACAAGATTCTGAGTTCATGTCCGAAGAATGGATTAAAGAACACCCTGATTTGGCAAATGTCATTGCAGGTTTTGGTTTTGACTATAAAGATTATGAAGATAGTTATTGGGCGACAGATTTCGTCATTAATACTGTTGAAAATACTTTACAAAATTTTGGTATTACGATACCTGCTTTGGCAATTAAAAATTGGATGGACGATAACTCAAAACCAGGAGGTGGTTACGCATGGTGGAATCAACAATTCAATAAATTAGAAGAGATGCAAAAAAGTGAAAGCTTTAAAAATGCAAGTGAAGAAGAGAAATTAAAGATTCTTGAGGACATTATAGAGGAAACAGATACTTGGGTGACAAAAACATCCTCTTGGTGGTATGATGGTTTACCACCAACGGTGGACAGTGAAATTAATAAAGTACTAGCTCAAATAGAATCAGAAACAACAACGGATGATACTGAGGTATCACCTTCACCTAATGGAGTAGAGGGTGATAACCAACAAGATGACTCATCCTCTTCAAGTTCAGGAGAACCTGGTAGTTTATCACATGCAAATGAAGTGTTTGGTGGTGGGGTTACTCAAGAAGGGGAACTATTTATATATGAGGGTGATAAATTTAAATTTAATGGTACTGACTACGAATGGGTACCTTAATAAATAACAAATAATATGGAACAATATAAATTTTGTAAAAAATGTAAATTAGACTCAGGAGAGGAAAAAGAAGTTGCCGCATTATGTCATGCAAGATGTAGTCAGGGAAAGGCTGAATGTCTTGAATATGATTTATCGCAAGTGGTAAGTGACTTTCCAGAAATAAAAAAGAAAGACGGTGAAACAGTTACACCAAAGAAAAAAATGATAAAGTTTGATAACGGTAAACTATATCTTAAAGGTGAAAGTAGAACTACCGATGGTACAGATAAAGACTTTGAATTGAAAAAAGAAAACGGTGAATGGTCTTTTTATGATGATGAAAAAGACGGTGGTGCAGGATGGATTAAACTATCAGAATACTTCACAACATCTTTACATGAAAATAAATTATTTGAACAAAAAGAAATGAAATCATTATCAGACAAAATAAAAGATAAATTAAGAGACATATATTTTTATACTGTTTCTGAAAAAGGAAAAGAGAGAGTTATCTTTGATATGGAAGACTCTAAAAACATAGAACAACATTTAAAAGATTTACATAGCCAAAATATTACAGGTGACCAAGGATTTGTCATGGCAGTTGTAAGGGCTAAAGGTTCTGATAAAGAAGACGGACAACTAATTAAATTAGGTTCTTATCCTAAAAACTCTAATGTTGATTTAGGATTTGGAGAAGAAAAAGGGTTAGGTAGTCTCATAGGTACACAATATTTTTCAATAAAAAATAATGATGGTCCTGATGATAGAGACTTCGAAATTGTAAAGGGAGATATTCATGGTGATATTGATTTTAAGAAAGAAGTTGAAGTGGAAGAACCTAAAGAAGCTGTAAATCAACCTGTTAAAGAAGAACCATATGAAGAGGTAATGAAACAAAAAGAATCTAAAGGATTAGCATCATTATTGGACACAAATGAGGTTGGTAATGATTTTACAAAAAAACAAAAAGAAATATTGGAAAAACTCAAGAGTCAGGGATATTTATTTAAGAGACCTGTTGAAAACTCGGAGTATAATCGAAAAAAAGTGAAAAGTTCAGAATTCTTAGAATCCTTTCACGTATGGAAAAAAAAGTAATAAGAATGGGTATTAAGACTTCAATAATAAAAAACATTAAAATCTTACAAGAAGAGAAGAAAGTATCTTTAACTGAAGAAAAAATAGTTAAGGGTAGATTCTCTGTTGTACCCACAAAAATAAACAAATACTCTACAATACAAAATAATAAAACGTTTAATGTACTGTTTAATGAAGTGAGAACATTAAAAACTCATGGAATTAATCAAAAACTAATTAATGAAAATTTAGTTCAAGTTTTAAGTCAAATGTTTGATGAGGAAGGTCCTCGTTTTCTTGACGTAGTTAAAGAAAAGTTAGCAGAATACTTAAAAAGTAAGTTACAACTTACAGATATTGAACAAGAGATTTTAGTTAGTGCAATAGGTAACACTGAAATGGATGATGTTCCTGAGTTATTTAATGACCCAAGATTTTTGGCTCAAAAGATATCTCAAGCATACTCCGAAGATATGGGTAGTAAGTATTCTATGGTGAATACTGATAACTCAGAGATGGTTAAGAAACTTGAAGACACATTTGTCGATAAGTTAAAGCCTGTAATCGGGGACGTTAATTCCAAAATGGAATTGAAGTTGAAAGACATTAGAGATAATATGCTTTCATAAACTTTTAAAGAAAAAGGGGGTAAGACAATCTAATAAAAGGTATCGGAAACGGTACCTTTTTTTATTTATAGAGTTTTTTAACAAAATCATCCCATATAGTTTCTACCTCTTCATTTATTATATGTGAGAATATATTTGGAACATAAGGTTTGGTTTTAAGTTTCATACCCGCTTCCGAAAGTGTTTTATCACCCTTTTTAGAGTTACATCTAAAACAAGAGGTCACCAAGTTACCCCATGTATTCTTACCCCCTTTAGAACGAGGTATAACGTGGTCTATAGTAAGATTTCTTTTAGAACCACAGTACTGACATGTATTTCTATCTCTTTTTAAAATTTTTTTCCTATTAACTTTAATCGTTTTAGGTCTAAATTTTATATAATTTAATAGTCGGATAATAATTGGACGTGCGAAATTACCTATAGTGGTTATAATATCGTTTTCTCCTTTTTTAATAATTTCAGCTTTACCCTTATCGACCAAAACGAACCCTCGTTTTAGGGATGTTACGTTAAGTGGAGAGTAATCTGAGTTTAATACTAGTACGGAACTCATTAAAATGTTATTTTGTGTAAACTAATTATTGAATTTAATAATAAGTAATATATTTTATAAGAAAAAGTATTTTTATGAAATTTGACCAAGTTTATGTTATTTCACTAGACCATAGTGAAGAATATATAAAAGATTTATATAATAGGTTAAGTAAAATTCCTTTACCTTACAATACTCCTGTTTTTATTATTGATGCGTTTTTAGGTACTCGTTTAAAAAATGAAACCGATTTAGGTTATGAGTTATATAATAATTGGAATATTTCAGATTTAAACCCTAATTGGCATTGGTGGGAAAGACCTACAACTTATGGTGAAGCAGGTGGGATGATATCTCATACTATGTGTTGGGAAGATGCGTATTTAAACGGATATGAAAATATTATGATACTTGAAGATGATTTTGACACAGACGGTACTTTAGATTGGAATATTTTTGAAGAGTTAGACGGTTATGATTGGGATTTATGTTTAATGTCACATAACCCATTACACGGAAACTTTTCAAATATACACGGTTCATATGAAATTGGTAAAGAACATTTTTTAAGACCTTCTTATTTTTACAATACACATACTTACATTTTACAAAAAGATGGAATTAGGAAGTTGGTTGAGGACCATTTAGATACTCTAAAAAAGAATATAATAGTGTCTGACGAGTTTTTATCTGCCGTTACGACTACTCACCCCCGAAAAGATTTAAGAGAGCTCTACACATCTAATTTGAACGCTATAGCAACTAAAGAGGATTATACTTATCAGACTCGTTACATGAGTGCGGGGAATTCCTTAACTGAACCTACTGAAGATGATTTAAAATAAAATGGGGGGTCATCACTCCCCCCATTCATCTTACCATCTTAACATTACTCCTGCCGTTCCTTTCCACTCGATGATTGCTCGTTTTGGAATCCAAAATTCGAATTCTCCGATTTCATCGATTTTAGAAGACATGTCTTCTTTGAACTTGGCAACTTCGTCAGAGTTCTTTGGGTGTTTAATACCCACGTACCCTGCACATACTGGTCCGATACCTGTTATTTGGGACATCTCATCAGTAAGAGTTCGTCCACAACAACGGCAGATACCAGCGTTGTCTTTTGTGAGTTTCGCTTTCAATTTGAAAGCTTTGTTAGAGATAGTCATCACTTCGGTAACATCAACCAAGATTGGGTGGAAATCTAGGTCGTAGTTTTCTTTGATACCTAAAGCGACCTTACGACCGAGTTTAATAGTGTTACCTACCAATTTCAAGTTCAACTCTTTCTGAGAGTCTTTTTGAATTTCACGGTCGATTGCTTTGTAACCTGCAGAAACCTGTTTTTCAGTCAACTGACGGTATTTCTTGTATTTCATCTTTAAGTCATTTACGAATTTAGACTCACCTGTGTATTCTACAATTGCTTTGAGTTCAGTTGGTAGTTCTTCTACCTTTAACTCACTGTTACGTACTTCTTGCATGATAAGTTTCTCTGCCACTGCGTATTGTTTTGGTGTTAAGCGACCCCACTTATTAAGTGATGGTTGTAGTTTTTTAATGAATGAATTTACTCCTTCGTAGTTTCTTACTTTTTCTTCGATGTTGATACCTGTTACTGTCATGATGATTTTTTTTTTTAGTTTCTTACTGATGATTACAATACAAAGATAAGCCAATTTTTTAGATATCAAAAAAAAATGCCAATTAAAATTAATTTAATTGGCACTTATTGGTGGAGGTGGCGGGATTCGAACCCGCGTCTTGCTCGTATTACCCTATAAAGGACTACACGTTTAGGACAATATTGATTCTCAATATTCCGAAATATGTGATTGAATTTTTACATCCTCCATCACCAATAGATGTACGACTCGATTTAAGGTTCGGTCGTTTTTCCACCTTTGTAAGACTTCTGTTCCTAGGTTATATGTCCCGACCCGTTGTGGTGTAACGTCTTACGCTACAGCCACTTCTTCAGTACGAACAAGTCCGATAGCCTGAAGTTTTGCGATAGTTTCGCCAGATAAAAATTGCGTCCATAGATTTAAGTGATAGGATACATCTCACTACGTGCCCCGTATAACTAATTCCGCCAATCAATTCCATTCACCCCCATATTTTCAAAGAACTTACTTTATAGGTACAAATATAAATACTTTTTTTCTTATAAGAAACTATTTATAGTAAAAATACACGGAAATGGGTAAAAATATTATTAAATTAACTGGAGAAGATATTGAAAATATTGTAAGAACTGTTATTGAAGAACAGAAAAGAGGAGATTTAGGTCGAGGTAAAAAGAAAAAAAGAAAAAAGGACAAAACTGACCGTAACTCATCGGATTGGAATGGTGGTGATTCAGGTACACTTAATTTCGATGTAATGGAACAAGAAATGACTCCATTAGCCATAAACGTCACTGAGTATGATTTTGACGTTAGACTTTCCGTTAATTTAACACGAACAGGTAGGTCTGTCACACCAACAGAAACCCCTCCGACTCCACCTCCACCTGTAACAATACCACAATATACTATACAGGGAAGTGGATTACCTTACGCAGATAATATGGTTATGCCTTACTTTGATAAGTATCCTGAGTCTAATGAGCAGTTTACAAATATAGTTAAAAGTTTCGTCGCATATATTAAAGCGGGTGGTGGAGACCAACTTGATAATATCACAATTAAAGGTAGTGCGGATTCAGGAAGACCAACACTAAAAGTGCCAAGTGGTTATTCTAAATTAGACCATCCCGATACTGAACCTTATGGAGGAAAAACAGACCCAAAAGAGATGAATCAATATTTGGCTGACATGAGAGCCAAGCAATACGCAAGAGCATTAATAAGTGAAGTTAAAAAACAAACAGGACTTGTACTAAACATAAATGTACTAAAAGGTGATAACTTCTATGGTCAAGGTGACACTAAAAGAGGTCAAGAATTTAGAAAGATAACTTTATCGCCAAACGCACCTACATTCCAACCTGAAGTTGAAGGTGGTGAGGGAACTGCCGGTACTAAGACACCAGGAAAATTAGTTAAAGGTGGTGGTATACCTTATGACGTAGCGGTTTATTGGGACGGAAAAGGTAGATATGTTGAAGGATTTAGAGTTTTAGATTTTTATAATAATAAAAGATTATCCGTTAGTAAGGAGGTTGCAGAAAAATTAGACCTACCTACAAAATATTTAAAAGGTAAAATAAATTCTGAAATAAAAGGTCAAGATTTTTATGTGAATGGTAAATTAATTGGTCCAATAAGACCAATAGGTGAGAGTCCTGTAAAATTTACTACAATGAATTATAATGTTATAGGTAGACCGAGATATTTCGCTGGACCAATAACCACTATAGATGCTTATAGAACACATAAAATTGGTAATGAAGAGCTAACCGTAGCGTATTTATCTGAAAATTACTTCACTTTTACTTAATAGTCGTATTTTAAAATAGGGAACATCTGAACTGCCATTATGTAGTTTAATTTTTTATTATATGTCACATAATGTCCATAGTATGATGGAAAAGTAATTGTTCCATCTGAAACTTCGTTTAGTAAATTCATTCGATGATATTTAGAATTCATAAAATTATTATGAATTTCTTTTGCAATTTCTAAATCTGATTTACTACTGTCATAAAAAAATGCTGTTATATTCTCAGATGATACATCATATTTTAAATTACTACCTACTCTAATTCTATCAGTTGCATTTCTATACTTTAACTTAGGGTTTGTGTGTTTTACTTCTGAAATATTAGTGATTAAACTTAAATAGTCAGCTTGTATTTTTGAACTTTTATTAATTAATGGGTCCGTCACAAAAGTACTCAGACCTCTACTACTTCTTTCTTCATTTACTAAATTTAACAAATGTCTTTGTATTTCACCTAAGTTTTGTGAGTAACCTACGCTACAAATAAGAGTTAGTAATATTAATAGTATATTTTTCATATAACAAATATAAGGAATAAAAATTAATTATACAAACAATCAACTATTTATTATAAAAGTTTTAAATGAAATTTAGTACAATATTAAACGAAGGTAAAAAGGAAAATCTTATTTCTAAGTATGGTGATGAGCCAATATTCAAAGATAATGATTTTATTTCAACTATAGTTGATAGTGACCCATCTAGTACTAAGAAGTATTCTGAATGGACCATTAAACAAGTAATTGATTTCATGAAAGTTAATGATGGGGCATCACTTCCAGATGTCGTTATCCAAATTACCGATTTAATTAAGAATTTTCACGACTTATCACTAACGATTACTGATGAGGATATTGATTTTGCCAAAAAATTACACTCAAGTATTAATGACACATATATAAAGGGAGCGCCTAAAGATATACACAGATATAAATCATATTGGGAACTACAAACAGTCTTATCTGCACTTGAAAAAAAGAAAAAAGATAGAGAACAAGAAAAAGAAGCTTTAAAAGATGTGGATAAACTTTATGAGGACAGTAGATTTTTAGTGGTGAGACCTTATAGTCATGATGCTTCGTGTTATTACGGTTCAAATACTAAATGGTGTACCGCATCTAAAAATAATCGAGGATATTTTAATCGTTATGTAGATTCGGGAATATTAATTTATGTAATTGATAAAAAGTCCAATGATGAAACTTTAGGTAAAATGGCCATCAATATTAATGAAAATGGTAATATTTGGATTTACGACCAAAAAGATAATCAAAGGAGTGAAGACTTTTTACTTGATAGATTTGAACCTATTTCTGAGGTGATTAAAAAAATACTCAAAGGTGACACCGATTATGAGAAATTAATTAGAATAAAAGAAGGTAAAATAAGGGCTTCACAACAAAAACTTACTGCCCCGTATTTTGAAGATATGAATGAAAATGATATTTTTTTACGTTTTGATGATGTGAGAGAATATCTTTCATTAATGAATGAGGCTTTAGAAGATTATGAAATAGATGCTTATGCGAACGGTATTGAGTTACCTTATGGTATGGACAATTATTACTACGATTCATACAATTTTGATGAGGATTTGAAAGAAGGATACCCTCTTTATAAATTAAATTCAGACCAGTTAAAAATTCTTAAAGATATATTAACTATTATTTCCCCTGACAAACTAAAAGGATTATTTAAAACTACCCCTAATGTATCTAGAGAGAAATTAAATAAATTTAAATCTATGGATAAGGGGTCACAAGATTATTTTGATTTATACAACTTATCAATTGTTGACAATAATAATTTACTCCCTGATATTGGTAAGTTTTTATTAGGATTTGACGATAAATTTATAGAAGATTTTGGATATGCCTATGGGACTGCCGAAGATGAGTCAATGAAAAAAGGTGTTCAAGACGTATTAGAGGATGAATTGTGTAACTTCTATGAACCAATAGGGTTTGAATTAGTAGGTTCCGATTGTTTTTATAAGTATTCAGTATCAGTAGATAAGGTTATCAGTATGTATGAATCAAATATAGAATACTCAAAAAATTTATCTTTAAAAGAATTATTTGAATGGTTTGCCGAAGAAAACTTAGCATGGAGTCTTGATGAACCTCATAATATGGCCTATGAGAATGCAGACGAAGAAACGTTTAATTACTATTTTAATTCAGATATGGAAAGTGCTTTGGAATCGTTACTTGAAAAAATAGAAAGTGACGAAACATATGAAGATATTGAAGAATATAATAAAATAGTAAAATTAATTAGTAATAAGTACGGGTTTGATAAAAAAGTTGATATTCCAACTACAGACGGTACTCAAATTACAATACAAAAAGTAAATCCACTAAATAATAAAGTTGAGTTTATGTTAAATAAAAAAGGTGATTGGAGAGGTAAAAAGGGTATAGCTAAACTATCCACAATCGAAAAAATGTTTACAAACTACCAACTATTTGACCCGTTCGAAGATTAATAAAAATAATCGTTTGATTCAGTCATACCTGAAAGTAATTTCTCTCTCAGTATTTCATACAACTCCCCAATCTCACTTTCATCCATGTAAACTACATCACCTGTAAATTTAGATTCAATGGAGATACCTTCTTTAGTATCAGTAACAATTACATTTTCCAATTCGTAACTTTCCTCATCGTAATCAATATCATCTACATCAGATTCCCAACCATCTAAAGTGTCATCAGTAACATCGAATAATGTACCATAATTGTTCCAATTAGGTTTTACATAATCATATACGTACTTTTGATTACCTAACTCATCTACCAATTTAATAGAAAACTCAATAGCCTTAGATACGTCATCCACAACTACAAATTCATTAGCGGTATGCATGTTATAATATCCACATGAAAAATTAATACAACTAAAATCACCCTTACGTTTAATTTGAGAAACGTCAGTGTAAGGATGAGACTGAGGGTCGGCATTTACACCCATAATTTCATTAAATAGTGGAAGTGTTTTATTAATGAACTCACCACCTTTTTCATATAGTCTTGTCCCTGAACAAACTTCAGTAATTAAATTATTGCCAGGAGCATCGAATTGTACTGCATAACCCACATCGTTCAAGAAGTTGATGTCACATTTACTTGAACCATGACACCCTGTTTCTTCAGATACAAATAACCCTACTTTTACTTTAGAAAGGGTCCTGAGAAGTTCAAGTGCAATAAAGACACCACACTTATCATCACCACCAATACCAGTTGGAATACCATCAGGTGTATAACCTTTAAGGGATAGAAATTCTTCATCTCCATAGGTATGACCAAAAGTATTTGGTTTAACAAGTGATTCTTCTTGAACGATTATTTTATCGACCAGTTGATGTACTGTGTCGGTATGGGCAATAAACATTGGATAATACTCTCCTTCGTCTAATGTACCTTTAGTGGCGTAAACATTATCCATTTCATCCGTATAATACTCAACATCGGGCATTGCCTCCAATACGTCGCGTAGGTATTGTACCATATTATCTTCTTGATATGTTTTGGTTGGTACCGACAGTACTTCTTTTAGTCTATTGAGTTGTGTATTATCCATTTGTTTATTATTTAGAATACAAATATACTACTTTTTTTTAGAATAAAGAAAAAAAGGGAAAATTAATTTCCCTTTTTAATGATTAATTCTTCATCGTTTTTCATTTCTACAGTAAAAGGTTTGTTTACTACAATAGTACCTCTAAGAACTTCTTCAGAAATTAAATCTTCAATTTTTTCCTGTATTGCTCTTTTAATAGGTCTCGCCCCGTACTTTTCATCAAATCCAACTTTAGAAATAAATTCTTTAACTGAATCACTAAAATTAATATTATATTCCATTTCTTCTAAACGATTAGTTAATTTAAGTAATTCAATATCCACAATCTCAGAAACTTCTTTTTCTTTTAGAGGGTTAAATACAACAACCTCATCTACACGATTTAAGAATTCAGGGGTAAAATGATTCTTTAATTCTTTTTGAAGTAACGCCTTTTTCATCTCTTCATTATTTGACATTCTATTAGAAGTCTCAAAACCAACACCTGTACCAAAATCTTGAAGTTTCTTAACCCCTAAATTAGATGTCATAATAATCAAACAGTTCTTAAAATTAATTTTACGACCAAAACTATCGGTTAAGTGTCCATCATCCATCATTTGAAGTAATAATGAAAAAATATCTTTGTTAGCCTTCTCAATTTCATCGAACAAAACAACAGAATAAGGTTTGTTCTTAACCGCTTCAGTTAATTGACCTCCTTGGTCGTGACCAACATATCCTGGAGGAGAACCAATTAATCTTGACATAGTGTACTTCTCTTGATATTCTGACATATCTACTCTAATTAAAGCGTCTTCAGCCCCAAATATCTCTTTTGCCAATTGTTTAGCTAAATGGGTTTTACCGATACCTGTAGAACCTAAGAATATAAAAGAACCGATAGGTCGATTAGGGTCTTTAATCCCAACTCTATTTCTACGAATAGCTTTAGAGATTTTTTCTACTGCAACTTTTTGACCGATTACAGAGCTATTAAGATTACCTTCTAAATTAAGTAGGGATTCTTTATCGTCAGAATTAAGTCTTGTAACAGGTATTTTAGTCATAGTTGAAACAACCTCAAATACCATATCTTCAGTAATTGGTTTACGTTTTTGGTCTTTAGATAACTCAAACTTTTCTTTTTCATTATCTAATTTTTTTAAGATTTTCTTCTCTTTATCACGTAATTCTGCTGCCTTTTCGTACTGCTGAGATTTTACTACTTCAATTTTTTCTTCTTTAATTTTAACCGCATCTTCCTTTAACTTTTCAATTATTTCAGGAAGTTTGACGTTGATTTGAGCGCGGGCACCAACCTCATCCATAATATCGATAGCCTTATCAGGAAATTCACGGTCAGTAATATATCTATCAGCAAGTGTTACACATGCTTTAAGTGAATTTTCACTATAAGTTACTTTATGATGTGATTCATAACGAGACTTTAAATTTTCAAGAATGATTAAGGTTTCTGATGGAGTGGCACCATCAACAACAACTTTTTGGAACCTACGTTCAAGTGCACCATCTTTTTCTATGTTTTCACGGTATTCGTCAAGTGTTGTAGCTCCAATACATTGTAGTTCACCTCTTGCTAGTGCGGGTTTAAAAATATTAGAAGCGTCTAATGAACCTGAAGAATTACCTGCACCTATAATTGTGTGTATCTCATCAATAAAGACGATAATATCAGGATTCTCATAAAGTTCATCTAAAATAACTTTTAATCTTTCCTCAAATTGACCTCTATATTTTGTACCTGCAACGATTGATGTCATATCCAAAGAGACGATACGTTTATCACATAAATTTTGGGGACAATCACCTTCGAAGATTTTCATTGCCAATCCCTCTACAATTGCAGTTTTACCTGCACCTGGCTCACCTATAATAATTGGGTTATTCTTCTTTCTACGAGAAAGAATTTGAGCGATTCTATTAATTTCATTTTCACGACCAACAACAGGGTCAAGTTTACCTTGTTCCGCATGTCTAATAAGGTCACGAGAAAAATTGTCTAAAACAGGTGTTTTAGAGTTACTCATTTCTTTAGGAGCTCTTCCTCCATCTTTTTCATTAGGGTCTAATGGTTCTATCATATTCTTTTAATTAATTTATAGTTACAAAGATAACAAAAATTATGTAGTTATCAACTACTTGACATTTTGTCATACTAATTTTATTTTAAGTGTCATAATGTCATACTATAGGTTTTATAACCGTAATAAAGACAGTATTTAATTGATGGCACATTTTTCGTCAATGGTTAAGTACAAAGATAAACAATAAATTTTAAAAAAGTAATAATATGTTTGGAAAAAGAAAATTTAACAACTTGTTCGGTGAATTTGATTCTATGTTTAATGAATTCGATTCTTTATTTAATAATATGAAACCAACCTATTATAGAGTAGGTCCTAATGGTTACGTTTTATATTATGGTTCTGAAACCGATAAAAATACCACTGATGAAATAACAACACTTAAAGATGAGTTAGAGATTTGTGTTGAAAATCAAGACTTTGAAAAAGCTGTTGAACTTAGGGATAAAATTAAATCCTTAGAGGAGAACGGTGAAAAAATAAATAAACTTAGAAAGGATTTAAAAAAATCTATCGATGAACAGAATTTTGAAGAATCTATTAAATTAAGAGATAAACTAAATAAGTTGACAAAGTAATTTTAAACCCTCCCATACGGAGGGTTTTTTATTTATTAAACTTTTATATACTTATAAAAAAATGTATTATGGGAATTAAAAGTGAAAAAATAAAAGGTAAACTCATTATAAATGAGATTGAGTCATCTAACTTAAAAAAGACAGTATATGATACTGGTAATGAAAAGTTAGTAGTAACATTTAACAACGGTATGGAGTATGAATATGAAAAAGTTCCACACTCAATGTACACTAAATTTAGAATGGCGGAATCGCAAGGTAGTTTCTTTAATAAAGAGATAGGGAGGAAATACAAATACAAAAAAATCACAAAGTAAAAAACTTAACTATTTATTATTGATGGAAACATTTAATAACATTATTTCTAGCTTCGATGTTAAGGACGAATTAAATCCCGTTATATGGGATAACCCTGATGACCCTTCAAGTGCCGTAATGAAAGAGGATATAAGATTACAACTAATTGAGATTGCAAATAAATTCATAGATTTTTTAGGTTACGATATCTTTGTACAAGATATTACAATGACGGGTTCTTTGTCTAATTACAATTGGTCTAAATTTTCTGATATCGATTTACATGTAATGTATGACTTTAATGAATCAGGAGATGAAAAAGAGTTATACCAAGATTTATTTAAATTAAAAAAGACTTTATTTAATTCTACACACGATATTACTGTCAAAGGATATGAGGTGGAATTATATGTTCAAGACACTAATGAACCACACATATCTACAGGCGTATATTCAGTTTTATTTAATGAATGGTTAGTTGAACCATCAAAAGAAGAAGTTACTATTGACCAAAAAATAATCAAAGATAAAGTGGAACAATGGCAAGATATAATCGATATAGTCATTGAGGATATTGAAAGTGGTGATGAAGAATTAGAAATAGGTTTAGAGAAAATTAGTAAAGTAAAAGATAAATTAAAAAAATATCGAGGTTGTGGATTAGAAAGGGAAGGTGAATATTCTTATGAAAATTTAGTATTTAAATTTTTAAGAAGAAATGGATACATACAAAAACTTTTTGATTTTCAAAATAATTTAATTGATAACCGTCTTTCTTTAGCCGAACAAAAATAAACTATAATTATATCGTAAGATAAGAAAAAGTGGAAATTCTTAACTTATCGTATATTTATTATAAAAAACTATTATGGCGCAAACTGGATGTACATCGACACAATACGTAATTCCTGTGTCAGGAACTACAGGATTTACACCGTATCATGCTGTTTATACAGGTGATAACGGAAAGGATAAAGTACAATGTACTACTGTAAGACTTGGTGGTAATGGTTTATATAGTTAAAACTAAAAAAATATTAAAAATATAGAGATATGGCAGATTTAAAACCTCTAGGTAGTGAAAAATTAGAAGGTCAAGAAAAAATTAGTAGAATTCTTGAGATAGCTAATTATGGTTCCAAACCATCTACCGTGAATGAAAGTAAAAACTCCGCAGCCGAATATTCAATTCAATTGGCGGATGGAAATTATTATGGGATTGTAAAAGAAAAATTAGGATACATCGTTAAAAAAGGAATTAACGAATCAGAACTTGATTATATCGAACCAATGCAAAACCGTAAATATCATAAATCTTTTTCACAAGCAATGAAAAAAGTTAATTTAACCGCAGGTGAATTAAATAGATTACATGAAAATGAAGAAGGGTTAAACCTAATAGGTGAACAAAAAAAGTTTGTTTTAAAAACACCTAAACCTGAAGTTGAGGTTGATGTTGAAGAACCTGTAGTTGAACCTGAATTAGATATGGATGTTGATGCTGATTTAGACCTTGATTTAGACGCTGATGAACCTGAAATGGATGGTGATTTAGATTTAGACTTAGATATGGATGTAGATACACCTGAAGGTGAAGAAGAAGTTGATGTTGAAGTTGAAGATGAGGAAGGTTCATTTAAAATGATTCAAAAATTAACAGGTAAATTAGGTCAAAAACTAAGAACTTTTGACAAAAATCAAGGATTATCTTCTGAAGATATAAAGTATGTTTTAAATTCAATAATATCTGCCGTTGATTTAAACAAACTATCAGAAGAAGATAAAGAAGATATATTAGATAACTTTGAAGAAGAAGAAGTCGAATATGACGTTGAAGGTGAAGTTGATATTGATATTGATGCAGGTGAAGATGAATTAGACTTAGACTTAGATTTAGACATGGAAGAAGAACCAATGGGTGATGAAGAATTATCTGAAGAAGATAATATGTCAGCTATTGTTGATGAAATGTTTGGAGAGTCTAAAGTAGATAAAGTTTTAGAAAAGTATTTTGTAATTACAGAAGACGAGAAAAAAATAACTGAATCTAAAAAAGTTAAAAAGTTTTTATTTGAAAAAATAAAAAACGTTTCAGTAAAAAAAGAAATAAAAAGACTATCAGAAACTGTAGAACAAGAATTAACTTCTGAGTTTTTAGTTAAGGAAAATGATAATATTAAATTTTTAGGTAAAACTAATAAAGGAAATTTAGTATTTGAGGCTGATGGTAAACAACTTAAAGTATCTTCTAAAGGTGAGTTACTATGAAGTTAGTTTATGTAAATGAACTAGGTCCCAACTATAAAGGGGATAATATATACGAATTCATCTTTTCAGATGTAGACGAAGTATGGGGTGATGAATGGGATGCTCAACCAGCTAATGGTAACCCTTCACCACCCCAAATTCATTTTATAAAGAAAGTGGGAGTATTAAGAAATGTGGATATAGATTTACACTTAATTCAAAATTCTGACTTTTTTGGTGTGTATGATTCTATTGATGGAGTAATTGCGTTAGCATGGGAGGATGAAGACAGTGATTTTATACTTAACAAAAAATTTAAAAGATTAGTTTTCCACTACGGTGACAGTGTTAAATCTGTTGAAGATAAACTTTACGAAAGAGACATTGTATTAAGTTACGAAAAAAGTTTTAGTGAACATGAAGAATAAAGTAAGAATAATGGATTTATTAAAGGAGGGTTTTAAACTTAATACTCTTAAAAAACTAAACTCTAAACAGATTGGTCTATTACATAGTAGATTAATTAAAGAGCAAGATGCCGCTTCTGATAAGACAGAAAAAATTAAAAATGATTTACTACAGGCGAATCAATTGGCCGATGAATTAAAGTCAGAGTTAGGTGAAGAAGAATTAAATGAGTGGGGAAGTTCTGACCAATACTTTTTTAATCAATCAATACACAAACAATTAGGTGAACCTAAAGAAATGCCAAGTCCATTTAATCGTGAACTCGAAGACGCTGCCGAAAGTGCGGTTGACTTCTATTGGGATGAATGGGAAGAGTATCAAACAGATAGACAGGGATTAATTGACCACGCTAAACGTGGTTATCTAAGAAGTTACTTTAGGGACCAATTCAATATGTTAGTTAAGATGTTTGAACCTATATCTGATGATGAAGGTGAAATTGATGAAAATATAACATCATCTAACGCTTTAGGTGACTTAGCCATGCAAAAACTAACAGGTCAGGAAACACCTCACGATGAGGATGATATGGCACCTGATGGTATGGATGATGATTCAGACAATAACAGAAAGATGATGAAGAATGAGGTGAAAACTATGAAAATGAAAACACCTATTACAACTTTAGGTATGTTTGAAGAAGATAACGAATATGCTATTTGTATGGATAGTATTCAAGATAAGTACGGACCTAAAAAGACATGGAATAAAAATGCTGAAAAGAAATTTGATGCGTGTGTTTCACAAGTTGGTAAAAAAATAAAAGAACGTAAAGAATCTATTAGAAAAATTGAAGAAAGTATCGTATCTTTAATAAAAGATATAAATAAACCTTCTATGAGTAAAAAAGATTTAATGGATATTATCGAACAAACACCAGGAACGAAAGAGGCGCCGGTTAAAACACCGACACGTACTCGCCCGAAAAGAAAGACTCCGTATCAACCTAAACATAAACCAGCACCTAAAGCCAAGGTCGAGGATAAAGATTTACCTGAATTTCTTAAATTCGATAATCTAAATATTTCATTCAAAGATGAAGAAAAAAATTAAAGAACAAATAGAGTATGATGGACCTGAAAGAATGGACCAAGGAATTCAGTCTAAATTAGAGAAAGGAGAAACACCATTATCTGATAACCCTGCACTACCGAGAAAAGACGATGATGAATTTGATAATTCATTTGAACAATTAATTGCATCGAAAAGATTTAGAGATGTAGTTGAAAAAGTAAAAAGATATACTGGTGTACAAGAAGTGACTCAGAATCAATTAATGAATCTTCAAGGTATGATGATGCAGGCAGTACAACAAGTAAAACAAATTGAATCTAATAATGAGGGTTATTTAGAACAATTAGCAGTTGAGCTCGTTAAAAAAGAATTATCTTTACCTGATGACGCATTTCAATACGATGTAGAGTTAACATCTATGCCGGGTCAAATTGATATGTCAGGAATGAAAAAAGATTCAGAGGAACCTGAAGATGAAGACGTTATTGAACAGTTTGGTGTTAGTGAAGATGAAGCTGAGGATGACTTAGAAAACTTTATGGCTGCATTTGAAAAGTTTGATTTAGAAAAGGCTAAGAGGAGATTTATTAATTCACTTATTCAGGGAGCATCTAAAAAAGGACATTACATGTTCCATTTAGTTAAGGATGAATTAGAAAATATAAATCCTCAACTATTAAATCTTTATGGTGTTTTAATGTCAGTAAACGATTTACTTTATTGGATTTTACCTGACCAAATGGTTATGATGGCGGCAGAAAGTGGACAAGGTATGGAAGGTAAAGAAGAAGTTGATGAAACTACTGACCCACCAACAATAAAAGCCAAAGGATTATTTTTCCCTATATTGGTTCATGAATTACTAAAAGGAGTATACGAAGTATTAGGAACTCAAGGATTACCTGATGACCCTAAAGCTGCCGAAATGGTTATGGCTTCACAAGATACATTACCTTATGAAATATGGGATTTACGTTTAGGTCCTGTAATTTGGGAAAAGTTTATGGAATCTTATCCTGACAAACTTTACCAAGAAGATTTAAGAGAAATTCAAAACTATTTATTTTCAAGATTTTCTTCATTAACAACTGACGAGTTTTTTGATGTTGCAAAAATGATAATGTCAGGGTCAGATGAAGGTAAGAAAATTGTAGAGAAAATGGTTGATGAGATTATTGAAGAGTTAAAATCTCAAGATTATGAAGACGCGATGTCACAGTATGATGACGATGATGATGACGATGATGATGGTCTTGCGGGTCTTTTAGATGGTTTGGGTATTTCTTTATCATAAAAAAAACTTATTATGTATAGATGGGACTGTCAAGAGAACAAGCTTTATTGGAGTATGCTAAATGTGTAAAGGATACACCTTACGCTCTTAAAACCTATCTACAAACTTACGATAACACACAATCACAATACGTTCCTTTAGAATTATTTTCTGACCAAAAGACACTCATAAATGACTATGACAATTATGAGGAAAATATTGCATTGAAGTATAGACAGGCGGGAGTATCTACAGTAACGGCCGCTTGGTCATCTAAAAAATTAGTAACCGCTTCTAAGAAAAAACCTGAAAAGATACTGATTATTGCAAATAAGTTAGACACTTCTCAAGAATTTGCAAATAAAGTTAGAAGTTTTATAGACCAATGGCCATCATGGTTTGGAATATCTTATTCTAATGAAAAGAATTCACAAAGACATTTTAAATTATCTAACGGGTGTGAAGTAAAAGCAGTTGCAACCTCAAAAGATGCACTTCGTGGTTATACTCCAACAATACTTATTTTTGATGAGGCAGCGTTTATCGATGCCGATGATGACTTTTGGTCTGCATGTATGGCCTCACTTTCTACAGGTGGTAAGGTAATAGTTATTTCTACACCTAATGGATTTGACCCAATTTATTATACCATATATGACCAAGCGTTAAGAGGTATGAATGATTTCAAAATAACTGAAATGTATTGGTACCGTGACCCTCGTTATGCCAAAGATTTAAAACTTATAAAATGTAATGATATAATACATTATATGTTAAATCGTGAAGATTATGACGATAATAAAATTGTTGTCGATTATACTCACATTAACCCCCGTGAAAGAGATTATGATGAAATTAAGCAAAAAATCGCAGACGGATACAAAGTTTATTCTTCGTGGTTCGAAGGAATGGCTAAAAAACTTAAATTCGATAGGAGAAAAATCTCACAGGAATTGGAATGTAATTTCTTGGGTTCAGGTGATAACGTCATCCCAAGTACAACGATTGAAATAATTAAGCAAAACTTTATACAAGAACCTAAGAATAAATTTATTGGGGGTTCATTATGGCAATGGAAAGAACCCGTACAAGGACATAAGTACATAATGGGTATTGATGTATCTCGTGGTGATAGTGAAGATTATACTACATTTACTATAATTGATTTTGAAACAAGAGAACAGGTTTTAGAATATTTAGGTAAAGTACCACCAGATGTCATTGCAGAAATTGCATTTAAATGGGCCACTATGTATTCAGCCTTTGTTGTAATTGATATTACAGGAGGTATGGGTGTATCAACATCAAGAAAACTACAAGAATTGGGTTATAAAAATTTATATGTTGAAGGATTAAATACTGCAAACAAATGGAAATATAATCCTAAGGCACTTGAAAAAATACCGGGGTTAAACTTTAATAACAAAAGGGTTCAGATTGTTGCGTCATTTGAAGAGGCTTTGAGACATAATTTTGAGATACGTTCTTCAAGATTATTAAATGAACTTAATACGTTTGTTTATATAAACGGAAGACCTGACCACCAAAAAGGTCAACATGATGATTTAATTATGGCAATTGCTATGGCGATATATGTTGGTGAAAATTCATTTACACAGTTAGAAAAAGTGACTGAACAAACTAAAGCAATGATGGAAAGTTGGATGGTAAATGAAACTCCTGTAAAAAACACCTCTAACGATTTTAATCCAGGTATACCTGTTATGCCAGGAGGAATAAACCACCATAGAAGAAACGGACAGGCTAGTAAGCAAGACTATCAGGATAATTCATGGTTATTTGGAAGATTTTAATTATTTAGTTTAATTCAAAAACTCTTACTATTTATGTAAAAAGAAGTATGGCAGAAAATTATACTATATGGCAACGACTTACTAAAGTGTTCGGTCCTGACTCAACGTTAGACCAACAAGCGCCTACATTTAAGTTTGATAAGAAAGAACTTTTAAAGACTCCTGATAAAAAGGAGTATGAAAGAGAAAGGTTACAAGCACAACAAACTTTATATCTTGGTCAACAATGGCAAAAGATAGAAAATAATCTATATACACAAGCAGTATATTACGAACCTACAAGATTAGCGTCATTTTATGATTATGAGAGTATGGAATATACTCCTGAAATATCTGCAGCTTTAGATATATACGGTGAAGAATCAACAACAGCAAATGAAGATGGATACATATTACAAATTTATTCAGAAAGTAAACGTATTAAATCAGTACTTGGAGACTTATTTAACAATAGACTCGACATTAGTACTAACCTACCTATGTGGACGAGAAATACTTGTAAATATGGAGATAATTTTGTCTACCTAAAGTTAGACCCTGAAAAGGGTGTTGTAGGTTGTCAACAATTACCTAATATTGAAATTACTCGACAAGAAAGGGGTATGAAGATGAAGCCTGAGAGAAACAGTACTGATACTGAGAACGACGCATTAAAGTTCTTATGGCAAAATAAAGATATGGTTCTTAATACATGGGAGATGGCTCACTTTAGATTATTAGGTGATGACCGTAAATTACCTTATGGTACTTCTATGTTAGAAAAAGCGAGAAGAATTTGGAAACAACTAATTCTTTCTGAAGATGCTATGTTAGTATATCGTACATCAAGAGCACCTGAAAGAAGAGTATTTAAAGTGTTTGTAGGTAATATGGATGATAAGGATGTTGAACCATATGTACAAAGAGTCGCCAACAAATTTAAAAGAGACCAAGTAGTTGATTCCAATAACGGTAATGTTGATTTAAGAATGAATCAAATGGCAGTAGACCAAGATTATTTCATTCCTGTTAGAGATGCTAATGCACCTAACCCAATTGATACTTTACCAGGAGCTCAGAACTTATCTGAAATAGCAGATATTGAATATATTCAAAAGAAATTATTAACCGCACTTAGAGTCCCTAAAGCATTTTTAGGGTTTGAAGAGGTTGTTGGTGATGGTAAAAACTTAGCTTTACAAGATATTAGATTTGCACGTACTATTAATAGAATACAAAAATCTATGATTCAAGAACTTAATAAGATTGCTATCATACACTTATATTTATTAGGTTTTGAAGATGAGTTAAATAATTTTACTTTAGGATTAACAAATCCATCTACTCAGGCGGATTTACTTAAAGTTGAACAATGGCAACAAAAAATACAATTGTATCGTGACGCAGTGTCTGACCCAGGTAATGGGATACAACCTGTATCTTCTTCGTGGGCTAAGAAACATATACTCGGTTTTTCTGATGAAGAAATTAAATTAGATTTACAACAACAAAGAATTGAAAAGGCTGTTGGAGCAGAACTTGAAAAAACTTCAGAAACTATTTCTAAAACAGGAATATTTGCAAACATAGATAAATTATACGGTAATAAACCTGGAGAAGGTGGTGCACCTGAAGGGGAAGTTACTGAACCTTCCGATACAGGTTTTGGCGGAGGTGACTTCGGTGGCGGGGGAGACTTCGGTGGTGGAGGTGATTTAGGTGGTGACTTAGGTGGAGATTTAAGTGATACAGGAACTGATACGGGTGGAGACACTGGTGGTGAAGTAACACCTGAAAGTATTGAAAATAAAGATTTAAATATGATTTTAGAAAATGATATGATTAATGGTATATCTGAAATAGATTTATCAAAAGGTAGAGTTTCATTAGGTAAAATCGAAGATGAATTGAAAACATTACTAGATGACTAATATTTATAATAAAAAAAGATTATGAATAAATTTGGACAAATAAAATCAAATATAGAATCTTTAATGACTGAGTCATATGGTAAAGGTTCATTTAAGAACCACATGAAATCTTTCAAAAAGAATATAATAGAGAATGAAAAACTTGCCGAAGCGTATTTTTTGTACGATGAACTAAGTAAGAAAAAAGGTCTTTCAAAGGATATTGTTGATGATTATGTTAACGAAAGTATTGAAACAATTAAAAACATCATAGTATCTGAATCTAAAAATTTAAAAGAACTTAACATGTGGATTTCAGAAAATGTTACCAAAAATGTAACTAACGAATATTCTGATATTGATACTGTAGTATATAGTAAATCAGTTAAGAACTTAGAAAAAGTTTTAGAATGTAAAAATAATATAAAGAATTTAATTGGTCAAAATTTAGAAAATGTAACTGTTTCTGAATCTTTAAACATACCTTTAAGTTCAATGTTAAAAATTGCAACTAATACGTTTAACAAAGAATATGGTAATATTAGTGAAGAGGATAAGAAAGAATTGAAAAATCTTTTATCCTTAAACAAAAGTCAATTATCTGAAGAGATAACAAAATCAAAAGAAATTGTTTTAGAAAAATTATCCGAAAAAGTAAATGAATCTAATGATGAGGATTTAAAACAAAAAGTTACTCAAACAATTGAAAGGATTAATGAAACAAAAGACTCTTTAGTTTCTTTATATAAGTTAAGACAGTTAGAACAAGGTTTATAATATTAGATATAAAAAAAGGATTCAGTCTTCTGAATCCTTTATTTTTTGTATATAAATGGCTTTTTGTTTTTGTTTCCTTCGTTTGGATGATTTCTTTGTAAATTCTTTTTCACTTCTAAGCCTATCCAATTGCTTAGTCTTGTAAACTTTGTTTTTGTACCTTTTAAGGGCCCTTTCTATATTTTCTTTTTTTCCAACTTTGATTATTAACATATACTGTCTATTATAAATAAATATATTGTAATAGTCAATATTTTGACATCCACCCTTTTTATGGTTATATTTTTGGTGTAAATAAACATTAGAATTATGAAATTATATGAAAAAAGGAAAAACGTCCCAATTACAGGGATACGAACATGCAAAATGCAGTTATGGAACAGTTGATGCAAAAAAATTAAAATCAGTATATGTTCTAATACAGAGTTGGGTTGAACCTACAGTAAATGTAAGTAATTGGTCAAGAACAACAGGTATGTTAGAAAGAAATATAAAACATCACTTATTAGAGGTGGTGGACCCTATAATATTTGAAAAACATAATATTGTAGATTTAGATTTAAGGAGTAGTGGAATTCAATTAGGTAAAAGAAGTTTTATGAATTTAGAAATTACTTTATTCTTAAAAGAACACATGGACTTTAAATCTATAATATTAAGGGATAGAATAAAACAAATAGTAAACACAATATATGGTTATCCATTAATGAAATCACAACATTTCATTTTACATAAAACTAAAAAACAGTCAGTTTAAACTATTTATAGTAAAACTAGTAAATGAAAGTTATTATCACAGAAAATCAATTACTAAGATTATTTGAAGCAAATACAGTTTTAGATAATCTTAATAATTTGATTGACCCTAAAAAGTTGATATATAAATATGGTTACAAAGATTCAGTTGTGATACCAAGTGAAGTTTTTATGGAAGGTAGTATTGAAGATGAGGATATTACAATTCATGTAAGTATTGGTGAAGTAAGGTATAATGGAGAGGATGTTACTGAATTTGCAAACAATTATGTTTTTTGGTCAGGGGAAGGTGATGATAGTGAGTTGGCATATAAATATAAAATGTTTATTAGTGACGAAATAAATAAAATATTAAGGGTAACACCCATTAAAACAAATGAATGGGATGTTCATTTAGGAATATAACATATTTATTAAATAAAAAGATATGAAAATATTAGGACCAAATGATACGGGTAAAGGAATTTTAATCGAGTGGGACGCTGGATTTATAAACCCAAACGATAAACGTAACGCCGACATTATAAAAGAATCGTATGGTCAGTTAGACCATTCTAAACCTTTCGAGTTCTATGCCGTATTACAGAAATACGACACCCCAAATAGAAATGGAAGAATTTACCCTGAACAAAT